TCACTGAGGGTGCCCATACTAATATAGCCCTGCTTGTTGGTCTCTTTGACGGCCTTCGCGGCCATCTGATAAGGACCTTCCAATTCGCTAACGATCTCCGCCACCGTCTTGAGCTGCACACCAGCATCAGAAGCGCTTTGAGCGGTTCCAGTCAGCTGAGCGATCAAGTAGTCCAAATGGCTTAGATCCAACAGACCAAGCGCCTGTAGATATTCCAGGAGAACACGTACTTGCTCGTTACCAGAAGCTAAGCTCTCCAAGGACTCTTTGGTCAACTCGCCCTTCTCGGCAAGTTCGGTCAAGGCTTGAACAGCACCCTGATTGTAATCCCGGCTCAGGATGTTATCCAGCACCGTGCCAGCAATCTGAGCGTCATCGGACAGCAAGTCAAATGCGTCGATTGCTTTGTCGAGCCCAATAATACGGTCCCAGTCGGCCGGGTCAGTCGCATCCAATCCATCACGAATATTCTTAGCCTCATCGTAGAGCTGTTGAGCATTATTAAGGGCAGTTTCCTGTTGATTCGCCAGTCGATCCAGATTCTTTTGGTCAGCCTCCGTGCCTCGAGCGTACTCAGCTTCCCAAGCGGATGTAGCTGCTTTGTAGTCCTGAATCGCGTTTTGCAGGCCACCAAGCCCCTCAGTATTGCGAGTAACGCCCATGTAGCCGGACGGGCCGACATAGGTCTGCGTTTGCCAATCCGCACCAACAAACTCGTCGGCCTGTTCCCGAGCTTCCCCACGAAGGGTTTGTTTTTGTACTTCTGCCTTCTGTTCCAGCAGCTTGATTTGGTTCTCCAGCTCGGCATTTTCATGCTGAAGCCGCTGCAATTCATCGTTGTCAGCTAACGTCATATTGCCGTCTGCCCGCAGCTGTTGCAACTCCGCAATACGCTGAGCATTCTCATCAAATGTTGATTGCAGTGTTGCAGCTTGATCTTGTGTGTCTTGAAGATCTTGCTGCAATTGTTCGAATGAAGGATGCAGTTTATCTAAATATTCGAACAGAGCATGAACGCCAATAACCGCAGCCCCCATTAGAATTCCAGCCCAGCCCAATGTTGCGCTGCTCAGGCCCGTCATCGCAGTGGCAGCCACATTTGTGGCTGACGTTAGACGACCGAGCCACGCAACAAATTTGGAAATGCTGCCACCAATAATGCTATCCTTAACAATGTTAAAAGCAACACCAAATGCGGTGATGGCGGCGGTAACGGCCAAAATTTTCACGGGTAATCCATTCAGACTGTCGTTGAGCCAATTCAAAGCATCAACAAATCCACGGACAATATCGAGGACACCCTTCACCAAATCGCTGTCCAGAACATTTGTAGAAAGTTTTTCGAAGGATGCGGCCAGTTGTGCCGCCTTACCATTGATGGAATCCAGATACTTCTCATTTTCCTTCAGTGCGGAACCGGCGGAATTTTGCGCAGTCTCCAGTGCCTCTTCGGCGGTTTGGAAATTCTGTAGCAAAGACGTCACAACGTTCGCGTTTCTTTTACCGCCGATCTTCTCAATAATGGCGGCTTGATCAAGGTCGGTCAGGCTATCCCATATTTGGGACAGTTCCCTCATAACCTGATAGGTCGACTTAAAAGTGTTGGCATCGAGCTGGATATCCAGACGATTGTTAGTCAGAGCCAAGAGTTCCTTTCGCAACTCGGAGACACTGTTTGCCATACCATCGGTAGATTCGCCGGCCTCTTCTGCATCGGACTTAGCGGCCCGTAGATACATGGAGACCGTTTTGAGAGCTGTACCCACCTTATCGGGATCTTGCACCACACTATTTGCCGCGGTTACCAATGCAATGCTCTCATCCAGATCGTTGTTAGCGGTCGCAAGAGCAGAAGCACTGCGAAGCAAAGCCTCACCGATTCCCTGGGAAGAAATGGCAAAGTTGTTGCCAACCTCATTGAATTTGTCAACGATGGACATGGCATCTGCGGCTTCGACCTTGAAGGCTTTCATTGTCGAAATGATACTCTCAGAAGCTTCACTAATGCTGGTGATACCATCGCCAACATTCTTATAAACAGCGGCCGAGTCTGCCAACTCAGATGCCTCATCGAGAGAATAACCCAATCGAGCAAAATCAGCCGTCGCTGTCACAACATCGGCAATTGTCGTACCAAGCGCGTGTGCCCGTGTTGCAGCGCTATCAAGAAAACTGCTATACACAGCATCGGTCTCATCCGTGACCTTTTTCAGCTCCGTCATAGCAGTGTCGATGTTGACGACATTCGTATAGACCTGCCGCAGCTGCTGTCGGGCCATCATAGCAACCGTAGCCATGACACCATAACCAAACTTTTCCTTGAAGACACGGGTGATCGTCTGGGAGAAAGTTTCCGTTACATCGCCAGCCTTAGTGACAGTCGCCATGTAATCGTTGTAGTTTTTCAACAGCGTTTTCAAGCCTTCGGCGGAGCCTTGCCCTCCCGCTCCATTGAGTGCTTGCTGATAATAATCCGTTAAGCGATTGTAGACATCTCTCTTACCAACATTGTCAACCGACTGCAGATCTTCCGCAATGCGCTTGGCAAGTTTGGAATAAGCTAACGCTGTCGATTCAGCCTTCTTCTTCGCCGCCTCCGAGTTAGTGGCGCTCTCTGCAGAAGCCTTAGCGGATCGCTCCTCGCTCTGAGCAAGCTGATCATTGATCTTAGCTACCTTGAGCTTTGCGGCGGCAAGCTGCTGGCTCGCCTGTACCTGTTTCTCAACATTGCTCCACGAGTTATTAGACCCGTATGTAGAAGAACCCGCCTCTCCAGCAAACGACGCCTTTAAGGCCGCCTGTTGCGCTTCAAGAGCAGCAATTTGCTCCGTGAGTTCCTTCTGCAGATTCGAAGCAGTCGAAGATTTAGATGCTTGGTTATATTGCGCCCGTAGCTTTACCAGATTGCTCTCCAGCTGGATCGCCTGTTTGACCGCTTTGTTATAAGCTTCCTGCTGCTGGCGCTGCTGATTTTGCTGACTTGTTTTACCACTCTTGCTGCCGCTGCTCTGACTGGGTTGGACCATACCGCCCCAATCCACTTTAACAGTGGACAGCATTTGCTTCAGCTCAGTTTCGATCGCCTTGCGAGATTCCGCTACATTCAGTCCGACCTTAACTTTAACAGCACCAGAGTCGGAGATCTTTTTTGCGATTTGCTGTAATTTCTTGGAGATTTCGAGGTAGCTGGCACCAGTCGGCTCGGCATTACCCAGAACACCAACAAGTACTCGAATGTCAGCCTGTCCCATAAGTCACCACCTCGTTACGTATAGTAGGTCTCACTTAACGTGACCTTGATATTCTCTTTTCGAAGCTGCCGGTTTAGCTTGTCTACCGCGTCACGCCAGAACGGGTCACCCGCACGGGTATAGCCAGCCGGGATATAGTACCAACGGTATAAGAGATGGTGCGTTTTCCCATTCGCCGATTGCCAGCTCCCACTCGGCCGATAAGCACCACTGACCCAGTTCCTGGATGCCTTCTGTCCTGTTGACAAATACTGGACAATATTCTGCAAACCGTCCGGATAGCCCTCATCATAAAGGCTCTCACGATGCACCGCCTTTGGGTTCAGAGTAATATCCACATGAAAAAAACCATCCCGGTCCGGTTGGGATGGTACGGTGTATTGAAAATCGGCAAGACTGATCGACTCACGAATGGAGTCTGGCAATGCCTTCTGCAATGCCGCAACAATTTCCTCCACCTTGAGACGAGCATCATCGGCAGTTAATACGCCATGAGAAAGCCCGCTCGCAAAACCACCCTTGCCACTTTTGGCTTGCGCGATCAGCTCCGCCCGAGATTTCTGCTTCCAGGCGTCCGAACGGAAGTAGGCTTTCAAAGTGCTGTCGAGTGACATTGCGTCACCCCCGTTTCACTTACTCGTGTTTTGCTGCCGCCTCATCTTGACGGTCCAACTTTGCCTTTTCGGTCTGGTAATCTAACACGGCAGTCGCAATGGCCTGTTCGTCTTTCTTGGCAAGGCCCTTCATCGCCAAAAGCATATCTTGCATGGAGATCTTCTTACCGCCGTTTTCCTTAACGGTCGTTTCCATCATGCTCTGTACATTAGTCAGGAGTTGGTCCAGATCCTTCAGAACACTTGTCACCGTATCACAAACACGCTCCAATGCCACGGGCGTATTGTGTCTGGCCAGCAGCTCTTGGTGCTTCTGATCGATGAGTAGCATCAGGACATGATAATCGGAGGGCATCCAATGTAAGAAAGCCTCATACTCGGCACTATTCTGAAACGCGCAAAAAGCGGACACGTCATTCCCGAAGGACATATCGGTAAACGCTGAAAATACCAGCATATCCCGAGCTGCTTGCCCAAATACCGGATCGTATTCCCCGGTGGGCCAATACATCATCTCGACCTGGGAAACCAGGGACTGCTTCGTCGCAAAATCCAAATAGTGTCTGACCTTGAAATCGCCAATACCTGGAATGTTGATGCTCACATACTCCTCAATGCCTTTCAGCATTGTCTCCTCAGCAGCGGAAAGAGTGTTCTGGGTCGTGGTCTCAGATTTGACGGTTTTCTTTCTTGCCATAATCAATCTCCTTATAATCAACCCACTACATTCGTGGGCAAATGAATCAAGGGATGCTCCTCGACAGGCAGCACCCCTTCACGTTTTAGGTGACAAAGCCCAATACAGATCGCTTCTGCCACATCATTCTTTACAGTGATACCGTAGGATTGCCGCACCAGCTCCATCGCCAGCTGCTTTAACTCCCCACGCTTCGTATCTTTGCCTTGGTGAATCCCAACCTCTCGCCGCCATGTGGAGGCAGGGTAGAGATAGACGGGAATGTTCCGTGTCCAGGCCGCACGCATCATGCTGCCTTGCAGACGTGCCAACATGATGAGCGTTTTCACCGACTGCCGCAAAGCGACATCTTCAATGATCACCACATCGGGAGCAACGGACGCGATCAAGTGATCGATTTTAAGATACATCAATTGTGTTCGTACCCAAGCATCTTTTTCTTGATGCAGGTCAATGGCTCCAAATTTTGCTAGATTGCTGTCCTCAAAGACGGCGTAACCTGTAATGGAAAGGCTCTGATCAAATGCGAGAATCTTCTTCATATCATCTTGCCAAACTTTGTCCTTCCGGACACACAGTAAGAAAAGGGGAGCGGTGCTCCCCTTTTCGACAGTTATGGCTTACTCCTCTTCCATGATGAGATCCAGCAGGCTGTCGTTGTTCTTGGTGTCAGCCATCAGATCAAAAGTAATGGTCAGAGTCTGAGGATCGCCAGTATTGGAGAAACCAAACTGAGCGTTGGGCTGAGCCTGCGCCTTCCAAGCGATCATCTTGTAAGGAATATTCTCGCCATCCTCGGTAGTCATAGAAGTCTCGCCATAGATCCGAACAGTCTTCGGGAAGTTCTGGGCGCCAATAGAAATGGCGGTCACATTAGTGCTAGCCTCCAGGTAATAGACGACATACTGCTTACCCTCGGCAATGCCCTCGCCGGTGATCTTCTTATCGGCAACGGTGACAGTCTCCTCAGTACCGCAATCATCGCTAGCGAGATACACGTTGACAGAATCACCCACGGGAGTGCCGGTCACAGTAATGCCATCGGCGCCAGCGGTCAGAACCTCGCGCTTGATGAACTTGGCGCTGGTGCTCAGAGTACCGCCAGTGATCAGGCTATACAGCTGCATCGTCTGGATTTGAGTCTCAACGGTCAGAGTACCAGCCCGCTCACCATTAAAGGTCACCCGCTTCGGATGGCCGTGGCCACCATAAGCGTAAACAGCCTCGCCAGTCAGCTCAGTGCTGGTGGTATTGGCATAATCGGAATACAGGATAGGCTTTTCAGTCACGTAATCAAGGATCGTCAGATCGCATACGTCACGGTTTGCAAATCTCACACTCATATGAACTTGCTCCTTCATGATTTGTTAGAAGGGGTCATCGCCTTGTGCCACAAGGAGAAATCGAACTCATCCTTGCCCCAGGCGGCCCACCTCAAACCAATCACATCCAGCTCATTCTTGCCATTGAGCCGAGCGAATTGGTCATAAAACTGGTACAGGGTCAGTCCCCAAATATTCAAAAGATTGTAGGTCGACGAATATGCGGCAACCGCCGAAATCAAATTGGGCAGTGCCATATCCGCATTGGGCGGCATAGCCCTTCTTCGCTTCGCATTTCGCTCCCGAAGCATCTGCATCCGTTCGTAACGCTCCTTCGCCTTTGCGTTCCGAAACTTCAGCGGAGGTGCCTTTTCATTTTCCGGCACACAACAGAGCTGCAAAATACCACTGCGAATCCGCCACAAGAGTTCAAGACTGATACTCTTACTACCGTCTCCCGTGGTGTAGCCGATCTCCTCGTCATACGTGATGCCTTCTGAAATAAAAAAACCCAATGCGCTCAAATAGGCGCACCGGAGTTCGGGGATCATAGTGACCAGTTGCAGAAGATTTAAGGATTCCACGTCTTTCGTGTCACACGTCAGCAACTCACACACTTCATTCTTCTGCAAAAGAAGCAGTCCAACATAAGACTGGTACGTGGAAAGTGTTTCATCCCGGATCTTCGCAAGCGTAGGGGGGACCAAATGACAAACACCATCGATGAAGAATGGAGCACCAGAGATCAGCGTGAACTCATCAATAATTGCCATCTCGTTCCAGCCTTTCCTTACGGAAATCGGAAATGCGATATGTCAGCAAAACAGAGGTGAAGGTATCGGGGACCGAAGCTGGATCAACACTGTAGAGATCAAGCGTGCCAATACCCATCAGCCGCTGACCATTAAGCCGTGCGTCAACCTGCTTTGCGATATTATCGCGCCGATTCCCGACCACACCCTTGAAGAGCTTCGGGTCAAGATGATTGTACGGCTTGGCGCACACGACTTGCACATACAACTCCCACTGATTCATCGACCCAGAAGACATGCGAAGCATCCGTGAATCTACCATAATGTAGGCTTCGCTCGTCACAACAGAACGGTCAATATAATCGTAGTCAAAGATGTACTTCTCAACAGCCTCATACGCTTCGTCGCTATCCATGCTGATATTGGGCTGATTGCACAAAAGAGCAATCACCGGCTGTGACATAGCGATCTGAGAAATCACCGTGTGCTTATACATGATCATTTCATCAATAAACTGGCGATCAGTTAACTCAGCCAATGCCACGCACCTCCACTTCGATCACTGCCGAGGAATATACCCCATCCGTATCCACTACCTTCAGTGAGAACTGTTCTCCAATAAGCGAGGCATCGTTTGCCACAATCACCGTTACGGGATTGGCGGTTGGATCGTCCACCGTAATACCAGAGGGAGCGGAAAGCGTCCAAAGAGACTGTACGTTCGCCACTGGTTCACGTGTTGCCGCATCCAAGAAGGTAGCGGTGTACAAACGTGACGTGCCGATCCGCAAAGAGGTGCGCCCCTCAATATGAGCATCTCCTGGCTTGGGCCGCTCCGATTGCGTCGGCTGCCCGGCACTGCTCCGATAGTCACAGATCTCCAACTCTAAGTTATCTGTATCAGAATGGTACAGATCCCGCACAGCCTTTAAGATCAGCAGGTGATCACCTGGATTGAACGACTCAGACACTGGGTCAGGGCCCGTTACACGAAACGCATTCAGGATTCTGTTCCCAAACTCGTCGTAGCCGATATGTGATGGGAGCCGCTGGTCAACATAGATCTGCGCCGTTGCCGCGTCATAGGACATATAGATCGCAACCTGCTCTTCACCCTTCTGGAGCTGCGAGTCGCTGTTAAAAGCGGAAGAATACCCGCTGACGTCGATGTATACCCATCTTTCATAAACCGTGGTCCCAAAGCATTGGAAACGCATCAGTTTATTGCACTGGCGCATGACGCCAGTGACGTGGGTAGTATCGTCCGCTCTGGCCTCCATCACGATCCACTTTTGCCCAAAAGCGTCTACGATGTCTCCGGCAAATAATACATCGCCAGGTCGACAAATAACATTGTAACTATGCTGCTCACCGCTGCGGGTGAACATCATACCTTGCTGTACGCCGTTGCGCTTTGCGTCAGGATGATAATCGGGGCTATTGACCATTGCTTCCAGCAGGTCATCCCGAGATTCCTGGACCCCGATGGCATGCTCATCATCGCCATGCGCCAAAACGTAAGCGGCGTACATATTGCTATGAGCAGAGAAGGAATCACTCATGATCGCCACCGTCCTTCTCAATGCGGTTCAACACACGCAGCATTTTGAAAACTTCACGCTTGCATGTTTTGTGATCAAAGGGCTCAGTACTGAGAAAAGACAATACATTTAAGACAGCGCCGTATTCCACACTGTCATTCAGCTCCGGGAAAATCCGCATAGCACCTGCCGCGTCACACACCAAGCTTTGGATATACTCGGCGACTTGCACCGGTTCACCACGATCGACTGCTTCCTTCAATGGAAGGATCTTGAAGACGTGGCCCGTCAGGCTGCGGATATAGGTCTCTAGTGTCATTGATATCACCCACCCATATTCTCCAGGGTCAGGTCCCCGTGGTTATACGTATAGTGAGTGATCAAATGCTTGTACTCCGTTCTAACCTCGCTGCGCAAAGAACTCAGCTCACGCATCAAATTGGCAGGGGAGAAGTAGGTATAATCTTTGGTGGACAGCTTATTGCGCAGCAACTCACGATTCATGATTTGTGCGCTAAGCCAATAGTAAGAAATGCCTGTCGCCAAGATCTCGATCACTTCGTTATCCAAGACCTCGTCAAATTCCCCTGTCACGTCATCCCGTTTGGACAAATCATAGGTCTGACACTTGAGCTCAAAATCAGCGATTGCGCTGTTCATATACTGCTTCAAGATATACTGCTGTTCTGCCTCCGTCAGTTGGGCCAGCTTGGTATCCGTCAGGCGAAACAGCGCACGCCCAAAAATCACACTGTATGGGGTTCCCATATAAAACCCCCTTTGCTCAGTTGTTCAGGTCCAGCAGCTCGCACCCGAGCGCGTCTTCTAAAACTTTGATTTTGCGGATGCTGTCCAGCGTGCCGTCCCGAATCGCGTCATTGGAAGCAACGACAAGATTCATCTTAGCGCCCTCAGACATCATGGAAATCCGCCGCTGCAGCTCTGCCGCTGGCATGGTGAAGAGCGTGGAGAAGTTGTCCGGATCAAGGACATCCTTGTAATACTGACTGACAGTCAGATAGCGATACACGTCCTCTGCGGTACAAGTGTCATATCCATCATCCAGGACTTCCTTCACATAGATCCAGTTGTTCTCAAAGAAGGCTCGCTGCGTGCCACGCATTGCGCGAAGGTCGCCAAGCGACATGGGCTGCACATCTCCGAATTCGCCCCACTTGGTAGTGTCGCCATTCCGGGGATTCACATAGATGAGCTCACCATACACATTGCTCTGCACATTGACCATCACCATATCGGTCAGCTTCGGCTTTACGGGGACGGCGGCCTTGGTCTCTTCGGTGGATGCGGTAACAGGTGCCTCCGTCTCAGAAGCGACAACCTTAGCGGCATTCGCTGGATTCTTTTTGCTTGCCATAGTAATCTCCTTTTAATTCAAAACGGCCCGGCGGGATTCCCGCCGGGCCGTACTCTTGTGGACAGCCTAATGAATTAGGTCATGCTGTAGATGCCCATGACCTCGTTGCACATCGCGGCGCAGCCATAAGCCTGACCATAGAGATAGGTCTGGGTCAGATCGGCTTGCTCGGTAGAGGTGTGCTCAATCAGCAGACCCTGACCCTCATTGACGAACTTAATGGGCTTGTCGCCAGCGGCGATCACATACACCTTGTTGTCGGGCAGAACGAAGGTATCAGTACCGGCCTTATGGACCTGCCGCACAGACACCATCGGAGTGCCGTTGAAGCGGCCGTAATAACCGAGATTGTAGAGGTCGCTCTTAGCCTCGTCGGAAACAACAGCGGTGGTCAGCTTCCGCAGAGCCTTCTTGGTGCCATACAGAGTAGCGGGCATACCAGTCTCAGCCTCAACGTGAGCGATCAGATCCAGCATGGTATCCTCGTCGTAAGTACCACTCTTCACATAGGTGCCAGACAGACCAGCGGTGCTGGCGGTCATGCCATTAAACACATTGAAGATATCCTGGCGAATTGCCTGGGTGAAGGACTGACCAACGCGCTCAATCAGATCATTGAAATCCACACGGCCGGCCATCAGACGGCGCAGCTCCTCATAGATCTTGATTGCCCGCAGCTGAGTGGGAATAGAGACCTTCTCGCCAGCGTCCAGACGCTGACGACGAACGGCCTGAGAGCCCTGAGCAATGTTGGAGACCAGGAACAGGCTACGATCCTGAGTCCAGAACTCATTCATATCGCCCTCAGCCAGGTTGCGCTCGTCGACAAGATTCATGAAGAACTCATCGCCATGCAGACCACTGGCGGTAATATAGGGAAGAATCTCCTCAATCAGAGCATAGAGCTCAGTGCCACGATGGAAGGTGCGGATATCCAGCTTGGTGCTGCCGCCGTTCAGCTCAATCAGACCATCGCGGAAACCCTCGGCCATGTCGCCGTGGGAAAAGTCGCCAGACACGGCACCCTTAATGGTATCAATGCCCAGCTTCAGGACGTCATTCTTAGTTGCCATTGCACTTTACCTTCTTTCTGTTTTGATTAGTCCACACGGATGACCCAGTACTTACCCTCGTTGGCGATCACGGTGCCAACCTGGGTAGAACCAGAGGTCAGGGACTCAACGACCTTCAGCTTATAAGCAGCCTGAAGCTCGACCACGCTGCCAACGGCGGGAGTGCCATCCAGGCCATCGGCAGTCAGAGAGAACTCATCGCCAGAAACCAGGCGATAACCACGAACAATAGCGCCGCTCTGATTGTAGAAATCGGACAGGGCCTTCAGGCGCTCGTCATACATGACCTCGGGAGCGGCCAGCAGGGCGACAGACTTCAGAGCGGAAGCGGCGGTAGGCTTGGACATCGTGTAGGCCTCACGCTCGCCAGTGGCGATAGCGCCAACAACAACGATAGAACCGTTGTCGAGATCCTCAGTGATCTTAACGTTGACAAGATCGGCGGCGTTCTCAGTGCCGTGCATCTTATCGGAACGGAAAACAGTGTGTGCCATTTTGTGTGTTCCTCCTCAAATAATTATCTGTTGTGACGGTCGCGGGCACGGCTGACAAGTCCGCCGTAACCGTCATCCTCCGGCTTCTCGTCAGGATCAATGCCGATCTTGACGGAATTCCCGGTAGGCTTCTGGGAAAATTTGACCTGCTTACCACGCAGAGCGAACAACTTCATTTCGCAAAGCTCCAGGTCTGCCTGAGACTGCAGTGCCTCAGTGCGCAGCGTCTCAAATTCCTCGCAAGAGCTAACATCCTCAAAACGAGCAAAGAGTTCCTGCACATGCTCAGCGTACTGAGCGGCTTCGGTTTCCTGCTTGAACCGCACCAGGGATTCCAGCTGGGCCTTATCGGCGTCCAGCTTTTGGATCTCCTCCAGCGTCAGCCACTTCTGGAAAATAGCGACGGGTTCACCCGTGAACTGCGCGGAACGATCCTCACCAATGCTGTAAGCACGCCGTCTCATTCCGCTCTCATAATTTTCGGGAGTCCAATGTTCGAAGCTATAAAAGACATGCTCGTCATCAAAGTCACACAGATAGCAATACACGGCATCAACCACTTGATGCTCTGCGTTTTCCTGTGTCACATTGAGGCTTTCGCACAACTGGCTAAGCATCTCCCTGCGCTCACGGTAAGTAGAAGAAAAACCTGCCGCACCAGCCACGGGCTCTTCCGCAGGGGCGGGCTCTTCAGCAGGAGTAGCCGCACTGTGCTGGGCAACATACTGTTCGCAGCGCTCACGAAGCTGTTCCTCGGTCATGTCATCAGTGATGCTAAAATCCACAGTGTCGGGTTGCAGCTCAAACTGAGCAAAAATGTCCTGAATAGTCTGCTGATCCATAGCGCTCCCTCCTTTCTCTGTTGATGCAAAACAAAGAGCGAGCTGCTCACGCAGTTCGCTCATAAGTTGACTAAAATTACCGTCAGAAAGACTGAACTGAGATGGCTTGATCTGGGCATTGATAAAACACGGCTCTACATTCTTCTCGGGATCATCGCTTTTCCCGAGAATACAGAGGGCGGAAAAATTGATGCCCAACAGCTCGGTGAACTGGCTGTCCTGCTCATAAGGGCGGAACTGTTCAAATGTCAGCTCAGCGCTTTCATTAAACCAGACGGTTTCATCGTTGGCGGCTTCCAGCAGCTCAGGCCAGCGGCCGGTCCACAAGTATGCCTCAACGGTAAGATAGTGGACTGTTTGACCCCACTCTTCCACATCTTCATACTTGGCGGTATTGTCAATTACGACCCCAAAAGGAACCGTCAAAGGCTTGACCACCAAGTCATCCGTCACAGTATAGTCGTGCCCGCCAAAATGACGCCCGGTCACATTACCCTGATCGTCGTAGTCCTCAATCAGATGCCCCACCACAGGCAGATAAGAAAGGGAGGGGATAGCCTTGTCCAGCTCTTCCTTCGACACGTAGGACATGTTGCGGTTTTTGCCGTAAGCAAATGCCCAAATCTTGACCCGATCAAACTCGGGATTCACCTTTTCCAGGAGGTCGACCCTTGCAAAAGGCGCGACAATAGTAGTGTTTTGCATGATTCACCTCCATCAAAAAGCTAAAAAATTAGAAACTCGGCCATCTGCGGCAGAATAATTCTGCTTCAGAAAGCGATCGAGCTCCTCGGTAAAGGGAGTGGTATATGCAGAGTGCGTCCCACACATCGTGCGCATCACGGAAAACCCTCTTGCCAGAAGCTCTTCCGCAAGCTCACGATCTTCAAATAAGTATTGTCTCATGTCCACCTCACCGGTTTGCGTTGGTATCATTCTCGCGTGTCGCAACACCCGCGTCGTCCAGGTTTACATCCGACGCTGCTGGCCTACCGCCCTTGTCCAACGAACCACCCCCGCTGTAGCCACTTTGCAGCGGCAGCCAATCCTGGCATTGATAGATGTCGTTTTCGAGATACTCCATACCAATGAGCGTAGACTGCGGTAAATCGATGGTAGCGGCATAGGCAACCTTTGAACCAGGAACGCCGAGTGTTGCGGCATTCTGGTAAAGCTGCGCCTGATCCTCATAATTGAAGATCGTTGTAGGCAGAAAATGAATCCTGAACTTGATGGACTTCGAGACAGACTTCAAGATCCGATTGATAAGGCGCTCCACCTGATTCATCAAGGCAAAAGCGATCTCTTCATCGGTTCTGATAGAGAGCTTTAGCGCTCCGGCGGTATTGCTGATGTTGCTGCCATGCAGCAGAGCGGAAGTACCGGTATTGAACCAATACTGCTCTTCGGCACGGCTGACAGTGTCCACGTCATGTGTGTTACCCGTCTTGTCAAACTCGTAAGACTCGGCCTTCATCGGAGCCATAAACGCACCAACATACGGAGGCAGGACGTTACAAAGCTGACGATAATACTGCTCAGCGAGATCCCAGTCTACAGTCGGTGTGCCATCGGCATTCAATTCGATCTGCATACCGATCAGCTTGTAATTGGCGATTTGCGTCGCCGTCTCTTGCAAAGCCTTATAGGTCTCAATGTCATACAGCATCGGAAGCGTAGAAGACCAGGGCGGGATACTATAGATGGGCATTGTCTCATCTGCCTTCAGACAAAAGCTAATGCTCTCCGGGACCTCCTGCCACTTGTTACCGCCATTTTTGTAGGCGTTGTACATCGTCGTAAACTCAGGAGGATAAAGATTCAGCTTCTTCTCCTGGATCTTAGACATGTCAACGGAGTAATTCCAAACACCGTCCGAGATAGATGTCAGAGAACACCAATCCGGATTGATCCGCTGTACGTAGAAAGAAACATTATTGCGCCAGATCGCCCCGTAAAGCACACCATCCCGATAGGTGATCATGCTAGCCTTCTGAAGTTCGTGCCGCAAGTTCATGACATCCAGATAGTTCTGGACTTTGAAATATTGCTTTCGGAAATTTTCCTCTTTGACAGCATTGCGGTCAAATTCACTTGGGGCCAAAATATAGGCCCACTTCGGCAGCATGGCGTAATACGTGATAAGGCGTCTATAGTGGCTGCTAGCATCCCACATATAGATACTGGCATTCCGCAGGTTCTTCTCGTTACTGGTTGGACTCTGCAAATAGTCAAGAAGATCTGTTTTGCTGTACCGAGTATAGGTGACACTTTCTTTTGTGCTGGAGTCCGCGACATTCCAGATCGGGAGGTTAAGCGACTTCGCAAAGGCGAGTGCCGCCTCAAAATTGCGCCGAGCCCGATCATCCGGTGCTGCCGGCTGTTGCGCCTCTTGCACTACAGTGCTTACAGCTTGGCGCTTCTTTGAGCGCTTTCCCACTCAAACACCTCCCTTCATCAATCTAAGATAGAGGGCGCCTTAAACTGTAGCAGCTGCTGCATCGTTCCGATACCGGATCGAGGCCGCTTGGCTAGCTGACGCTCCAACTCTTTGACAACATAATTGAGATATGACAATGCGGAATAACGGTCTTTGCGAGCTCCGGATTTCTCCTGGACTCGCACGACATTATCTTTGGAAGTGTATTCCAAATTGATGAGCTCGTTTTCCAGCAAAGTCGTGTGGATATATGGCATTTTCAGATCCATTCGTTCTGAAACAGTAAGCTTGCTCCAGTTCGGCAGCAAGGACAATACGTCCTCGCAGTCATACTCGGACAGTAAAAGGCGAATGCTGCCCTGTCGGAATGCCTCACGAAGACTCAGAGCGCACTCCGAGTTAAATTGAGCACTGCCAAGAATGGCCCAAATCGCCTTTGGGGCGGACTTGTCAGCGCATCGAGCCGCAATATCGGGGTTATTGCAACAGTTCAGAGCGCCATAGACTTCGCCTGTCTGCGGATCAACGATTTCCTTCATCAGCAGATCAACAATAGGCAAACCAAGACCACGGGCGTCGATCGCCAGGTAGTCGCAATCAAACTCAGAGAACCGTCGCCGAATCACGACAGCCAGATCGTCTGCCCGCATGCCCTCGATATTCTCGGTATACGGAATTGTTGTTACATACCGGCCATTACTGGGCTGCATAAAGCCAAGAAACAGGGAGGCGGCGTCGTTATCCTTCTTCACAGAAGACGCCATCAAAGCCAAGTCAACGCCCAAGATCCGCTTCTCACCCGAGATCTTCTTAGGCGGGCGAATCCGTTTGTCAGAGATCGAAGGAGCGATACTGGGAGGATAGTAAGCGAACTGCATGGTGCGGTTCTTAGCGATATCCTCATGGCTATAAAGACCGCCATCTGTATCGGACCACCATAGGCATTCCATTTCCATCCGGAAACCGACTTCAGAAAAGTCCGATTCGCTCATTTCATCCTCGACCTGCTCTCGGCTCAAGAGGTTCTCTTTGATAGAGAGCTGATAGGGGAGAGCGCAGATACCATACTTGCGACCCTCAATCATGTTCTTCACGTAAGCAAGTGCCTTCTCAAAAGACCAGTGACTCTCAAACCAGCAACTGCTAGCGTAAAGTTCCTTGTTGCGCTCAGCGAGATGAGCGTACTGCGGCTTGTCAAGATATTTGGGATGCCGAGGAGCCGTTAGGAATTTACGAAGAACATGGTTGATGATCTCCAGCGGCACCATCCGGAACTCGTCCACGAACAAAATATTCGCACGATTATGGCGAGCGTTATCGTTCGCCGTCACCACAAAGATTCGGGAGCCATTGTAGAAGCTCACATGGGCATCCTGCGAGTTAATGATGATCTCTGAGATCTCGGACCTCAGATTTGGGGAATTGGGCATCAAAATATTTTGGATCTTATCAATGACCTCTTGCCCCTGCTTACGGGTTTTGGACGCAATACAAATTGCGGAACCCGGATAGAGAATCGACCTGATACAACAAAAGACCGCAACGATAAATGACTTCCCTTGACCTCTCGCGGCAAGGTACATAAAGTTGGTCTCAAAGTTCATCAGGTAGATAATGATTTGCTGGAACAATTTTAGGGTGAGTCCCAAATATTCCGAAGCAAACCGGTGGGGGTTCGCCCGATAGAAAGAAGCCCGCCGCGCGACAGTCTCCATGACTTTGCGCTGACGGGCCTCATCTAATTCTTTAACTGACTGCTTGCGCTGCGGGATATCGGCCATCAGATCTCACCACCCTGCTCACGAGAGTGATCTTCTTCCTGCTGGGAGATACCTCGCATTTGCTTGAGCATAGCAGAGACGCCCTCGTTGCCATCGTCAGCCTCCTCGAACCGAGGAGGTTCCACGGTGTATTTGGCAATCTCTTCCTCGTACTGTCTTGCGTTGTCAGTCTCAATCTTAAACATCTTTTGCAGATGCCCAAGGAACCAGGTTTCAACATAGCGTTTGATCCCGTCAACATCTTGCCACTCTGGCGCTGGTTCGGGAATGGGATCATGATCTTCCCACCGCTGGATCAGTGTGCCAAAGGTATTCTGCTCAACGAGAGCATCATCCTTTTTCTGCTTCGGCTGGATCTTGGCGGAGTTCATCAGATTTTGCAGGGTATTCATAGCATCGGTCGCACGCTTAGCGTCACCAGCGTATTGAGCGTTCTGCAAATTGATCTGAGCGATCGCGATATTCTTGAAGATCTCTTCCTGAGCTTTGGTTGAACAATCGTACCGCTCGCACCAATCGTTATACTGCTCCCTCAGATAGCGATACTGGTCCGGTGTATATCCGGGACCGAAGAACCAAACGTCAGCGCCATCAATATCACCAGGCTCATAGTCCTCATCAGAACTCGCCTGCATCTCCTGAACAGCTTGCTGGCTAATATCCCGGACACGATTCACACGAGCAATATCCAATGCCGTGCTACCGTATTTCTTGAGCTGCTTCAAATTCCGGTGCCCCACGAACGTAGGAACGATCCACTGCGGGGGGCGGTCTTTTGTGTCGTATTTGTGAGCGATCTTATACGCAATGTCATATAACTCATCCGTAAAGGGGAGATCCATCAGACCGCTCAGAAAGCGTAATCCGGCCTTCTCATCATTGTTCATTGCTGGGAGGATAGCGGTTTCCCAATAGTGACCGAGGCAGGTTTTACAAACGGGATAGTATCCGTTGTTATGCAGAAACAGAGTCGAATTGGTGCCGAGGAAGTTATTTCCCTGGTCTTTGTACTCCGTTCCGCAGCACAGGCACTTATAGCGAATGATATTTCCGTCCGCATCGCGAGCCACCGTAGCGCCTTTAGGACGACCGCGGCCTGCTCCGGTCGGTTTCTTGATTTCATAAGTAGGCAGCTCCGCACTGCGAGCGGCTTTCTCCGCAGCCTCTGCCTTACTTGGCCGCCCAGCTCGCTTTGGCTCTTGACCAGGCGGTGCGTTTGGTACACTTTTTCGAGCTGCCACTCCTTTGAATCCTTTCTCTTAAAACGCCTCAAACTGATCCTTGGCGTTCTGGATCTTAGTCTGGTCCGTTTTAATGTAGTATTTTTGCGTAACATCAGTCCCTTGGTGATGGAGGAGGGACGAGATATCTTCCAGTGCCATTCCGGCGTTCTTCAGCAAGGTTGCTCCGGAATGACGAAAGTCGTGTGGATGCAGCGTGGGAACACCGATCATAGCGCCAATGTTCTTGCACCAAGTTCCGAGGGTCCCAGTCGCTAAAGCGGTCGGAGCCGCTCCGGAATCATTGGTACTGGCGAAAACAAAGCCGCCATCCACAATGCCTTGCGCTTGACGAAAGTCCAACAGTTCTTTGAGGTAGGTCGCTACCTCAGCGGAAAAATAGAGGTCAACCACATAACCTTCTTTTTCAACAACGCCGGACACCGTGCGATTCTCCCAGTCGATTTGTTTCCACTGGGTATTGCTGACAGCATTGACACGAGCCATAGTTGAAAGAGAGAAGAAGGCATAGGCTCGTAGCATCAGGGCAGAGTGCTTGGCATACAGGGTTTTAGCGTCAGCAACCTCTTGATTCAGCAGACGCCGCATGAGCTCAACCTGCTCGGGAGTCAGGTATGTCTGAACAACGACATCGACATCCTTCTTAGGACGGTCAATGAACTCCATCGGATTTTCGGAGATGATCTTCTTTTTCCGCAGAAACTTATAGAAAGCGGCAATAGAAGACATGCGGCGCTTCATGCGGCGGGAGTTATTCCCCTGCGTCTTACACCAATACAGGAATTCGGTGATATCATCCTCGTCGAGTTCAGTCACACAGCGATTTTCCTGATGGTCATAGATGAACAACCACCAATGCTGAAGATCATTGAGGTATCCGTCCTTGGTGCCTTGACTCAGCTCACGAAGCTCCATGTCGATCAAGTACTTCTTCCACAACTTCATGGTTTCCGGATTGACCTTAGCAAGCTTCTCACTGTCATACACCCGAATGGGGGCGCTCTTCACGGCCATGTGGAACACCCCCTTTCGAGCGGATACATATTAAAAATCGTCGACCTCTTCACCTTCTGGCACACGCTCAGCGTGGACATTGCCCCATCCGAGCTTCCAGCCGGGCACAGACTCACCACGACGCAGTTGGCGCAGAATCGGGATTTGTTCCTCGTAGTCCTCGGAGGTCATGTCAGTTTTGATCATGTAATACAGATAGCGCCCAGGCGTAAACTTCACAGACTTCCTAGGCTCGAATGTGATTTTCTCACCCGTATTGGGATTGCGACCAGTAGTACGCTTACTCTGGCGCTTCTCGAACTTGCCGAAGCCCCAGATCTGGACCACGTCCTCGTCGAGCAGGCACTTACCCAAAATCTCGAAGATAGCCGTTACCCAGCCATCGGCGGCCTTGATCGTAACACCGAGCTCATCGGCGACACGCCGCACAAACTCATTCTTTTTCATCCTTTGATACTCCTTTTGATTCAAAATATGCGAAATTATTGCAGTTTAATATTATATTCGATGGTTTTGCCAACGTTTTCTTGCAAAACAAGCATGGTTGCACCAGCGCTTGATGTCGCCTGAATGCTCATGGCAAAATCGTCAATACCCATAATACTGGGTACGCCAACGACATCTCTGCACAGACCTACGGTTTCACTCATGCTGTGGTGCTTATGGCCTGTGATCAGCAGGTCAATCGGCGTCTTATAGGTGTGGGAAAAGTCCTTCATGGCCTGCGTGACGGATTTGACTTCGCCATGAATGCCAAGCACAGTGAACCCGGCAATGTGGTCGAAGATATAACCGGTTGGATTTTCAACCAACTGGAACATAGGGCTGCTATCCAGGCGAGCCCGCAGAATAGCGAGCATAACCTTGTCCATGTTCTCGTTTGCGAAAGAGCCTTTGGGTTGTCCCAGTAGCCGCAGTTGAGAATGATTCGCTCCCTGTGCCATTTGGAATGTGACGCACAGTCCGTGCTTGGTCAATTCATTGAGCCAATTGGCGAGGAAGGAAGCGTAGTGAACAGTAGCGTCAACTACGCCGTATCGAAGCTTCATCAGTTGGCTTACTCGCAGAATGCCGTCAACGCCATCGCCCATATCATAGACATGGAGGGAATTCACACCCTCTTTAACGCAGATGCTTACTGTCTGTGCCAGAAGGTCCCACATACGAGACTCAAAAATTTCAGGCGAGTACTGATTCAGAACTTCACCATGCAGCCCGTGAATCACAAACTCTGGTCCATAATGAGCGTCGCCAAAGCAGAGAATACATTGCTTGTCACCAACAGGGGTTCGCTGCGTCATCTCAGGAACCTCTAAAGGAGGCAGTTTCTGGATAGCGTCAATGATCTGCTCCGCAAGCATTTCATCTCTGGCCACGGTTCGCTGCCACCGATTCCACTCGACCTTTTCGGTCTGAATCTTCTTGCGGTCACGTTCCAGCTGCCACATCTGCTCCCGAAGGGTCGTACTCGGGTTGTCCGCTGCCGCACTCATCATTTTCTCAAAAGAGTGGTACATCTTGCGATAACGTGATTCGGTGTATTCCAGGCCGAGTTCACGGTTGCAGATCTCAGCGATGTCCTCCCAGGTGCCGATCTGTTCCTTCTGCCTACCAAGCCGGTAGATAAACTCGTACTCGCTCTCATCGGGAGCTCGGCAATAACTGTTCTCAGCCATACTTAACCCTCATGAGGCCGAGACCCATTATTGCGATGGCGGTTTCTGCGCCGACGCTTTTTTTTGCCCTTTCCGGGTCCTTCGGCGGCACTGTTCCACACAACGCCCCTGGAGCGGATCTCCGGCAGGAGCCTCTTCACTTCATAGCTCTCCTCAATATAGTAGCTTTTGTGAGAAGACTGGCGGTTCGTAATCGCGATATGTGCCGCTGGCGCTCTCACACGCAGTTCGTCAGCTTCGGCGCGGGTGATCTTGATCATTGTTTTTATTCATCCTTTTGAAATCATAGTAAAGAGAAGCAAAGTAAAATTGGGGCGGCAGCCTGAGTCACCCCGGACTGCCGCCAAATAACAAGCACCTTCATGTGTAAATTGTGCTTCTCTTCCCTAAATGGGAAAAATGAACTGAAGACCGAACCCGCAAACCGTTGATATTCCTAGGTTTTTCAAAATGGTAAAAGTAAACAAAAACCCGCAACCCCAGTGATCTCAACGGGTTGCGGGTTTTCCTCATTTTTTGCTTTTTATTTTCCTTTGTTTGTTGTAGTCCTTTTGACAAGAGGAACAACGCACAGTGCGGCGTCCTCGCTTCGGCGATACTGGCAGGGGAGTACCGCAAGTGAGGCATCGGGTCATGTTGCCGATGTCCATGTACCGACTCATCATACAAGCGGGACAGACCGCCGACGTTACCACGTCAGAGGTCATAAAGCCGTCCCCGCACAAGACACAATATGCCATCCGGAGAGACGGTGGAGCGGTAGTAGGACGCACAGGAGCGCTAAGGCCAGATCGTTTATTCTCGGCAATGGAGTTTACCAGATTGTCATATACGACGTCTCCGAAGCAGCACCAAAAGGCGGTTTTCTTCTGTACCTTATGTTCGAAGAACAAGCCACGGACTAAGACATCGACGATATACTGACGGCTTCCATAAGTCAGCATTGTTTGGCGAAGCTCCTGGAACTTGGCATCGTAACGGCTATCGTCCCCATAAAAACCGTTGGGAGCCATGCTACCGATGCGTGAGGCGAGTCGCCGGAAGTTTTGAACGATAGCCTCTTCTTTCTCACCATACGGCAGGTCTTTGTTGTACATCAACATCCGGTAGTCAAACGTACCCCATCCATTCGCCTTGAAGCGGAAGGGGTAAATCTGCACTTTGTAGTATAAGCGATCTACCACGCCGTGGCCAATCGGCTCGACCTGGGTCTCCTTCTTGCCTTTAGCGTAGATGAAGAAGTGGGGGACCTTCGCCTTGCCGAGCTGCTGCAGTCGTTCGTCCCACTCAGCGGGACGGGTTGGTTTGTAAAGGGTTTTGGCATACCTTTGAACCCTCGGTTTCCCGATATTTCGTTAGGGGAGTAGACTATATCTTCACCCTGCGTCAATTCGCAGGCCTTTCGGGACATCTCGTGGATGGCACTTCGATTTAAGGGATTTTCACCCAGCTGGGATTTCACCCAGCCCCTACTCCTATTGCGCATTCCAGCGCCTATGGGATAGTCGTTGGACCTTCCTCATTACTGAGGCTTGGCACAGGATTTCCATATAACTCATATTCCTTCTTTAAGTACTATGCCGCCCGATAAGCTTTGTAATAACCTTTTCGGAGCGGTGGTATGTGTTGGCAAGCTGGCTAATGCTTGCACCATGATAATAATCGGAAAGCAACCGTTGGACTTCATCTTTGTGTAGGCGGGATGCCTTGGGGCGATTCCGACAAAACTCGTCCCATCCATCAACTAGGACATTATCCCATGTGTTGTTAGACAGAATGTTCGCAACGGTATTTCTAGGAATCGCCAATTCTTTAGCAATTGCGGAGACAGATTGCCCATTGAGCAACCTTGCTTTGATTTCCCGCGCAATCGACTCTGAAATCACGTTGGTCTTGCTATGTCGAGTATAAGACTGACCACGCCGAGTCTCAGACATCTTCCGCTTGGTTTCTTCGGAATGTTTGCGTCCCGACATATGGACTCGGTTCTTTTCGCCGACAATTGCTTTGGCGTGTTCGCTCATAGGTGTGCCTCTGCGGCCTCCACCTCCTTTTAGGATATTGTAGGCATCTGGGTGTGCCGCAATTTGTTGAATCTCATGCGCATCCAGTTCAGCGATCGACGAGACAGTTTCTAAGACTTCGAAGACAAACGCATCTTCGCCATACTTATTGTATGACGCCTGGAGATACGGATTGTCATGGCATCCGTTGCGGAGTTTCCAACGATGATGCCAATAGCGTCTTTGAAAGCGCTCACCGGTTTGCCCAATATATTGATGGCCATTCAGTATATTAGTAATTGAGTAGATTCCGATATTATCTTTGTAAGTCTCTTGATTGATAAATTCCATAGTACTGTGAGTTACTTAGGCTTTCCCTGTTAGCACAACTGTAAACGGCCATTTCCTGCCGCTCCAATGTATGTCAGTTGTACACCCTGTTAGGTTCACCATCTGTTCACCAACGTGTTGCCACGCTGGGCGACCAATTGATCGATTACGAAATTGTTCTCCATGCAGAGGATCTTTACGGCTTCCTCGTCAGGGCATGGAGAATTCCAGATCTTTGTGATTTGGTTACTGACGATGCCGATGTTACCATTGACCCACGCTGTTACCATACCGGTCTGCAAAGCGCTAGGCGTGATTGGAACAGCGGATGCCTTTGCCATGGGGTAATACAAAGGCACAGTGTCTTTGCATTCTCGCTCAGCTACAGGCACGATCGTCCGATCTGCCACAACCAGGGCCTTGTCTCCGTCGTTGTCGAACTGGAGAACTTTGGAAACTAAGCTGTGCGAGCTAGTGTAGATACCGTTGGTGTTGAACCACTTCGTGATCTCCGTGTTGTGCGGAGCCACATTGGAAGCAACAAAATGTTCTTTGGACAAATGAGGCGAGCGCAAAACATCGAGCTGTTCAGTTTTAGCGTATTGCCGGGTATAGACCTCATCACCAGCCAACAGCCCATCTGGTGTTTCGATCCCCTCGAACCAGTACTGGCAAGCGGCATATAGATCAGGAATCAGGAAGAGATACTTCCCGTCAATCATGAGCTTACCGGCTCTGGCATCGTTCTCGATGCTCCGCTTCATCTCCCGCAGGACATTGCGACAATGGTCATCCCTCAACAGTTCAGGGTAGATCTGCAGCGATTTCTGCAGATAGTTCATGTGGTAATTTGAAGGGGTAACGCCGAGGACTTTCAGCATAGTCTTGCGGTCGGTAGCGATGCTGCTCAACACACTGTTCGTTTTCTGGCAGATCGCTCCGAGCTCCTTGTCGGTCATACCTACGAGCGTTTGGAGCATCTGGTAGTTGATCGTTGCCTTGCCGATCACGGCGGGTTCAATGTTGCACTTACCGGCCATGCAGCCATACTTTTTGAAGTTCTGCTGGTACTCTTCAAAACTGGAGTAGTACTTCCACATCTTAAACTGGCTCTTTGTGAAGATCACTTGGATGCGCTCCTTTAAGATGTGGTGTTCTTTCCCATAGATATCTTTGATAACGGCGGGATCACGGCCAGGATTGCGAGCGGCAGCCTCCCGAATGAACCGATCGAACGGAAAAGGGGAGAGGAGTCCTTTAATCCAAGGGGCTCGTACCATGAAATTCTTCGACGACAAAGATGGGAGGATCATACCGCAGCCGTCTGTATGAGTGATCGGCACATCCATCCGCTGCCGATGGATCGAATAATCCTTCTCGTCGATATAATCCACAAGGCCATTGACCAAGGTTTCAAAGTCATCAATCACAATACAGCGATTGATGTTAAAGCGCTTCCATTCCTCTGTGGCGCTGTTGCACAAGGCCAGATAGGCCAGGTACTTGTTGATGTTGACTCCGCCCTGGGCATTGATCGCCTCAACTGACAGGCCGCAGGTCAAGGCGTTCATACAAGATTGTAGGTCTCGCTCCCGGATAGCCACAAATTTCTTTGTGCGGATCTGTCCGGCGGACGCTGAGAAAAATACGTAATGGTCACCGCCCATATCAAAGCCGTGTTTGATAATGCTCTCGGCGACTCCAAAGTAGTACACCCGAACGATGATCATGGCGGGATTGAGCTCTCCCGCTGTCATATGTAGCATTCGGACCAGTGTACTCTCAAAGACTTGAACGATGTTATTGACGGCTAACGCTTCAGGACGTACTTGGCGGACCAGATCGACATTATGATCGATCTCCGCCTTTAGCTCGCCCTTGACATCAGCGATCTCTTGATTGAGTCTGGACTTCTCCTCCTTTGTGATGGTGCCCTCTTGTTCTTTCTGGTAAAGCTCTGAGCGCAATGCTTGGAGCTTTTTGTCTAGCTCAGTTTCTTTGTTGGTGTAGAAGCAGGCGGTATCGAAAGCGTATACCGGATACTGCTTTGCAAACTGATCGTGCATGGGTCACATCTCCTGACTTGTTGGTCAGGGATGGTCCCGCAAGTAACTCTATCAGGATCGGGTGTGGTTACCCGAAATCATTCCTCGGTTATAGCGTCAGCATACGTTTGATGTCTCATCTCTAAATCGGACTGATACGCAGCGAGGTCGGCGCTGCTGTCCATTGGGTCATAATGCTGGCATTCGGCACAAGCGTTGTCGCCGCAATTGCCATGCCAGTAGCAGTTCGTGTAATCCATGGTGGGTCCTTTGCTCCGCTGTCGCGGAGTGAAGTGAGATCAGAGGAGGCTACTGGGCCTGCGACTCTGTGCGATGAGTTGGAATTGATTGGTAGTCGTTGGGCAAAAAGTAAACAAAAATGAGTTCGGAGGGTGATGATACCCCTTATCCCCCCGAAACCCAGCAAACCGTTGAGATTACTGGGGTTGAGGCCTATTCTTCTGAACATAAAGCACAGCTTATTCTATTAAATATGTAATATCTAAGATACATCAAAGATGAGAGTAAGATGGACAGAGATCGATCTTAGAAGCTAACGCTCAGCTCTCATCTAACAATGACAGAGAAGAGGTTTCATTGAAGGCTTGTAGAAAACAAAGATATGAAATTTTCAAAGTACACAGTAGAGAGCTAAGTTATATCTAGGGATGATCTTCTATCTGAGGATGATCCGAGAAGGATCTCTAAAGGCAGAGATCGATCTCAGATGTAGGAGCTCTGAGGAGCTCTGAGAAAGAAGTTTCTATAAGAGCGATAGCTAAAACGATCTTTGGAATATAGGGCTTTTAGAAGAGCAGAGAGTGAGAGACAAGAGATTAAACTTCTGAGAAGAGAATTGAGAGATCCATCTTTATTTCTAAGTCTCAGAAGAACCGAAAGCCCCTTACCGTGCGTGAGCCAGTTTGATAAACTCTCTTTTTTTGCTACTGGCTACAGAGTCGTTCCGCAGACCAAGGTTGAGTTCGTGGTATGTTTCCTGGATCTCATCATCGGTGATACCGGCGTATCTCAGTGTAACAGCGGCGGAGCTATGGCCAAACATTTTCTGAAGGAACTCAATGGCTCTGCTTCTGTCGGGGGCGTTGATGATGACGTGGTAAGCAAAGGTCTTGCGCAGAGAGTGGGTGCTGATGTTGGCTTCTACATGACATTCATGATTGATCACCTCCTTAAGCATACGGTCCAGAGACCGAAGAGTGAGTCGTGCGCTGTTGCCCTCCTTGTAAGATTTGTTATTTGACTCGCTGGTAAAGAGGTAGTCGTTCAAAGAGACGGTTTGCCCTCTACGAGCGATATCATCAAAGTAAAGATCTGCGGCAGCCATGACGGCTTGGTTCATAAACACGGAACGGAGCTTCCCGGTCTTCTCCTCTGTTTTGGTGACCTTGTCCTTATAGGCTGAGCCATCAGCTTCCAGGATGTCACCAACCCTGAGTTCCAGGAGATCACCAGCACGGAAGCCGAAGTTGATGCCCATGACAAACAGCAGGTTGTCCCGATATCTGTGATGGGAGACAAGCCACTGTGTTACCCGCATGATGTCTTCGGTGTTTTTGAGGGGTTCAGCGGCAGTGCTTCTCTTTGCTCTTGGATTGTGGTCGTATAGTCCGGATTGAACGGGGAATGAATTGTGCTTGATTGCTGTGCTGGATTGCGGGAGGTAAGACTGCGCCGCATCGGTGGTCTGGGGAAGCTTGAAGTCTAAGATCATGAGAGTGAGATCCTCCTTACATAAGCCTTATTTCATGTTCTTAGTATACTACAAATATCCAGAAAAAGCAAACAAACGGAGCGGATTCGCTGTATTTTAGCGAACATTTTTGATGAAAACAGTGTGATTTCTTTGCATTTATAGCGTTTTTGCGAATGTTTTATAAATCTATTTGTAAACAGTTTGAGAACAAAGGTAGTCAAGCGTCTACCATTAAAACGCACAGAGTGGCGTCTAGTTTATTATGAATGGTGCCAATATGAATGTTTTGGGCCTGTGGTGCTGCGGCGTCTAGGTTGAGTTCCTCCGGAGGCATCTTGGGAGCTTGCGGTGAAAGATGGAAAGATCTGAGCGAGTGCTAGGACCGTAAGCTGGATGGGCGATAGGGAGAGAAGGAGCGGGCGTGGAATGGCAAGAAAGCGCATTATTAAGCGGGTTTGCGGAGGCTGGAGAGGCGTGAGGAAAGAGGCGAAAGGTTGGGGTGTGATCGGGAATGTCTGGGGTTGTGGTTGAAGGTAATGGGGTTGTGGTTGAAGCTAAAATGGCGTGTGGTTGTGGAGGGATGACAACACCTGTCTGGCGCCGGATCGCATGGCCCAGGGTGTAAACCACCCCCGGACCAACGTCTACTTTTGGGGGAACTGGACGTTGACGGCGGAGACAGCCCAGGCCCAGGCGGACAGGCCGTCCCAGGGTCCCCCCGTGGGCATATCCGCATTGTCCGGAAAATTTTTCTTGACAAATGGCCATGAATTGTGCTACCTTTGGGGTGGCCCTCCCCATACCCACCGCCACGGAGGCCCCACAACACCCACCAACACCGGGGTAAACCCCCACGGACAGGCCGCAAAGGCCGGAAAGGACAGAACATGAACGCAACTCAGATGCAGAACCTCCGCAAATATTCCGCCGATACCGTAGCCATGGCAGAGACCCAGCGCATTCACCAGGCCGCCCAGGCTGAGACCATTCGGGACCACGCCGCCCACCTCTCCGACGTAGCCGCCCAGCGTGCCCAGCGCAAGGCCCAGGTTGACCACCTCGCCGCCGCCCAGGCCCTCCCGCTGGACTCTGACTGCTGGGCGGAGACCATGGACACTGTGGCCCGCATCGCCGCATACTCTGCCGCAAAGACCCTCGCCGCCCAGGCCGCAACGGACGGACGGCAGGCCGGACAACTGTATAAGGCCCTCGCCGCCCTGGACACGTGGACCGACATTTCCAACAGCTACCACGTAAAGGCCATGTCCGGGAAAGACGCTCCTGCCCACGTCAAGACGGCATGGCAGAAAGCCGCCCTGGACAACCTCCCGGACGCTATGGACGCATACCAGGCCGCTTTCCTGGTCCTCTGGGAAAACCTGGGAGAAGGCCGTCGGCCCCTGGACACTGTGACGGAGACCCGGACAGACCGACAGGGCCGGACCTACTCCGACGAGGTCAGCGTCTTCCGCCTGTCTATCCGTGCCGCCTGTCGTGCTATCGTCAACCGGGCCGGGAGGTCTAATTCCCGTGTTACCTATCTTGAAGACCTTGCCAACGGAGACCCCCGCCGTCTCCCGTCCTATGTGGCTTTCTGGGACCTCTCCGCCGATAGCGTCACTTCCCGGACGGACTGGGAGAATTGGGAAATCATGGAAAGCATGGTCACGGCGTTGAATCTGTACGGCGTCCAGTTGGAAACGTTGACCATGCGTCTCCGTGGTATGGGCATCAAAGAAATTGCACGGAAACGCCATTGTGAACCGAAAGCCGTCCGGAAAACTCTCGCAATCCTTCAGCGGAAAGCAATCGCCGTTTTCGGGCCGTCTTTGGTCTTTGGGGAAAACGGCTCCGTGTCCTGGGCTGTCTCCCAGTAAATCCCATTTCTAAAAGCCTTTGGGCCTCCCTACGGGGAGGCCCTTTTTCTGTCTGGGTCCCCCCATGGACATATGGTTCAGAGACCCGGAACCGTCCAGGCCCCTTCAAGGGCCGGGACGGAGGGTCCCCCCATGGACATATGGTTCAGAGACCCGGAACCGTCCAGGCCCACGAACAATCCCAAGGGAAACAAAAGCAATTCACAATTCGGAGGTCATTATGGCAACATTCATTTATTGCCTCGGGGCGGCAACGTTCGCCCTCGCCATTCCTGCGATTATGTTCGGGCTGATTGACCTGGTGGAAACTCCCAGGCGTCCCCGAAAAGGGCGGTAACGCCCTATGCCACCATTACGCAAGCCTTCCCGTTGGCGGTGGCGTGAGTAGCTGGGCAAGTAGGTCCGGCGAAACGAATTGCGTAGCAGTTTCGGGAATACCCCTGACGACAACTCGGCTCTTCCCATTACAGGAACTGCAATCACAAACGGAGTGATTAGGCGTCCGTTGGTATCTTGCGACCAATGCAAGCGGCGGTTAGGGAGCTAGTGAATACCCTGACAGGACACGATTTGGTCCTAAAGGCGGCTTGCCTGGCATATCAACAATATCCATTCTGAAATCAAAATCGGATTAGCGGCAAACCGTGCAGGGATAGTCTCTTAGGAGGCGGCCCTATACAACATAGGATTGTTGGGTTCTCAGGAACTTGGCAATTGAAAGCGAATCCGGTTTGCGGTTTGTGAATGGGCATTGCGTCTTAACATTGTTTCTAACGCCTGGACATTGCCTAGGCGTTTTTGAATCTCCAGGGCATTTCCGGCTCTACCCAGGATTGGAGGAGCCACGCCCATAGGTTGATAGAGCGCCCCAGTTTTTCCGGATAACTACCGGACGGCTGGGGCGCTTTCTTGAGCCCATGTGCTCACGGATTGTGAAATCCGATTTTGAAATTGTGCTGGAGGTACAATTATGGAACAGATTAAGATCGCGTTCACCGAGGAATGCCTGGAGACCCTGCATCAGAGCCTGGAGACCCTGGCTGTCGCTTACAATACCGAACTTGCGAATGAGGTTCCGAGCCAGATTGTGCTCAACAGAATCGTCGAGGACATGAAAGAAGTCGAATCCGATTACCTGACCGTTAAGACCCGTCTGGTTTTCGCTGAGTGCGCCAAGGCTGACCGCCCCATGTATGCGGCGATTCTCAAGCATTCCTTTGAGACTTTGCGTCACAAAATCGCAAAGGAAGGTGACGAAATCAAAATCGTCCGCTGCGTTATCAATCCCATTACCCGTCCCATCGACCTGCTGGCTTTCGATACCTACCTGAAGGGGACTGCCAGCCATGACAACACCTGGCCCCACATGGTCACGAAATTGACCATGCTCCTCACGGCGAATGTCGCCAAGAATCTCGGCATCGACCCCAAGACCGTCAACGACTCTTTCGCCATGGGCGAAATCGCCCGCAAAATGGAGATGGGTGGTACTCCCACGTCCAATACCCAGCTTTTGAAGCAGGTCCAGAAGATTCTCGACGCCCTGATTTACCAGGAGAATCCGGAAACCCATGCGAATCTCTATCAGGCATCTTCCCACGATGTCGCCTACCTGAAGGAAATCTTCTCCAAGAAGGGGAAGGCCGAATTGCAGGTAGCCTGCGCCAAGCCCTCTTTCATGCGGCAGATTATTGCCGACATCGCCTACCGCATCATCGGAAACAAGCTCTACTCCGTGGAGTTCGCCAAGAAGAAGGATTCCGAAAAGAATCCGGAAACCGTCCAGCCCGCCAAGAATGGCAAGGGCAAGAAGAATGGCAAGGGCAAGACTGCCCCTGCCGAGACTGCCGAGGAGGGCACCCCCGCCGTGAAGGAATAAGCGGCAAATTCGATTTCCCATTCCGTGTTCATTATGGCATTGCCGTCCGTGCGATCGAGGGACGCTATCGGCTGGGGTTTCCTCCTAGGCTCCGGCATCGCCCCTGCCGGATGGCATTTCCTGCCTGATGATGGCTAGCCGGTTACTAGCCGAAACGCCCCAACAATGTGGGGCGTCGCAGGAAACCAGACCAAATCCGATTTCCTTGCTGGATTACGCTTTGTATTCCCGAAGGGAGGATGGATTCACAAACGTATGAGACAATTCCTGATGTTCGAGGCAGTTATGATTACCTTACAATTCCTGTTGTTCCTCCCGTTCTACGGCATCTACCGGGAGGATTGCCGACAAATCGGCAAAAAGAACCTTGCCGTTCCTCTGCATGAACGATTCCTGGTATAGTGTACCCTTTGCCCCTCGTGGGCCGGTCCAATTATCTGTGCTCTGATATTTCGATTCTAAATGCCATTGCTCATTTCTCCTGCCTGACGATGGTCAGTTGGTGACTGACCGAAACAGTTCCGCTGCCTTCCCGGAACTGTCGCAGGAAACCAAATTTTGACTCCCGGATTCCTGCTGTTGTTGAGAGTGTACTTGCCAAACGGTGTCCGCCCCGCTATAATGAGGTCAGCATGATTGCCGACCTTGCCTGAAGGAGTGGATGTATGGCGAAACATTTTCAATTTCAGTCGAAAGACGAACAGGATTTTGACGACGAGGCCCTGTTGGAGTTCTTCCGCCGAGCAATGCGGGAGGATTTCAAAAACCAGAAAAAAACAAGATTTGTGCGAGATGAGGCAAGAGCGGCCGAGGTGATGAATTATCTTCGCTACCTCGAAGGCATCTGTGTCCAGAATAAGCTAGATCCCGAAAAATGTATTCGGGTTGAACGCCATGAATTTACCCCGTCTAGCGTCAATGTTACCTTTACCGCAAAACAGTTTGGCATCCTGGACATGGCCACCTTGCAGGACAGCCTTGCGAATGTTGATGGTCTCTCCTTCAGCGTTACGAATCGCAAACCAGTGTTAGACGTAACCTTCCGAGGCGTTTTCCGGAGGGAGGCGGTCGAGGAATGACCATGGAGTTTTTTGAACACGACGCTAAACTGACAGCGGCACAGCTCAGAGCGTTTCTGCAAGGGGACCAGGCCACGTCCGTTTCTGAACTTCGGGTTGCCCATTTCGTGGAATGCATCAACTACATTGCGAAGTACCTCTTCGATTACGATCCGGATGCCCGTATTTACCTGCAATGTAAGGATGGTATCCTGACGGTCGGGCTCAGTACCGAGTGCGAATTTGAGCCGGGTAACGCTCAGGAGTTCCTGACCTTGTTTGGGGATGCTGTCAGAATCCACGCAACGACTGAAAAAGAAACCGAGTACCATTACCTGCATTTAGAGTTTGATTTCAAAATTTGATTTGCGTTAAGAGCTCCCGCCCAAAAGGCGGGAGCTTTTTCCATGCCTTAAAGGAGGAATCACTACGTCAAAAGACCGTATCGAGCGGAAAATGCGCCTCCTGAGAGACTTCGGTATCCTGGATTTGGACGGTGATATCAGGAGCTTCTTACAGTCCGCAAGGTCTGATATTGAATTGGACCGGTTCGTAGACAGTATCTTAAAGGCTTGGTTACAGGCCCCACATCCGGAGGTGACATACGAATGAGAAGAGACCCGACCAACTTCGAATGGTTTTGCAAAGGCATTGTCTTCGCTATCCCTGCCGCTTTAGCGATTTGGTTTCGGGAACCGCTCTTCCTCAGTGCTTATGCCGCCGTGGCGTTTGCGGTAATTTATGTCAGCATTGGGAGGCGAGATGATGATTGACCGGGAGGCGCTCATTGCGTATCTGACACAGGATAAGGACAATAACGTCGAGATTTTTGCGGCCGGACCGCTTATTAAGCTCGCTAGTAAAGCTGAACGGGATGCCTTCTGGGCAATCCTGGACGACTATGGTATCGACATTTTCAATCGTAAGTCAGAACCGTCTTCCTGGGAGGGTTATGGCGTAGAAAAAGGTGAGCTCAAAGACCATCATATCCAAGTATGTGGCCATATGCAGATCCCGAAAGATGGCATTGTCCTGACTTTCGATGAGTTCCTGAATGTCATCGACAATGGCTCTCCGGAACCTGTATTTGAGCTCGACGGCTACGAGGGACTGTTATGACCCAGGAAGCGCTTGAACGCCGTGAGCGGCTTCTGGAGGCCATTACGGAGCTCTCCAAACAAAATCCTAATTTTAGAATCGAAGGTGGTGAATCGCTTCAATGTCGAAATACCAAGTAGGCGATGTAGTGCGGTTGGTGGTCGACCATCCGGATGGGAATAAAAACATGAACCCCGGCGATGTTGGTCAAATCGTTAAGTTCTTGAGCGGAGGCAGAACTCTTGGCGTTGATTGGGGCCGTCCCATTGGCCATAGTCTCGAAGGAGCTCTGGAAGGATCACGTAAAACGTTCGGATGGTATGTTGGCCAAGAGGAAGTTGAACCATATTTCGACGCCAACGTCCAACTGGACGCCGACATGCTCGATTCGCTTTTGAGCGGAGGAGGTTTCTGATGGAATACAAATTTCAAATCGGCGATCGGGTCCGCTTGCAAGTTGACCACCCGGACAATCACCCCAATCTGAAGACCGGGGCTGTCGGAACGGTGGTCAATATTCATGGCCCAGAGGGCATTTACGACTGCGTTCGTGTCGGTGTCGACTGGGGTGAAGCTGTGGGCACCACCGAGGTACTGCCAGGGAAGGTTTACCACTACGGTCACGCCTGTGATGTGCTGACCGGGGACCGCAAATACTATGGTTGGTGGGTCAACGAAGACGAGGTCGCTCTTGTTGGTGGCCCAAGTTATAGTGCTGTAACGGAACGTATGATCGAGCCAGCTCTGGAAACCGCAATGCCGGAACTCGACCCGGCTTTCACAGATTTGTTATAAGGGAGGTGTGTGGATGGATTGTCCATTTCAGATCGGCGACGTGGTGCAACTCTTGGTAGATAACCCCGACAACAATGAATTTTTGCACATTGGGGACACCGGAACAGCCGTCTACATTGACACCTATAAAGGAGAGTACTTTATTGGTGTGGATTGGGGACGTGATATCGAAGGCCACAGCTGTAATTCGTGTTGCGAATATGGAAACGGCTGGAATGTTGATTGTGATCAGCTCACCTTAGCGGGAGCCTCCGCCATCTCACTACCCTCCGATTTCGACGTCTTGCTGTAGGAGGTCACAGATGGAATATCATTTACAATGCCCCACTCCGAAGATCCTTCAAACATCTCGCGATCTTATGATCCATGTCACAACACTGAAACAGTATCGGCAAGTTCACGCCATCCTTGTGGAAGGTTTGGATTTAAGACCGGATGGTGGCCTCAACGAATCGAACTGGGCCAGATATCCGCATGTATATCGTTCAGAGTTTACCGTGGAGGGCTGTGGTGTTCGTCCCGACCCGTCTGATCCCTTTGACCCGCCGTGTATCGAGTTTGAGGATTTTCTCGCTGAGTACTGCATTCCCGATATGCCCCTGTTCGACCCGGATGAGCTAACAGCGCTACTGTAACAAAACAAGGAGGATGACCAATGCGCGAAATTCGAATTGATATTTGCCAACTGTCTCCCAGAACGGGGCTGCTGCTCCGCACCGGAACCGTTCGTTCCTGTATCATCCCGAGAGTCGGCGAGTGTATTCGGCATCGGGACATAGATTATACCGTGCGAAAGGTCATCTATGATTACGATGAGGAAGAGTACCATGTCGACATTCTGGTTGTACCCGGCATCTGATTTCCCACGCTGCCCAGCCCAATCTGAAAAAGGAGGCTACGAATGGAATTTCAAGTAGGCGACCGGGTTGAATTGAAACCTCTCCATGTTTACGATTTTGATGGGCTCCATGCCGGGATGCAGGGAACCGTGATGTATGTCAATTCTACGGGAAACAGGTTGGGGGTTTATTTCGATGAGAAGTTTGGCGGCCATGACCTACACCATAAATGTCCAGATGGGCATGGTTGGTATCTGTCGGCCACATGGGTGGAGCTGATTCCTCCGCCTTGTGATATCCACCTGGATTTCGATTTCGACTTGTTGAGAGGAGGTTGATCGCAACGGGCTTCGACATTACACGGCTGGTCATTCATGTCCATAGCAGGAAGGAATGCGAAACTGCAATGGACTTCTTTCGCAGCTTTGGGTATGAACCCAATGCCATGACTCCCGATAAGTGGCATGTGTTTTCATACATCTGTCTCATAAAATCCTTCCGTGATGTTGGTTCCTGGATTCTTTCGGCTTACTCCGAGGCGGACCACATTTCTCGTGACAAATACGACCCCATATTAGAGTTAACGAGTGGGAGCAACTCTGCGCTTCTCCCATTGAGTTGGACGAATCATTCCTCGAACTCCTTTAGCTCCGGCTTGTTGGCCGGAGCTTTTCTATGCCCCAAAGGGCGCACGAACCTGGAGGGGTAAACTACACGGCGCTTAGACGCCAGATTTTTAAGGAGGCCACTATGGCAAACATTCTGATCGCTGGTAACGCTTGTGTCGTTACGTCCGCCCTGACCCTGGAGAACCTGCAGAAGCTCAAGAAGTACGCGCCCCAGTCTCTCGCCCTGAAGGACGAGAAGGAGAAGCCCATTTTCCTGGTGGATGTGGGCCCCAACGGTTCCGTTTCCGCGAACGGCATCGTGTTCAACGCCGCCAGCCATGACGGCAGCAAGCTCGCTACCCTGACGATGGAGATCCCCTCCACTGTCACCGATGTCAAGGCTTGGGTGATGGAGACCATCGGCACTTCCATCAACAAGCTCAATGCCCTGGAGGAGAAGCTCGGTGCCGCTCTGTCCGCCGTGGAGGCTGACGAGGCGAAGGTCCTGGAGTCCATCAAGGTCCTGGGTGCCGAGGCTACCGAGGAGTAAGAGATTCCCTGCGGAGAGATGGGTTGGCCTCGCCCATCTCTCCTTTCTCTTTGAGGCCATAAATTCAAACCAAAAATCAATTTACATATGGAGGATGCTTTTATGATTATCACTGTTCACTGCGCTTCTATGGGCCGCCGCGAGGACGTCATCGTCAACACCGAGACCACTACCCCCAAGACCGCTTTCGAGATGGCCAGCATCGACTACGCTTCCGGTCAGGTCAGCCTGGGCGGCATTACCCTGCGGGCTGGCGAGCTCGATCAGACCTTCGATGCTCTGGGTGTCAAGAGCGACTGCTACCTGACCTCCATCGTCAAGGCTGACGGCGCCGCGATCTAAGACCTGATACCCCCAGGGAAGTACATGCCGGCTTCCCTGGGGGATTCCACTAACAAAAAGGAGAGAAATCTATGTTCATGTCCACTATGACGCAGTCGCCTCTGGTCGGCCCTGCGGCAAACGAAATCTTCAAAAATATCAGCGGCGTTTCGTATCGAGAGGATGTCATGTTTCTCTCCGTTATGCGGATGCTCCTGTATCACCGTCTCCCCGACGACCAGAAGGCCTCGCTGCGGTTTATGACAGCGGCTTCGCCTTGGGCGACGGTTGCCAGCGTGATTTCGAATCCTGATCCGGACCAGCTTCATGTGGCACTGGCCGGAGATCACATTTCCGATGTCAGTGAGAACACCGTTTATGTGATCGAAGTGCCTCTGGGCGAGAAAGAGGATGAGCAGCGTCACTTCGATGCCTTCGCTTCTGTTGAGAAGTTCGGTGCCGCTCCGACCGATGCCATGCTGGACGCTATCATGGCGAAGTCTTCCCTCAAGGTCCGGTGCTTTGTGGACCCTGAAAGGTCCATTACCTATCTGGTGGTTTTCAGCCGGATGCTGACGATCCATTGGCACATCTTCTCTATCTTCACTTCTCGCTACTTCATGCGCTACTTCAAGGAGAAGCCCCTGACCGATGCGGAGCTCGCCGCTGTCCGGTCTATCGAGAAGGAGAAGGATGGCGCTACCCTGAAGCGGGCCTTCAAGGATTTTGCTTCCCAGTTCGATTTCCGCTCTCCCGCGATCCGGGCAATGCTCGATGGGTTCGAGAATCGAACCCGGAAGAAGCAGGTGGATATGCTGAAGCGGGAAGTGGATCGCAATATGGAGCAGATCACCAATAACCTCCGCACGTACCGGGATCTTCTGCGTCAGCGTCGTACCCTGGAGGAGAAGCAGGCGGTCTTCAATCTGAATCCTGAGAAGAGCGACCACGCTCTGATGGATTACTTCCTGTCCAATCAGAATCTCTATCTGAGCGAGGTCAGGGATGACAACGTGACGTTCTACGTCAAGACGCCCTATGCGAACTATCCCCAGGAGTTCATCGAAAAGATCCTGGAGAACCCCCAGCGGGCGGAACGTGCCGACCTGTATACCGCCGAGCCCACCAGAGTGTCGGCGGAAAAGCGGGACAAGCTGTTCCGTGCGATGTTCATTGACCGGAGTGTTCGGGTCTGGCTCTTCGGCCAGTTCACGCTCAGCCTGAGCGGTGATCTGATCCGGGCGTACAGTGGTTTCGACGTTCCCGATGAGATGGTCGATACCTGCCCGAATCCTCACCTGTTCCTGCACGCCTGTATGGGCGACAATGAGCGCTTCGCCATCGAGAATGTGATGTCTGGTGACTTCGTAACGGCCATTGAGCAGTGCATCGGCGCTGTGGCTTCTGTCAATCTGATGGAGGGTGTGACCGCCAATCCGTGGATGAAGATGCTGCTCAGCGATAAGTATGGCAAGATTTTCGAGACCCAGGACGGCCAGCGCATGACCTTCACGGAAGTGATGGAGTGGCTGGAAGGCTAAAGAAAGAGGAGGAAATGAAATGCCTGATCCGATTTATATGACATCTGCGATGATCGAAGAGAACTTCGCCGCCGCTCGAGCGGAGTTCGAGGAAAAGTTCGCCAAGGAACGTGCCTCGGCCGAGAAAGTAAAACTGCCCAACGGTACGTTCACTTTCAATTTTTCGAAGAAGTGGTACTGGGGCGAAGACAATACCCGTGCCACGCTCCACATCTCCGAAAAGGCTTTTGCCCGAATGATGCTGTTCGTCCAGACGACCACCCAGGAAGTTGGCTGGCACGGCACCATCGTCCGTGACCCCGAAAATCCCACGTCCTTCTGCCTGGAGGACGTGTTTCTGTATCCTCAGACCGTCACGGGCTCTACCATCGACGCCAACGCCGGTGAGTATGACCTGTGGGCAGTCCGTGACGTCCCTCTGGAAACGTTCAACAAGATGAGGTTCCATGGCCATTCCCATGTTAACATGGACACGAGTCCCAGCAGTACGGATATGGATTTCCGTGCTCGTCTGATCCAGCAGTTCAAGGACGGCTTCTATGTGTTCCTCATCATCAACAAGAGCCTGAAAGTCAACGTCCAGATCTACGACTTCGATAACAACCAGCTGTTCCAGGATAAGGAAGTGGATGTCATCATCGGAGACGATATGGCCGCTAAGGTCAAGGAAGATCGGGACAAGATGGTGACGACCAGCACCTACAGCGGTTCCTACTACAAGAAGGGTGTGCCGAGTGCCGGCAGCAACGCGAAGGGGAAGTCCTATGGCTCCTACGCCGGTGGCTGGGGCAGCTACTACGATGATGACGATGAAACCATGGATGCCCTTGGTTACTACTGGGACCATACAAAAGGGTGTTGGAGAGGCAAAGGAGTGAAATAATGGATATCACAAAGTCTTACGATTTCTTCAAGCCGGAGACCTGTTCCAGCCGTATCCACATTATCGGCTGCGGAGCGGTGGGCTCCACCGTGGCGGAGAATCTGGTCCGCTTCGGTCTCACCAAGATCACGCTGTACGATTTCGATACGGTGGAACCCCACAATATCGCCAATCAGATGTTCCGTGCCGTCGATATCGGCAAGCCCAAGGTGGAGGCGCTGGCTGAGTATCTCTGCGAGATCAATCCGGATGTCAAAAAGGACCTGCGCATCGAGCCGAAGGGTTATACCGATCAGCCTCTGTCCGGCTATGTGATCCTGTGTGTCGATAATATCGACCTGCGCCGTGCCATCGCCACCCGGCACCGGACCAACCCCTACATCCGTGCCATGTTCGACTATCGAATTCGCATGACGGATGCTCAGCATTACGCCGCTGACTGGTCCGATCCCCAGCAGGTTGATTCCTTCATCGCCTCGATGGAGTTCTCCCATGAGGAGGCAAAGGCCGCTACCCCGGTTTCCGCCTGCAATGTAGAGCTGTCGGTGGTGACTACCATCCGTACCATCGTGGCGATGGGCATTCAGAACTTCATCGAGTACCTTCGCAGCGGAGGGGAGCATATCAAAAAGCTGATGCTGATCGACATGCCTACCTTTGCGGTCATGGCGTTTTAAGAAGATGAACTAACGGCTCCCGGCACAACGCCGGGAGCCGTACAAATGAAATCGGCAATGTATATTTGCTTTTTTAGCAAAACCGTGCATTTACAATCACGGTAACACAATGTGAGAACGACGGGCACGCAGGCGCCTCATCTTCAGTCACTGCCTGGGCATCGCAGCCCAGAACCCACTGGTGCGACTACCTCCTGGTGGCTCCCAGCCATCGGAAACCACCAGCTTCTCAAGGCTGCTGCCGACCCTCGACCACACCTGATCCGGCTTCCAAGACAGAGGAACCACTTGAGGTCGCCTCCAGCTGCGCCGCGGTGACCGCAGTCGATCCCAACATGTCCTATCGTAGATTGCCGATAAGAGGAGAATACCTATGCCTTACGTAACGATTCCTTTCTCTATCCGATATCCGCAGATCACCATTGAAGAAGTTCTGAACGCCCCTGCCGGGGCAAGACCCCGCAATCCCATCGGCCATCTGGGCGACACCCGGACGGCCTACTATAAGACCCTCTCTCCGAAGTTTTCGGACCCGATCATTGCGGCGAAGTGTATCGTCGCCCTGAATGATTTCAATGCCAAGTATGAGGCGCTTCACAATGTGCCTCGTTCCGATCTCTATCATAGCTTTTCAATTCCCAAAAGCTCCGGCGGTTATCGCCGGATCGACGCTCCGGTCCCCGAGCTGATGACTGCTCTGCGGGACCTGAAGGAGATTTTGGAAACGCAGTTCCACGCCCTCAATCACACCGCTGCCTTTGCCTATGTACGTCACCGTAGCGCTCTGGATGCCGTCAAGCGTCACCAGTCCAACGGCAGCCATTGGTTTTTGAAGCTGGACTGCGCCAACTTCTTCGGCAGTACCACGCCGGATTTCGTCTTTGAGATGCTTCAGCATATCTGGCCCTTCGACGCGGTCATGGCATTGCCTGCGGGCGATCGGGCGCTGCGCTCCGCGTTGGACCTGGCGTTTCTCAATGGGAGTCTTCCGCAAGGGACTCCCATTTCGCCTCTCCTGACCAATCTTGTAATGATCCCTTTGGACCATTACTTTTTCAATACCCTGCAGTCCTATGAGGGACAGCGCTTTGTCTACACTCGCTATGCGGACGACATCGATATCTCGTCTCGCTACACCTTCGACCCCCGCAAACTGACGGCTTTCATTCAGGCTGGGTTCGCTCGCTTTCACGCCCCGTATTCCATCAAGGAGGAGAAGACCCATTATGGTTCCTCCGCTGGGCGCAATTGGATCTTGGGCGTCATGTATAACGGCGAGGGGAATATCACCATCGGCCATCGAAAGAAGCAGGCATTCCGTGCCATGCTGAATGAGTATCTGTCCCGTCGTGGCACAGAGTCGCCCTGGAGCTATGGTGAGATCCAGCAGCTCCAGGGTTTGCTTTCGTATTATCGCAAGATCGAGCCGAAGTATTTTGAATCCGTCCTGTCTCGTTACGGCACAAAGTTCGGCGTCAATGTGCTGGCCGCCATCCGGGCGGACCTGAAAAAGTGAGGAGTGAGAAAATGCGAAAGACGTTTCACAAGGGCGATATCGTTTATATCCATCCTGACCTTGCGTCGTTCGATGATGATGAGTGGCCCGGCATTAACGGCACGATGCTGTCTTTTGCCGGAAAGCAGGCCGAAATCGCCAGTGACGAGGAACCATATAGCCTTTGGCCCTTTTCTTATGTATGGGCGGCCAAATGGCTGCTGTCCGAAGAGGAATACATCGAGCTGACATCGCCTCCCGAGATCTCCCTCTCCGAAGAAGATCTGGCCGCCCTGCTGTAAGGAGGAGATATGGACAAGGTATCAATTGGACAAGTCGTTTACATCCATCCGGAACTGGGCGATGTGAAGCGTTTCCCTTACCATCAGGGACCAGGTCTCAATGACTATATGCGGGATATGGCCGGAACGGAATGTGTCGTGGCTGGGAGTGGGGCTTGGTATGAGCTCAATTCAGAAGATGGGGAAGTGCAGGAATGGGCGTGGGATCGTCGTTGGTTTTTGACCGAGGAAGAACTCAGCACATTCTGTCGCTGGGACACAACGGACGAAGAGATCACTGCCATTCTGTAACGATATGCGGAGCGGCAGGTCGTCCCTGCTATTCCGTACCACGCCGGAAATCTCTGTTACGTATCCGGCGCAGCGGCTGGTCACCGCAAGTACCTCTATCGCCCTGGGGTCTGCGGTCCTCCGCTGCCCCAGGGCACAACAACAGGACGCATTAATTTGAGTGTTGGGTTTATGCAATCAGGATGAATGACTTTACAGAAAGGAGTGTGAGCGTTGGAAATCTACAGGGCATATAAGTTATGCATCAAACCCACAGAGGCACAGATGGCGGCGATTGAGAACACCTTTCGGTGCTGCCGGTTTGTATGGAACTACTTCCTCGAACGGAAGTCTAAGGCCTACCAGCGCCGAGGTCAAAGCCTCTCATACTATGAGATGAAGAAACTCCTGACGGGGATGAAGTCATATTTGCCTTGGCTTGGTGGCTGTAACCGTCATGCTTTGAATTATACGATACAGCATCTCTGCTATGCCTATGATGCATTCTTCCGTCGCTGCAAAAAGGGCAAAGGCAAAGTCGGATATCCAAGGTTCAAAGGCCGGAAGAACCCCAAGCAAAGTTTCACCACAGACGGTTCAATCGTTGTTACCGAGAAGTTTGTTCAGATACCTTCTATTGGGCAAGTAAAAAGAGGTCAGGATAAGCGTACCGTTACGGGAGTTCCGGTCAACGTTACGGTGACCAGAAGCGCTGCTGGTAAATATTGGGCCTCCATTCTTTGTAAGGAGGAGATTGAGCCTCTGCCAGCACTGAGCACGGAGATCGGCATTGATGTTGGGCTTTACGTATTTGCTGCTGATAGCAACGGCAACACTTACGCGAACCCTCATTGCTTGATACACTCCGAAAAGCGCTTGAGGCGTGAGCAGCGTAGGCTGTCCCGTATGCGGAAGGGTTCTTCCAACTACGAAAAGCAGCGGCTCAAGGTAGCCACCATCCACGAACGTGTTGTAAACCAGCGTCGAGACTATACCCATAAATTAAGTCGGAAGCTCGTTGACGAGAACCAAGTCATCGCAGTGGAAGACCTCAACATCAGGGGGATGGTCAAGAACCACAGTAGGGCAAAAGCTATCTCTGATGTTTCTTGGGCTGAGTTCTTCCGGATGCTGGAGTACAAGGCGCTGTGGGCTGGCCGCACCTTCATCCAAATAGACCGATTCTATCCCAGCAGTCAAACATGCAGTTCTTGTGGCTATAAGAACTCTACTGTGAAAGATGAAAAGGTTCGGAAATGGACTTGCCCACGGTGCGGGGCATACCATGACCGTGACGTCAACGCGGCCATCAATATTCTAAGAAAAGCAAAGGACGCCTACACCGCAACGTAACAAACCTATCTTCCTACGGCAGGATGCGCCGGAAGTTACGCCTGTGGAGACCAGTAAGACCTCCTATCTTCCGATAGGAGGCACGGTCCGCGAAGCAGGAATCAACCGAACGTGTGTACCAGAGAGTTGCCAATGCGAATGGTATATTCTTTCGTGCCATGCATGAGGAGCACACAAAAGTTGAATATCCCCACAACAACAAGAAAGGAGACGATGCCGCAGTGGCTACGAGAAATCGCTATCAGATCGGAGATCCGGTGATCCTCAATCATAACGGATCTTATGATGCCGCTTACCCTGAGATCGCTGGCGTCATTGTGGGCGTACCGGATGGGCGTTACGAGGACTGCTACACGATCCAGACAGAGGTTGATCTGAGTGGGGAGGAGTACAAGTGGCTGGGCGGTCACCACCAGCACCGAGTGCGTTCTTTGCCTCGGTACGTTTCCTATGATGAATCTGCCAGGTCCTCTGTTTCCCTGGATGGGACTGGTTGGGAGGCTTTGTTATGAGAGAATCGAAATTTCATGCCGGAGATCGGGTCGTCGTAGTACCGGCGGAGGATGGCCTTCTTCCCGAGAACGGAAAGGCGGTATGGTTATATAGGAAGAACGTTGTCGGTACGATCATTCGGGTGAGAGAAAACCTCCCGGTATGTGACATTGAGTGGGATGAACCGTTTCGCCAGGGACACAACATGTATGGAGCCGTGAGAGAAAATTCTGGATGGAATGTCCGTGAAGATTTTTTGGATTTCGCTCCACCAGAGGTCAAGCTCGATGACGAATCGATGGAACTGTTTTGGCAGCAGGAAGGGAGGACCTGACTATGAAGTGGGAAAACGCCTTTAATCTGGCACCCGTCTGTCTGGGTGTCGGTCTTGTGGTCTTGCTGGTGGTTCTGCCGTTCCTGCGCGGAGAGGACAAAGTGCCTTCCGACTACTACGCCCCCGCCGAGTGGCTTTTCACCACGGAAAGCAGCTCCTATTTCGCCTTGGAAAACGGCAACATCTACGCCGTGGACGCCGACCCCAGCTACACCGGCGACCACCCCTACCTTCTACATATGGATTCCAACAACACCGCCGACCCCACGGACGACATCGTTCTTGTGGTCTGGTCTACGAAATGAGAAAGGAAACGAACCGTGAAAAAGCTTTTCAGCGCCATTCTGGCGCTCACTCTGACCCTCGCCCTGACTTCCTGCGGCAAGTCTGCCACGGAGATCCCGGAGGAGATCCTGGGCGGCCTCGAATACTATCAGGACTGCCTCAAGGACCCGAAGTCCCTCCGGATCTACGGAGATGTCATCGTCTGGACCCTTGACGGCGATCCTTGTATTAGTGTGGAATGCGATGCCAAAAACAGTTATGGCGCGTACAACGGAGCTGAGACCGTGGAGATTTTCTGCCGGGACGGAGATTACTTCCACGTTTCTGGTAATGAGATCATTGGCTTCGCAGATCTTTGGTACAAAGCGCAAAACGGCACCGCCAATCAGCGTCAGACCGAAGAGGTGGAGAAATCTTACGCTGCCTATTCAGGGTCCGATGTTGCCGAGCTGCTGGGCTGTGAATACATGGACTAAAACATGAGAGACCCAAATCGAATTTATCGATACTGCAATGAGCTGATGTCTTTGTGGCTGACTACTCCTGACCTGTGCTTTGGTCAGCTGATGTGCAATTTCTTTGTGTGGCTGGCGGCAGGTGAGCAATACATTGACCCATTCTACCTTGAGGACGAAGAGTTCTTTTACGGAGTGACATATGGAGCAGAGAAAACTTGAATTAACCATCCGTAGCGATGGCAATCATCTCGAACTCGATGTTTCTCTAGCGGAGGTTGAGTACGTTGAGAGTTTCCCTATCCCTTTGAGTTTCGATGGGATACAGCTTTTTGGAGGAGCGGTATGAAGCAAAGAGAACTTGTGTTAACCATCCGATATAACGATGACCGTTTCGAGGTCGATATTTCTGAGTCTGGAGGAAGAGGCAAGGCGTGCATCCATGCTCCGCTGAACTTCACTGAGCATTCAGATTTTGACTCGCTCATCGGAAATGAGATCTATGAATGGCTGGCACTCTGGAAGGACACTGAGAAATAAAACTAACTTTTACGAAAGGAGTCCGATTTATGTTGGAAGAGTTGCTTTTAGAAAAGAAAGTCAAGGTGTCAGACACGTGGCGATGGTACGATAGATCGTCCGTCCGTGTAAAAATGTGGGTGTTGCATGACAACTCGACCGTTCGGATTTCCTTTCTGTCTGTCGACGACTTTATCGTGTACCAAGACTTCAACGAGTGGGACGTAGTTGCGAATTGGCGCTGGTGCAAAGAATGGCTATTCGATAGAATCCCGGACACTGTTGATTGCGATTGGTTGTACGAGCACGGCTATCGTCCGTTTTGAGAGATGGTGGACGACTTTATGATAAAACTTAGCTTTTAAGGAGGTCAACATGGATACCGACATGCTTGCAAAGCTCTGCGAAGCCAGAGACGTACTGTGCGGTGCGTGTGAACCTGACCATTGTGATTTGTGCCAGGTGACCCGTATCATCAATGATGCTTTCTGTGAACTCGATGATGAAATTTGACTTTTACATAGGAGGCTGCAATGGAAGGTCTTGATTTGCGAGACATAATCGCAGACGAAGTTCAGTATCGTGGACTTCCTGAGACTGTCACAGATGATGCGATACGGTATCTTCGTGGCAGTGATCGGTTGATGGAGCTGCTGGATATGGTCGTATACGAAGCGATCTGCCATGTGGTGTCCGATACATGAAACGAGCGTTTGAAAGAGAGGTAATGATGAACAGAGTTCTCTTAGCCTTCATTGCGCAAGACGATGACATCAAATGGATGTATCACACCGAGTTTGTGCTGGTCAATTGCAGCTCGGACGATATTACAACGCTTGAAGATGGTTTCCAAAGTTACCTAGACAGCATCGAGACGCCGTCAGGGGATCTGCGAACCCTTATCGCAGAGGTCCTGTCTCGGAGCGGCTTTTCGTGGGCATTTCTGAATGGAAGCCCCGTTCCCGCCTGCGATGCGGCAAAAGCAATCATGCTGTAAGGAGGATGATCCGATGTACGAAATCACGGTGCATGTACCCGAAACGATTTCTGCTGTTCATGCGGCTTCCGAGACGAATCCTTGGATGGATTGCTTTGCTCTCGTCGAGCCGAAAGATATCCAGCAGACGGTGCGGGCCGTTCGGAAAGCGTATGACGAATTCTGGAACGATGCCGACGGCAGGTTCTGCTACGGCGAGGCGGTCAAAGAAGCGATGGACAAGCTTGGCTGCCGCTATCGGCTTCTGCTGTGCGATTACAATGAGGAAACAGATGAACCGACAGACTTCTGGGAGAAGCTGTCTGACTGGATCAGGTGGAGCCTGCCGACGTATGAGGTGAAAGTATGAAAGTTAGTGAGTTTATCACACTGATCAATGAGAAAAGCCATAGACAGGATCTGGAAGTCTGTTTCGAATCCTACGAGTGGACGGATGACCTGGAGGAGTGTGAATATTTGCCTCGGGATTTTGACGGAATTCAATGCCGGAAGGGCGAGCTCATCATCCAGACATCCCGTTGACGCAAATATCAAATGATAGAAGGAGGGAAGAGAATGTCCCAGTTTCTTTGCAAGCGGCTCCGGCTTTGCACTTATCTGATGGATCGGGGATTCCATCCTGCCCAGGTGCTGCCGGATGAGATCAATCCGAAGTACAGTGTCTTCCTCTTTGAGGAAACGCCGGAGCTGTTGGCGGCTGTGCATCGCTACTATACCAAAGATTGCCTGACGGCTCGGCTCAACAGTATGCGTCCGGACTATCAGGAAGGTCACGTCATGACCTAGGAGGATAGGGCAATATGAAGGTTCAAGAATTGACCCGAGGCCAGCTGCTGCAGCTGAAACAGACCTACCTTTGCCAGTTGATGCAGGACCCTCCGCTGGGGACGCTGGTAGACGCCGACAAGGTGATCCCGGATGATATCATCTTCGACTACTATGCGGGCATCGACTTCGTCGAGGATGATTTCTTCTCTACGTAAAGGAGGAACGATGTTTGTTCATCTGATCTTACATAAATGGAGCAACTCCAACAGTGACGGCGCCCAGATCGAGGGCGCTTTCTTTCAATATCAAAAGGCCGTCGACCGAATGAAAACGCTGGCGCACGCGGACCGGGAGCAGCAGGTCAAAGACTATGGCTATACCTGGAATCCTGATATGTGCGAAGACGGCGAAGAGTATATCTCTTATGGCTTCTACGGCCACGGTGTTTTTGATGGTGTTTGTGAGCAGTGGGAACTCGTGACCGAGGAGGTCGAGGAATGAGGCCCAAAACGATCTTTGAAGTTGGCGACCGTGTGATGGCTTTAGAGGATGGCTATCGTGAGCAAAAGGGCGATATGGGCACGGTTATCGGTTTTCTCGATGAACATCAAAGCAATGTATCCGTCGATTGGGATACGGTGTACGACGGGCACAATGGTTCGTGTAATTATCCATGTCCAGGGACCTCTGGGCGCTCAGAACATTGTACTTATGCTTTGAACCATATGTTGAAATTGGTCAGCAGCATAGCTGATTTGAATGCTGAACAGTTTGCGGAGCTTGACTACGCTGCTCTGCTGTAAGGAAGAATGGGCTTGCAATGTTGATTTGGCTTTTCGCGTTTACATACCACAAAACAAAGCCATCGCTCTGTTTACAACGGGCGGATCTCAATGTGAGAGCGAGGTTTTTCTTTAGGCTCGCCGGCTTCGAGACTCGTGGAGTCCGGAAGCCGGCGAGCCAACCCGCACAGACGTGGGCCTCACCGGGCTTTGCGTCGCAAAGGATTGCAAGCAGACAAAACAAGAAGAAGGAGAGTGGAGAGGTGTGATGATAATGGCTTCCTGTATCGCTGCGGCCGGTGTTTTCTGCATCCTCGCCGCACTCATTTTAACAGACGACCATGACGATTTCGCCATGTAAAAAGGAGAAACACTATGAGAGCAACCGGAATTATCCGCCGCGTTGACGATCTTGGGCGAGTGGTCATTCCTAAAGAAATTCGCCGCATTGTTCGCATCCGGGAAGGCGATCCGCTTGAGATCTTCGTAGAGGATGGCGGCGTTCTGTTCAAGCCCTACCGGGCTATCGACAATTATAGAGCTGAGTTTGAAACGGCCTGCCGTCTCCTGCAATGGATCGGCATCAACAACTACGTTATGTATGACAGGGGCGGCCGTGTTGCGACCCACATCCTGGAATCGACCACTGATTATCCTGAAGCGAGGTGGTTCGATCTGCATGTGCCGACCTATGATAAAGATATCGACATGTGGGTCTATCCTATTTGGAGCATGGATGACGCCATGGGTTTCATTGTGTGCCCCTACAATGACAATGACATCCAGGTGGCTGTGAACTACCTGGAATATAAGTTCCGGAATCACTGATGAAAGTGATATTTCATAAGGAAGAAAGATATGAGCAATCATCTTGTAAAGACGGTCGAACTTCGCTGTGATGATAGGGCCGAGAACCTGGTCTTGACCCGCTATGATTGGGATGATGGCGACGACCCCAATTTTGAACTTTGTATTGAGGATTCCTACTGCGGCGGCACCTGCGTTGGTCTCGCCGGCCGCTTCAAACGGGCCTGGCACGCCTTCCGGGCGAATCCCATCACGTATTCGGGCGTGTACATTACCGATCCGAAGCGGCTCCTGAAATTCTTGCAGGACGGCATCGCCTTGGTTGAGGGCGCAGAAAAGATATGAGTGATATCCTTCATTGCCCGACATGCGGCCACCACATCAACATCTCTCCGGGCGAGACGGCTGGCTACTGTCCGATTTGCGACAAAGAAGTTCCCAGAGTCACGTTTCGCAAGATGGTTTTCGAAGCGGATTCCTACCCAAATTGTGTCCAAGCAGTGCCTTTACAGCAAGGAGAGACGATATGGATGCGTGCCACGTCAAACGACCCGGCGTATCGGGTGGGCGATTTGTATCAAGTCGGCAGCTGCCGTTTCGATGTGAGCCAGATATACTACGAGCCCCGCCGCTGGTGGCAGTTCTGGAAAAAGAAGCGCCCGTTAGGATATCTGCTTCGTTATCAAGGAGGAGAAACCGCATGACATTAGGAGAAAAACAGTACATCGCAGCAACAGCTCGCAAACTGATTCGAGAACTGGACTGTTGTGACGACGGCGACTTTGTAGAGCTGGTTCTGAACTGTATCAACGACTGTGATCCCGTACCGCTGGAGGTAGAGCGGTTATGAACGCAATCGGAACCGCAATGATGATCACCTGGGCGGGGCTTGGCGTGACCATCGACCGCGACAACGAGACGACAGAAGGTATCGAAGTTTACATCAGCGTTCCAGAGCATAGCTACAACCGTAATCAGGCCGGGGAAGAAATGGCCGGTGATATTCTAGCGGCTAGATTCAAGTCGGCACTAATCGAATTGGGTGTCAAGCGGCTTACGGTGAGATACCGTATCAGGACTGGCGAGCGCTGGACCGAAGAGATGCAGACCCAAGCCGAGCTTGTTGCCCGCAAAGCACTCCTAGGGAGCCAGTATTAAGATACGGAGGGTCAGATGCACAAATGTGATTTTTGCCGAAAGGATTCGGTTTGTTACGGAGTGCGGCGCAGCGAGTGTCTTTTAAGAGACAATTTGTTTTTCGAGGTAGAACAAACTCCTGCCGATGATGCGACAGCTATCGCCCGCCTTCTGACTGAGTACCGAGGTACTTTCGCTCCACAGCAAGTCGCCACTTATCTCGTGGGCCATGGTGTAGGAATGAAAGGTTAATTGTATGAGGAGGATTCGATGTCATTCGATTGTGAGTACTGCATTCGCTATCATGAATGCGGATTAGAAGACGAGAAAAATCACGGCTATAACCTCCGGGACAACAAACCGGACTGCTACACTCCGGACTACACGAAGCAGGTCCCGCCGTGGTTCGACCCGGCTACTGGATGTTACCGGTGTTCCCAGCATGAAGCGAGTGACTGCAAAAAGTGCGGGGTCGTGCCGTTCGAAGAACATCGAGCCCAGCTTTTCACACAACATGCGCATTGGGATGCGTTTTTCGTCTGCTCTCATTGCGGAGAGTCCGTTCGCCAAGTCTTAGCGAAGTGCCCGCTGTGTCATGCCAGGATGGATGAGCAATTTTGATGAAAGGAAGATTTTATGCCGGTAATTAACCCGATTTGGTTTTACCTGATGTCGGTCTGTGACGGTATCGCATGGATTGCTACTTTGGGTTTGCTCGTTGCGTTTATATTTGGGACGATCATGTATTTTCTGGACGAGGAAACCAAAAAGCATAGCAAGAAATTGTTTGTTATTGGTATTGTCTGTGCCGCACTCATTGTTCTTTGTCCCACAAAGAAGACTTTAGAGAAAATGCTCATCGCTCAGAACGTGACCTATGAACGAGTCGAGCAGGCTGCCGACACCGTCACTGATGTTTACAACGACATTATGAGCCTGTTTCAGGAGAGTAAATCGAATGAGTAACCACACTTACATTGTCAGTCGACGCAAAGAGGGCGCTGAGGAGCGTGTCCTGACTCAGGAGCGGCTTGAGCAGATCAAGGAAAAGCGGGCAGCTCTCCTTAACCACTGCTCCTTTTGCGGCAATCATGACAACGACTTCCGAACCCTCAACGAGGAGACGGCACAGTACAGCTTCCTGCAAATCTCTATGAACTGCCAGGGTATGCTGCGGGTCCGGGACCTCAGTCCCGGCGGAGGTCAAGAGGTCATCCACATTTCCTATTGCCCGATGTGCGGCGAAAAATTGTAAAGGAGATTTCTATGCCAGAGACCATGAAACACAAGCGCTGTCCCTTTTGCGGAGGTATCGGTGGGATGAGTTATTATAAGATGGCCCCTCATGAAGAGATTGCTTTTGGCGCAAGCCTGCTTCATAAGTGCGATGGGCATTGGTACAGCATTGTGTGTGAGGATTGCGACAGCGCAACAGCAGATTACTTTACCCCCGATGCTGCATGGGAGGCATGGGATAAGAGGGTATAAACCGAAAATCAAACACACACGGAATGTTGGCTTAGAGGCAGCCATCATCTAAGGAGTTCATCACTGACGTGCCGTGGCTTAAAACAGAGGAAGACTGTTCGTGACACGGTGGATAGGGAACCGAAGGGCGGTGCCCGCACCCTGAGTATGCCAGCAATACCAAACGGCTGTGGACCCTATTCGGCGGGACGGAGAGCTGATCCGTGGGCAGTTGTTATGACAGCGATACGTTTACCAACTGCTTGCCGAGTTGTATCGTGGCGGATGATTTGGCGTGACAGCACACCGTGTAAAAGATTCATTTTAAGGAGAATTCAACATGGATGACGATGTGAGATGCCCTATAAAGGCATGGGGCAGCGAGTCGCTGCCGTCAGAACTTTGGGCGTGCGACCGGCGGCGATGCGCCTGGTGGATCGATGAGGAGGATGACTGTGCCATCCATTTCGCCGCCAGCCTTTTGAGCAGCAGTTCCCTTAACGGTCTGCTGTGCATCAGATAAGGAGGGTGTTTCTATGCAGAAAACTGTTTGCAATCTCTGCGGAGATGATTGCGATAAAAGTCCTTACCGGATTCCAGTATATCGTACCACTTATGGGACGGGGAAGGGCGGAGCCAAAATGATGGCTTTCGATGAGGTCGTCCCGGAGGATATGGATCTCTGCCCGTTCTGCGCATCGGTCGTTGCTGGCGATATCAACCTCTTAAAGGCCAGTGTCAAGCAGGCCAAAGATGCGTATGCCGCCGTTGCGAAAGAAACATGAAATCATTTTAAGGAGGAGACATGAGAACCTACGAGAAAATCGATACCGTTTTCAATCGGGATACGACCGGTACGAAGCAGCTGATGCTGAACAGTTGGCGCGATCCCGTTGTGGAATATCTGCGGAATAACATTTGGCTGTTCACCGAAAAGGTTGATGGCACAAATATCCGCATCCATTGGGATGGTCATCAGGTCGAGTTTGGCGGCCGTACCGACAGAGCCCAGATCCCGGACTTTCTCCTGGAGAAGCTGCGTTCCATGTTTGGGACCGCCGAAGCGGAAGAGTTGTTCGAACAAACCTGGGGCGAGAAAGAGGTTTTTCTTTTCGGGGAAGGCTACGGCCCTAAGATTCAGTCTGGCGGAGATTATCGAGCCGATGTTTCTTTTATCCTGTTTGATGTTCTGGTCGGAGATAACTACCAGGAGCGGGAGTGGGTCGAGAAAACCGCAGAGATGTTCGGCATTGATGTGGTGCCGGTCGTACTGACGGGGACGATTCAGGACGGCATCGACTTCGTGATGCGGCATCCTGAATCCACCATGGGTACTGCCATGATGGAAGGAGTGGTCGGTCGGCCCGCAGTTGAAATGCGTGATCGCCGTGGCAATCGAGTCATCGTCAAGATCAAGTGGGATGACTTCAAAGTATTTGTCCATGAAATCTGAGATTGGAGATTGTAAAATGAAAGAGCTTCACATTTATCTGGACAATCCCCCGTGTGAGGTACAGATCTATTACGCTTCTTACCGAGCAACCGAGCAGGCGATTCGCCGGCACGAACCTATCATCTACACGACGCAGCCTGCGTTCTTCCGTATGGGTGTTCATCTGACAGACGGCTACGATATTCATGTACATGAGGGAGGAGAAGAAATCGTACTGCACGACAGTAAAGTCAGCGGATACGGGAAGGTTCGCCCTGCTCAATCGATCTATCATATGTTGATGTGTGGTTGCTTTGGGATTGGCGGGACAGATGATGAATGAACCCGACCTCTACGCCCCTTACGAGCCTACCCAGAGCACCGACATCACCTACTGTGTCAATCCTTCCTGTCCTTTTCCCGACTGTTTTCGACACCACAGTCATGCTCCTCGTGGTATAATGGTTTCTATGGCACAATTCGGCGGCGTCTGCCGCACGTACATACACCATTTACTGGAGGAAATTGAACATGGCTGAATATTGTAAGGATTGTTTCAAAAAGTGGAACCCCGGAGTGGACGAACACCGGCTGAGAATGAGTCGGGAAGCGGAACTCTGTGAGGGCTGCGGGCAGCTGAGGTCTTGCGTGGAGCGGATCGTTCCGGAGACTTCCTGGCGGGCCCGCCTGTCCCGCAGAAAAGCGAAGCAGGAACCCAAGTGATCTTTGACAAACATAGCCATATCGGCTATAATAATGACAGCGCAAACAAGGAGGAGATCCCATGGAAGACGCTGTGTACCACTTGACGGAGGATGAGCTGCGGGCCTGGATGAAGGCTGAGCTGGTCCGCCTGGGGTCGTGGTCTCGCGGCTTCGAGATCTCTTGGCATTCCGACGAGGATTCCTATTCGCTGGAACTGTGGTCACTCTCATCCCTCGCTCCGGGTGACCATCCATACGGAACCGGGAAAACCGTCCTGACGATCCGGGACACCACAGGCTCCTGCCTCCCGGAGATCCAGAGGGCAGGTAGAAAACTTTACTACCAGTTGAGAAACACCTATAAAGTCCATAAAGATTTGGGGAGGAAGTAATGCCATGGAATTGAAAGCAACCATCCTGGAAGAGAGCGGCATCTACCGGTATTTTGACAAGAACGGCACTGAACTTTTTGCCGGTGATACGATTCGTTATGATGATGGCACCACGGAGAAACTATTCCTGAGTAAAGAAGGGCAACTGGGTATCGATTCCACCAATCAGAACTGGCACAAAAGAGATGGAGGTCCATATTGGGGATTCGGCCTCTATCCATTGGGCAAAAACGAGTTGTCTGAGATTGAAAAGGTCTCCGAGTAAAACCGAATAACCCAAAAGCGCTGGAGTATTCCAGCGCTTTTTCTTTTATCAAACCTACGTTTTGTTGGAGGTAACAACAATGGAAAACATGAATGATAAGGCTTACGAAATCCTTTATGCGATGTCTCAGAAGACTGAGGATAGTGATGAACTTTGGGCTCTGGACCGGGCAATGTTCCTGCTGTCGGATACGACGGACGAGGAGGTCTCCGCTTGGAAGCAAGAGAACCTTGCTTATAGCATGGCGATGCTCTGCTACGAGCAGGGCAAGGGCGAGTGTCCCGTCTGGAATCGTCCCGTAGTCCGGAGCTAAGAGATGAAAGGGAATCCGCAAAAGAAGCTGACCTTTGAAGATAAGTTCGACCGCAAGTTCGCCTGCTGGGTGAAGAATCGCCCCAAAGCATGGCGACGAGCGAAACAGCAGGCCCGGAAACAGTTCCGGAAGATTCAGAAACGAATGACGGAAGAAACCTTGAATGAAGAAGAGGCTGAGTGATCATGGATGAGTATGTAAAAAAGGATGCGGCGATTGCTGTCATCGCGGAGCGGCAGAAAGCGTGCTGCCCCGTTGGCCAATACGGTAGGGGCTATGCAAATAACCGGGAAGAATTTGACGTATGGCAAGCCATCATTGATGAGCTTGGCGCACTACCAACGGCTGAGGCTGTTCCCGCCGGCGCCTATGAGCAGGTCCGCTGGGAAAGAGACATCGCTATCGAGCAGCTCAAAGAAGATTACGGCGTTTGTCTCGGTCAGAAGAGGAATGAAAATCTAGTGGAGGTTACCCGTTGCAAGGACTGCAAATATGGTGACTGGGACAGCAAACCGGATGACGCCATGGTTTGCCTGCGCACCAACGATGGTTTCTGGCGCACCGGCAATGATTTTTGCAGTCGAGATGTCCCGAAGGAGGAGACCCGTGAGGATCATTGACGCGGATGCCGCTTTGAGCCGGATCAAGCCTTACGACCCGGAGGATGAGAACTGGGCTGTGACAGGCGGTACGGCGATCCGTTTGATTCACGATGCCATCGACAACGCGCCGACCATTGACGCCGTTCTGGTCACCCGCTGTGAGGGCTGCAAGTACAACGACGCATGCCTCACGCAATCCTTCCTGGAGAATGCCGGCTCGGTTCCTCTAGATCGGAAAACGTTCTACTGTGCCGACGCCGAGCCGAAATGAAAGCTTGATTTTACGAGGCAATACAATGGACAAAATTTGTGGCAACTGCACCCACTACATGGGTGGCGGTGACTGGAATCTTTGTTGCGATATCAAGCACCCCACCCGTTGGGAAAAGATGGTGGGCGTAACATATCCGTTTGGGCACTTGTGCTACGAAAATACTCCAGCCTGCGATGCTTTTGAACCGGAGGATAAAAATGGAAACTTTTCGCCAGATGAACAAAAAACATATGTAGATATGTTGGAACGGAATTCTGAAAAAGTTGGTGTTAATCTTTCGGATTTATTTGGATGAGAAAGAGAGGAATGATGTTACTGTTTTTGAAAATCGCAACGCCGTTTGTGACCTGCCTTTTAGGCTGTTCTATCGCGTCATGGTGGAACCGTTGGATCGTATTGGGTCTTGCCGTTGCGGCTTTGGTCATGGAGTATGCCCTTGGCTACTGGAACGGCCGGATGTACGGAATGTAATTATGAAGAAGCTCTGGCTTGAAGAAATTCTTGGAGTAAAACTCCATTGGTGGCAGCTGGTTGTGTTGCGGTCAATGGATCATGAACTGAGAAAACGATATGATACGATCCTCAGGCACCGCGTGCGGTTTTCTCCTCCCACCGTAGAGGAGCTAGAACTCCGAGACAAATTCTTTCAGCAGCTCCACGAAGAGCTGTCCTGCAAAATGGACGGAACGGATCTCGTCGAGGAGATCCCGGATATTGATTTAGAGGAGTGATATTGATGCTAGTTGGCGTAGATAACAAGCAGGAGCCTGTGAAGTTTGTTGCTTACACCGGCTCTTATCCCAACCTGTGCAGCGGAAAGCTCACCTTAGAAATTGAGGGCGAGACGGTCTCGTTTGGTTATGGCGCTGGTTTACTTCCTCCGTTTTGGACTTCTGGTGGAGGACTCGATCATCACTGGGATGCCTATTGCGGCGAATGGGAGATTGATGTGTCAAGGTTGCCGGAACAGTATCGCAAATACGCCAGCAGTATCGACCGGGTGTTCAATGAAAATGTTGAATATGGATGCTGTGGAGGCTGCACTTAAAGGAGAGATACATATGAAAAAGTTTTTGCGCCCCGGTAGAATCTGGGCGACGGCAGTTTTTATCGTCTGTTCTTATGGGGCTATGGTCGGCTGGAATCGCTATGCGGTACAGGCGTTGATGATCGCCACGGCTATCAGCTGGGCCTTGATGGGTTATGGTGAGGGGCTGGAAGATGGGAAGGAACTCTCATGAAATATGAATTTCGTGGCGGTGTTAGGAGTTTAAGATGGCTGACCTTCTGAACTGGATCGACAACGCTGACAGCTATGTCTGCCCGAAGTGCAGGGCAGAAGTCGATAACCCCGCTAAGACAGAGGGGAGATGCCGTTGCGGCTTTCAGGACCCTCGCTACGGCGGCATGACAAACCGCCGTTATCTGGAGAGCCTTTCCGACTATGATTTTGCCAAACACTTAGTTCAGATGTGCGAGGAAGAAACCGTAGAGTATGATTGGGATGAAAACCCCATTGATGGATTTCCTTATACATTCTGGCTCACCAGTGACGGGAAACGGTTTGACTCTGCCGACTACGACGAGGCCATCGAACATGAAGTCTGGTGGCTGCGGCAACCGAGGAGGGAGACTGAATGAAGCTTTGCGGTCCAGGGTGTGAACCCTGCTGTGATTTCTGCGCCTTCGCCGTCCATGAGCGCTGGTTCGCCGAGGACGGGCATTTGATTCGGGGCGGCCCCATCGACTGCCTGCGCCATCATGATCAAGAGCACCGGGAGATCGCCGAGTGGTGCGGTTCCTGTGAGGATTTTTACTGTTTCCGAGCAGAGTAAGGTGAACAATGGCCTTTGAGGATTTTACATGGAACAGGGAGGACGAAGTATACGCCTGTCGTCATAGGCTTTCTAACGGCCAATATTGCATGATTGGTTTCCAACGTTGGACAGATGATTACCAAACACTTTACTATGTTGTGTTCTGCGTGGCGGATAAAAAGAAGCACCTCAACGGGTATTTGAATGCTTCAAAAGAGAACCGCATTACATTGAAAATCACTGGCCGCTGCGGGATCGAGGCTCTTGTTTGGTGCTACAAAATGCTGAAAGAATTTGAGGAAGGGGTATATGTTCCGCGGTTGCATCGTGTACGCCTTGCGGTCATGGGAGATGACAAGCGCCGATTCCATATGTATGAACGGGCGTTATCCAGGCGAGGTTGGCACAAAGAGTTTCTGTACGGCCAATGGACGATGGTAAAGGAGGTGTCACGTGAGTAAACAAAAAGCCCCACAGTTTTCAGAAACGATCTCTGACTTCTGCCGCATGCTGGAGGAAGCTCAAAAGGACTACTCCTGGAATTTTGATGAGGTCGGCAGAATGGACAGGCTCACCCAGGATTACCTCCACAAACTGGAGCTGGACGGCCTGGATTATAAGGAGCGGGCTAAGGTAGCAACGCAGATCATGCGCTGCCGTCAGGCCCGCAGGGAATGCAAAGATACCGTCGAGATCCTGGAGCCGCTGGTGCAGTTTCTGGATTCCGACAAAGGGAAGAACCTTTTCAACCTGGTCCGGGAAACGCTCGGCAAGACCCGCAAAGTCGAGGAGCGAATGAAGACTAGAACGTACATACCAAGAGTTTTGAGGTGAAGGATGAAGAAAGTCAAAATCTGGTTTCGGCAACTATTCTGCCAGCATTCGTTCCATCTCAATCGGTGGCACTGGTGTCACGGGCCAAACGGCAACGACCCGATTATGATCGAGTGTGAGTACCGGTGTTCCAAGTGCGGGAAGCTGACGTACCGAGATCTCTCTGATGACCGGGAGAACGCAAAGGCTTGGGCAGACTTCCATCGAGACAAAGAATGGGGCTATAAGTATGACAGTTAAAGAATTAAGAGATCGGTTGGCCGAGTATCCCGATGAAATACGGGTTAAGCTCGCTGTCGGCTGGCATATGGATAGCCTCGATGTCATCGGCACCGGTGTTGATATCGACACCAATGAGGTCTCGCTCTGGCTTTGCTCGAAGCGGGATCGTTAAAGCGGCGTATAAAATTCTTGTTTGAAGAGGAGATCCGATTTGAAGCGTTTGATTTTTAATTTGTTTCTCGTGGCGCTGGATATCTTCCTTGCCATCAACAATCTGATTGTTGGAAAGTATTGGGGCGCCGGCTTCGCCGCGGTGTTGGCCGTGCTGTTGCTCGTTCTGTCGTATGATATCTGGAAGCGGGAGCTGAAGAAGTAAATGTGTCTCTGTGATACCTGCGCCCATCGTCAAGTCTGCCGATTTGAGGTTCCGGAGAACACTCCGTGTGAGTACTTTTTGAAGCCCGTCACAATGGAACTCTCCAACGACAGTCGGATCGAATGCATCGGCGGCACGACACCAGCCAACGGTACTATCCGTGGGCATCGAGCTGAGTTTCCTTTTATTGAATGGGACACTTTTGTGCTCGTTCCGGACGAAGTGCTAGAGGAAGTGTTTGCTCCGTTTGAAGTAAAAGAGCGGGGCTGATGCCCCGCTCTCAACTAATCCTCGCTGTTTTGATCCGCCCAGCACTCACAGGAATCCATTTCGGTCGCCGAAAGGAGTCCCCGCAGATTCCGGCATCCGTATTCCCGCCCGTGCTCCGGGCAGAAGTACCAACAGTTCTGACACTGCCGGACTTCATTTTCGTCCACGCTCTTCATGATTGCCACCTCTTTCCCTCTGTCGCAGTATAGCACAAGGAAACACAAAAAGAAAGCTGGACATTATTTTCCATTTGTAGTATGGTGTCCTTAGACCCAAACACTGTTTCCGGAGGAGACATTCATGAAGAAAGTTCTGATCTTTGGTGCCATTGTCACCCTTCTTGTTTATATACCCAGTTTCATTTGGTATGTGAAATCCGGAGATTCTGAGAGCGCCTCCCTCACAGCGGTGGTTACTCTGCTGACGTGGTGGTGGCTATATGGCTGTTATCAAAGTGAGAAAAGCGGCCACTAAGAAAAGAAAGCGGAGAGAGGCTGAAGCCTCTCTCTTTTCTTGTATAGGAGAGAAAAGAATGCGTGAGTTCTATGAGACTGTCCGTGAGCGCAAAGCTTTGGTCGCAAGTTCCAAGCATGTGAAGCGAGGCAGCAAATCGAAAAAGTGTACGCTCCCACACGAGAACATCACAAAGAGGGAGTGGCAACGAATGAATGGAGAGGTGAAAATGTATAACTACCAAAAGCCTTTGACTTTTGAGGAGTTCCGGGAACTTCCGGTTGATCTCGCGGCTCGACATATCGCAATGCTGCAAGCTGAGGATACCTTCGATGCCAGCGTTACGATGATCGCAAGGTATATGCGGACAGCGCCGCCGACCTTGCGGAAGTATCTACTGGAGCACAATATCCCGTTCATCCAGAAGACATTTACGGGCCGAGTAGGGAAGGACTGCAAGGAGAAATTGGATGCCTTCTATCAAATCACCACAACAAAGCCTTCTCCGGCCGAAGAGGAAACTCCGGTGAAAGAACAGAGTAGTTACGTAGAAAAGGTAGCGGGTATGCCGTTGACCAATATTGATTTGGAGTTTGAGGGTATCTTTGACAGCGAGGCGATCTGCAACACACTGAAACTGATGGTTTCCGATGGGACTCCGTGCAGCGTTTCCTTGCGTATCCGTAAGGAGGTGTGATCCTGTGAGCTACTTTCGGCCAGGTGAGTGGGTCGTTCCCATCGACTATAGCCGTTTCTCCAAAAGCATCACGCCTCGCAGTCAGCGGGCCCAAGGTTGGAAACACGTAGGGAACCGTATCATGGTTATGAGGGTGATCGAGTTTTCAGATGCCACGAGGGCTGTTCGAGCAGGGAAAGAGAGTATCCCATATGAAGAAGCGGATCTCATCGAGCCGGAACTTTACCGCCGGTTCTCAAAAGACCAGATCTTTCCACCAGGTATGTTCGAAAAATTGGTGTAAAACACCAGAAATGGCCTACATATATGCCGCTCTGCAGGTTATAATGTCTATAAAAGGAGATAATACCAGCGGTGATGGTGGTTGCAGATATACTTGTATGAAATTCGAACACAACAGCATTTGTCCGCTAGGCAGCTAGCGGCAAAATCTGGTGTCAGTAAAACGCATATCATCAATATTGAAAACAAAGGGACCGTCCCGACGCTTTCCTGTTTATGTAAGCTGGCGGACGCTTTGAACGTAGATGTCAAGGACCTGTTCTCCCATAAAAAGGGAGACCCGATATATTAAAGGAGTGAGTCCCATTATCGCTATTCCTAGCTGGCTGATCCTTCTCTTTGGTCTTTCTGTGAATTTGGCAGAAGGGGCCGGGTGCTACTTCGCATTGCTCCTGGCACATCGCTGCGTTACATATGCCGCCTCTCATGGTGGCGCTTCGTGCTTCCTCTACCTCGCCGCCCTGTGGTTCGTTGGGGTGGCCATCGCGGTCGCTCTTGACTGCTTCGAGGCCTTCAATAATTTCCTCGATGTCGCCTTCGGACCAATGCCGCAGGACTATATCGACGACAATGACGAACCGGAAAATTAAAAGCAAAAAAAGCGGAAAACCTGCAAACCGTTGATATTACTGGGGTTGCTGGCTTTTCGCCGACCTACCTACCGCACCTGCGGGTAACTCAAACCCAGCAAATTCAACGGGTTTGCGTTTTGCATAAAACACCAATTTTCCCATTTAGGGGAACAAACGTATAAAAGTAAAATATTGGGAGGTTTACTTTCGTGAATCATGAACGAAGAGCTGTTCTGCGGGATGTGCAGGAGCAGCTCGTAGACGCTTCCGGCAAACTCTCAAACGCTTATCTCGATGAGATTTCCAGCTATCAGGCGCTGCCGGAAGGATTGAAAGCGACCGCCAATGGCACATCTATGGAAAACGCCATAGAGTGTATGAGCGACGCCATTGTTTCCATCTTTGACGCCACCAAAAAAATCAACGAAATTGTGGAGTAATTTTTGGAAGGCAAAGGTTTCTTTTGATGCTTGCTTTTCTCCTCGAATTCTGCTAGAATTTTTCACGCAACAATCAAACATTTGTTCGATAATGGAGCGGAGGTGGCGATTCAGTGGTATTAGAGAGTGGTATCAAGATCGATTTGCTGAGTGTAGGAGAGTTAGGTGAGGGAGCGCTTCATATCGCCTCCGCTCCGGTGTTAGACCTTCTGTCTGACGTCGTAGAGTGGGAGGTCCAGGAAGCGATCGCCTTCATCAACACATATGATCAGACCCCATGTCTGGTCGCTTTGGCGATCTCAGAGGAGGATGATTCTGTTACATATTGTGAGACGATTCCCACGTCTTTCTCTCCTCTGGAAGTTCAAATTCTTCATGACGTTACTATTTGACATTGTTACTTGAATTGTGGTATATATTAAGATATCTTCGAATCTGAATTTGTGGGTGATATCATGTACTACAATAACGATGTCAAAGAGCGTTTTTTACACGAATTGGAAGCCTGCGATACTTCTGTCTATACCATAAAAGCATTACGAACTATGTTCAAGCAGGGGGCTTCCAGCGAACGAAGACTTCACAAGGACCTTGCAGAGATGACCATCGAAGAGTTCTCGGATGCTTGCCTCAAAGACATGACGAAGAGGCAAAGCCGGAAGAACTGTTTAGGGAAACGGAATCAGTACGCAAAATGGTGCGTTGAGCAATCTGTTTTTGAAAAAGTTACGCCATACTACGCCCCCGATCAATTGCCAGGCTTTGATGATGACGCACGCCAAACTTTGTACGGATCATTTGATGAGCTGAAAAAAGATATCATGCGGGCGTTTCCAGAACCAAATCGCAGTTATACCCCTTCGTTGCTGTGCCTTGCGTGGCTTGGTGTCCCACAGCAAACGGCGTCGACCTTGCTTTCTTCGGATGTAGATTTGGAGAACGGTCGTATTTACAATGAGCTTTATTACCCTATGACAACGTTCATCCCGATTTCCGTGATGCGTTTTATGCGGAAATGCAAGTACATCGGGGAGCGAACACCTGACCCTGCCGATGACACCTATGACATTACAGGCCATGATTACTTCGTGTTTGGTCATGATACCTGCAAGGATAAAAATCATATCGCTCGGAGAGAAGTGGCAAACGCTAATGTCCGCCTAGAAAAAATGGGCCGGCAACCTAAGCTTCTTTATGCTGGCGTGCGAGAGTCGGGCGCCATGGCTCGGATCTATGAACTTGAGAAGGCCGGTGTTGATGTTACTAGCACAGCTTCCTTGGAGTTGGTACGGCAAGCGTATCAGATCGTGAACAAATTCGACTTCAGCAATGTGCGCCGTGACTATCGGCAGTGGAAACGCAGCTTCCATCCAGATGATGAATAACAGATAATCTTACCGCTCGCACGCCGCAGCGGTATTGTGTGAGAGGAGACTTATAATTTTTGATGAGCAACCACCCGCGTTTTAGTGAGATCATGTTTGCGGATCTGCCAGTTGACGGCAGTGTCCAGGGCGGTCTTCGCCCTGTTCTTATTGTACAGAATGATGTTGGCAACCAGTACAGTTCGACCGTGGAAGTCATTCCGCTGACCTCCCGGACCAATAAGGCCAAGCATATGCCGACGCACGTTCCGGTTCGTCCTGACGCCCGTAACGGTCTGCGGAAGGAATCGGTCGTGCTGGCTGAAAACGTCGTCACAATTCCGAAGACCAGATTGCGGGAACACATCGGATTTGCCAGCAGATCTCTCATGGCGCAGGTAGGGCAAGCTCGTTATATTCAATCTCCGCTGCCAATTGGGGCATGGGGTCAGCCTCGGCTGAGAGATCGGCTGGTTTCTTCATTGGCCCGTTAAATGTCCGAAAGATGGGACATATCCTGTGGTACTCTATGAGAGGAGGTGAGACCCGATGCTGTTTTTTATCGCCCTTGTAATTTTCATCCTGTACTGCCTGAACGACAGCAACAAACTGTATGCTCGGCGCCGGAACTATCATGCGGAACATCCCCCTCACTGGGAGCAGGAGGAGTACATGCTTTGCTGTGCAGCGCTCCATGACAATATCGTTGCCAATGATCCTCAAACCGTTGAAGAAATGATCGAGCAAATGCATATGGCATTGTTGGATGGCAAACATCAGCTTTGGGGGCGAGGGTTTTTGCCAACAGCTATCATCCATTTGACACCAGGGAGCGAACACGAGCGACAGGAAATGGAACATGCCCTTACGATGCCAGCATGGGGTCGTATTATGCCGTTGCAATGGCCTCCTTCCGTTGATCGAATGGAAGATCTGACTGTGGACATTGAACGACTTCAATTTACAACTTACCTTGCGGAAGCTTTAGGCATTCGGTTCAAACATGTCTATGACAAAACCAACCATCTGGTTTGGGATGATGACGATATCGAGCGTAAGTGGGAGACGTTCAAAAAGGGTTACTTTCAGCGAATCATTGATGCCGAAGACCAATACCAAGAAGAAGTGCAGGACGGTACATGGTCTTTTGATTATGATGATCTGATAGATCAGGCTATCCAGGCCATCACGAAAGCCCGCCAACTAGTCGTGCTCTGTGAAGAAAAGATTCTTGCACACTGTTCTCCCGCTGAAGAGGAGACATATCGGAAGCTGCCTTATGATGATTTTCAGAGACGGCTGCGATTCTTAGAAACCAAAGCCCAAAAGTATCATTGCGAATATATTTTGGAAAAGTGGATGCGTTAGAGTCAATACAATTTACCAAAGGACTGCTTCGGCAGTCCTTTTCACTTTTTATGCTGGTGTAGCTCAGTTGGCAGAGCGGCTGTTTTGTAAGCAGCGGGTCGGGGGTTCGAGGCCGTCCACCAGCTCCACAAGATCTCAAAAAATTTTAAGGAGTGATCCAATGATCTATGTCTGCGACGCCGTGATGGGCAGCGGGAAAACCGAGGCTGCTATCCATTACATCCGGTCCCATCCGGAAAAGAAATTCCTATACATCACACCCTATCTTGACGAGGCTCAGCGTATTGTGAAGAGCTGCCCGGAGGCACATTTTGCCGTGCCTACCGCAAGTAAGGGGCAGAGCAAGGGCCAGCACTGCGAAGAGCTGCTGGCAGATGGGCAAAACATTGCAAGCACCCATCAGTTGTTCTTAGGGTATTCTCAAACGATGTTCGATCTGCTTGTTGCGCAATCTTATGTTCTGATTATTGATGAGTGTCTTGAAAGCCTGGTCGGTGTCAGGTTGTCTGCCAGCGATCGACGCCTGTTAGAAGCCAGCGGTTACTTACAGAGTGGTGACCTTGGCCTGGAATTGGGCGAACATGTTGACTATACTTCTGGCCGAATGTCTGATATCATCCGGCAGCTTCAGCATGGACAATTGATTGATGCATCCACAACGGAGGGAAAACATTTTCATTGTGCATGGGTCTTTCCAGTTGCATTGCTAAAAGTGCTGCCGGAAATTATCGTGTTGACCTATCTGTTCGAATCTCAGGATTTTTGTTACGGTTTGCAGATCCATCAGGTTTCGTATCAGCAGATCGGCGTTCACAAAACAAAGGATGGCGTTTATGAGTTTACCAAAGGCCCATCTCCGGTCCCTAACCATGTTGCCGGAATCAAAGAAAAAGTACATATCGTTCATTTGCCTAAAGCCTCTCCTTATACAGCGAGGAAACTACGCCTAAGAAATAACGCTTTCTCGGCGCAATGGTATAGAAACCCTGCTAATGCGGCGATTGCCAAAGGAATGGTGAAGTCTTACTACAAAAATCATCCGTTAGGAGAAGATCATCCCGTTGATAAGCGGATGTGGACAACTTTCATGTCATTTCAGAGGGATGTATATAGCCAACGGGCACCATTCAAAGCATTCCTCCCCTGTACGCAGAAATCCTCAAATGCTTACCGCAATCGAGACGCTCTTTGTTATGCGGTCAACCTCTACATGAACCCGTTTAAGAAGCGGTGGCTGCAAGAGCATGGCGCTACTGTGCTTGAAGACCAGTGGGCGCTGTCCATCATGCTGCAGTGGGTTTGGCGCAGCGCTATCCGTGACGGTAAAGATATCTGGCTATACATTCCATCCCGTCGAATGGAGAAGTTGTTCACGGATTGGCTCGATAGTTTAGCTTAATTCCATCTGATCTGTCCTCCAGCAGATCGTGCTCTATGAGGTGAGGACCACCCGCCAGCTCGAAGGCTGATGCCACGGTGCGTAAATCCGTGGCTCTATAAGCCGCAGTAGTTTAATGGCTAAAACACGTTTGAAGATTCGGGTTCGAGTCCCGATTGCGGTACAACGCCTGTCTCGTACACTTAGTGGTTGCTTCAGGATTTAAGGGGAGTAGGCATTTGACGAGACGGTTCCCCGGCGAGGCAGGTCACCCGCAGGATAAGAGGTGACTGGAATCAGATGAGACATGGCTATGCGTCTCGCTGATTTGAGACAGAGCGGCCCGTTGCTGCACGCAGTCAGCTATTAGCCGGGGAACAGCGGCTTCATAGGATAGGGCGAAGGCCAAGCCCACTGAACAAGGAACCTATCTGGCGAGAGTGAAGCATTGGCGTGAACGATAGTGATGCTGACGGTGAAACAGGTAATCGTGACCTGGCGCTTCCGCCTCAGTGGTTCCAAAAACCGTATCTTGTCGGCAACGAACCGATGAGTAGATATGCTGGTCGGATTGGGAGACAAGCGCCGCCGCTGCGATAGTGTGGCAGCGGAGTAAACTTAACAGAATATTGTGGTGGAAACCCACCGGGGCGGTATCCATTCCGTGCCGACAGGGCAGTAAAAGTCGTTTGCCTAGTTTACTCCTTCAATAACGAGGACGAAGTGTAATGGTTGCACGCCTGTTTTGGGGACAGGAAGAGCGGTTAAATTCCGACGTCTTCGACCAGCCGTTATGGTTTGTTGTACGTTGTTTGAAAGTCGGCCACCCATGGTTCTGCCGTGGTAAAGCAAATCAACGTTCTGACAGTCGGGTAAACAGCCACATGCCTTTCCGTGTTTCTGGCCGCGAGGAAGCGAACAAACACGGCGAAAAGACGGCTATCGTACATAGGGGAGCTGCTTCCCTGCCGGTAATAGTGGGTTATCATGTGAGGTTGGATTCACAACGCAGCATGACAGCGTAAGGCCATACGCAGATGGTGACGAGATAGGCATAGCAGAGCACGAACCGGACGCCATCCAATCAACGAGTGAGGTGTGGAATTGCTCATTGTGGCTACGCAGGCCAACCAACGGTGCCTCGGCGTAAAGTAACGAGTTGATTGCAAAGTCCAACCAAAACTTTTACGTGTTGGCAATAACAAGGAGTGAGCTTAGACGGATGAAGAAGCTGGGCGGATTCAGCTCCGTGGTGAAAGCTTCGGGTTCGCAGGTTCGAATCCTGCTTCATCCACCACCGGGGACGTAGAGCAAATGACTGTCGGTCCCAGCGCCGAAAGGCGGGCCAATCCAGACGGGATGTGCGGTTCGGGGTGAATCCTAAACCCCCATAAGCAGACATGATGCAATCGGCAGCAGTCTTGGCTTTCGTGGTCGAGAAATATTGGTTCGAATCCAATTGTCTGCAATACGCGGGGACATGGTTGTGACTGATGCAGAAGTCCCGGGAACAGTCTGCTGTATCAGTTGGCAAGGTCGGAACTTGCCACCCGCTCCAGAGCGCCTGTTGGGATTCCCGTGCGGCCTCGGAATCGGGACCGATAACCGTTGACCCACAACGGAAAGGGAATGAGCTCCAACCCTGTAAAAGCAGGATAAGCAGGGAGCCAAAAAGAAAACGATTTGGCGCAGCATCGTTTCCTACTCAGAATGCGCCGCCACGATCAGGCGGAGTGCTGGTATGGGTAGTTCTGGCTGGGCAAATCCATCCGGGCCCGTGGTGGGTGGTGTGCTCGAACACACTTTGTCAACGGCCTGTGGCGGACAGTGAGCTGCCGCATTTGGTGACCGGGGCAGAGACAGCCTCCAAAGCTCCCGACGCGAACAGGAGTACAGACGGGTGAGAAGCTAGTCCCGTCAAGCAACGTCCCGAAACCGGGGCAGGGTGTAAAAGTGACAGCACACCTCGGAGGAAAGGTTGCAAACAAAGTCGTCTTACCGGCATGCCGGCGAGACGGATCACGCTTCGGCGTGAGCAAATGGTATCGGGTAACGCGGCCCGTACCATCATCGCAAGACCTAGCCGAGGCTTGAGGGAGTGTTTTGGTGGGACTGAGGCCGTAGGCCACGGCAAGTAGGCTATGTTTTGCGAAACGTGTTCATGAAAGGCTCATTCTATGGCGGCGTGGTGGAATTGGTAGACCAGGCAGACTCAAAATCTGTTGCTGAAAAGCGTGCATGTTCGAATCATGTCGCCGCCATAACCGGGACTCCCGGTTAAAACATGCAGATGTGGCGGAATAGGTAGACGCCGTATGGTCATGCGGTTCGACAGTGGCGCGGCATATCCAAACCTATTAGGGTTAAGTAGCTACCCTTGACGGGAAGAAATCCGGCCGCGAACTCCGAACAATGCGGGGTGCAAATCCCCGCCATCTGCACCATTGCCACATCACACAGTAGGCATCCATACTCCATCAGCGGAGAGCTGGGCATCTCTTAAAACTGCCCCGCCCGATTGAGATAACATATCACGGCTGTGAGTGGCGGTCGGAATCCAGGGTGGTCACGCAAAGGGTGTGACTGGGCGTTAAACAAATAGCGAGAGAATTCTCCATGGCGTTGTACCATGACGAAGTTCTGAGTGGCGAAAGTCACTCAGGGAAATACCCTGGTAGACTCAGATGGGAAACACTAATCCCCCTGCTCCCCGATCTTAGAAAGGCTGAAATGGTAGTTCTGCGTAAAGGCAAGAGGCGAGGCCGGGAGTGGAGTCACTTATACAACAAAAAAACGGGGCGCAAAGCGCCCCGGCGACTCAGCGCAACACCTTGCGCTTAATGGCATAAATGCCGTCGCGAACCAGCTCGGCACACAGAGTGCCGAGGAAGCTGACGAGGAACATTCCAACCATAAACCACTCCTTCCCGAACTCGAAGTTTCGAGTCCTGCCCGATAACTCTCGGCTCCGAGTTTGAAAATTCGCGGTGAATCGCAAGGTCATTGTATCATGCTGGTTGAAAATGTCAAGAGTCGCCGTGGGGCTTTGCGTACCGTTGATATAGCGCTATAGCCAAGTGGTAAGGCAAGGGACTTTGACTCCCTGATCGTTGGTCCGAGTCCAACTAGCGCTGCCAAGTAAGTGAGACTGAAATGCTGCGTCAAAAGGGAAGCCTTTGTGAGATCGGTGCCTGCACCGATCAAGTTAGCGGTGTCGATGCGTATGTACAGCGTGCAGCAGCCGCCGACCTAGCTGGATGGTCAGAATACCAGCACAAAAGGGTAAGGCAAGTCTCCTTTAGAATGGCCGAGAACCTGTGTGTCGTCTATGCCGGGTACGACTCAAAACAACATAGCCGGGGTTAGTAGTCTTTTAGGTTCCATCACCAAAGAGTGAGGCCGATAGGTCAAGAGAGGTGCGACAGGGTGGCAACCTGTGATGGGCAATAGCCATTAAAGTCGACAACAGAGAGCGCCGCTGACCGTTATGCGGGATATAAGAGGACGGTCTCGGGCCGCATTGCTGTGTGCCGCACAGTGTGTGTGCCTGTTTGGTGCGGCGGCGCACCTAAAAACTCCGTGTCGCTACTGCTCAATAGCGGCTGTCGAATCTATGCTGGATTAGCTCAGAGGCAGAGCGGCGCTCTCGTACAGCGCAGGTCGAGATTTCAAAATTCTCATCCAGCTCCAGCGGGAAACGTTCCGCCACGACCGCAAAACGGATAACACCAGATAAATGGTTTCGCCCCATTCACAAAAGACAGTAAAGCAAACTGTCCGATCAAACGCTTTGGGGCTATTTTTGTTAGATGTTGCCATGTTTATTTAGCTCCTTATGTTTAATCGGCGCCGTGTAGTACGATTTTATCTGATGGTCTCGATTGGCGTTAAGACTTCCCGCCCCAACTTGCTGTTCCGCGGACAGCCACGTAGATCGCAATGACGGATCTCGACCAACTACGGAGAGGGACGAAGGCAGGATCTCCTGCACACTAGAGTCAGAAAGGTTGGTCATTCTATGCGAAGCAACGCATGCCGGCGCATGCCAACGCCTTGAAAGCGATTGGCGGAGAAATCCGTGGGGATCGTCACCTCTGCTTCGCGCCATACCTGCACGGGTCGCTACCGTGTTGTCAGCCGGTGGAAGAGCGGCAGAAGAATCCGAGGAAGAATTGTATCGATTGTATCGTGCATGCTTGTGGGGCGCACGATCCTTCCTCGGATTCTTGCGTTTCTCGGACGATCGACAAAAATACATATCTAAAGGAGCGCAACATGCGTGAGAAGAAAATTTTTGACAGGACAATCTGTTTTACAGTCTTCCGGGAATGGGTTGAAACCATCCAATACATGGCGGAGACCGACCCTCAACAAGCGTTAGACGCTTTTTTGGTCCTGAGCAATTTTTGCCTTTATGGAGAGGAACCCGACGCTGAAAGTAACCCATTGGGGCGTCGCTTGGCCTGTAGTCAGCGGCGAAGCACGGAGGAGCATTAGTAGTCGCCGGAGAGGGTTTGGCACAGAAGACACTGAAAAAACGGAAGAAATCAAGGCCTATCGCATAGCTCACCCGGAAGCAACGCAAAGAGCTATCGCAGACGCTTTGCATTGTTCTCTTGGGAAGGTGAATAAGGTTGTCCGTTTAACTAAGGTTCAGCCTCACCTAGTAACTAGCTGCCCGCCAATTTGTCCGATGACGGCAATTAGCAATGAGGTGATGGATTTACAAAGAGCATATCGTCGTGAGCGTCAGCGGGAAGGGATTGCCATAGCGAAGGAACAGGGCAAGTACAAGGGGCGGAAGCCCTTGGCGATTGACACGGCAAAGTTTACGGCGGTCTGTGCCCGATGGCGGGCCGGAGAGATCACCGCTACCGCCGCCATGAAGGAGCTAGGCATGAAGTCCAACACCTTCTATCGCCGTGTAAAGGCTATGGGCCTGTAAGCACAACTGTTCACATATGATGAGCCTCGAAAGAAAGGATGACATACATGGCACGCAAAGCAGTATCGGCTCCCAAGGTTTTGACAAAGCTGCCGTCTAATGAAAAGATCTGGCTTTTAGAACATACACCGGACGGTACGCTGTTCGTTACGACCTCTAATGCGGAGCGCACGCAGTACAAGCTTTATCGCCGGGCAGAAGACGGCGGCTACATTCCCGTCGCCAAAGCCAAAACACCAGCTGAGTTTTCCGAGCTCGCACAAAGCTGGCGTCCGGACAAGCCGTAAAGGCGGCTAAATTTTTTACCCTGTTACACAACGTTTGTTGCGTATAAATCATTTTTAGAAGGAGCGATAACATTGGGATTTGTCAAAGCAAAGAAAGAAAAAATCTGGGTCAAAGCCCTGCTGGCAGGGCCCAGCGGCAGCGGAAAATCATATTCCGCTCTGCGGGTAGCTACCGGTATGGCCCGGAAATGCGACTCACGGGTCGCTGTCATCGACACAGAGAACGGGCGTATTCGTTACTACGCCAATGAGTTCGACTTTGATGACATGCAGCTGGATGAGCCGTATTCTCCGGAGAAGTACATCAGCGCCATCGACGAGGCGGTCGACGCCGGTTACAAGGTGCTGGTGATCGACGGCACCTCCAACGAGTGGGCTTACTGCAATGAGGTCCACGACAAGATGCCCGGCAATAGCTATACCAACTGGGCAAAAATCACTCCCCGTCATAACGCTTTTATGGAGAAGATCCTTCAGTCTCCTATCCATATCATTGCGACGGTGCGAGGCAAGGATACGTATATCTTGGAGGACAAAAACGGCAAGCAGGTCCCCAAGAAGGCCGGCGTCGGTTATCAGGCCCGGCAGGATACGGAGTACAACTACTCCGTGACTTTCAATCTGTCTCAGGACACCCATGTAGCGGATGCCCAAAAGGACAACACCAAGCTCTTCGAGGGCCGCTATGAGCCTCTGACGGAGAAGGACGGTGAGCGCCTTTACGATTGGGCCAACGATGGTGAGAGCGCCCCGATCCGTTCCAAGGCACCCGAAGTTACGACCAAGGACCCGCTGACAGAGTGCCTGGAGAAGATCGATACCGTCGCCAGAGAACTGCCTGGCCTTGGCATCGCTAAGACCGATATCTCTGAAGCGATCAAGCAGCAGACCGGCGGCATGGCCAACTACCGCAACATTAAGGATCTGACTGTGGCGCACGCCGTTCTGGCTGCGCTGCAGGCTATGAAGAAGGAGGACTAACACATTGAACAGTGTGATTTTGAGAGGTCGTCTGACCCGAGACCCTGAGCTCCGTGAAACAAATGGCGGCACGAATGTTTGTTCTTTCAGTCTGGCGGTGGATCGCCGCCGCACTGGCGAGGAGAAGGAGACCGACTTCTTCGAGTGCGTTGCCTGGAAGCAGTCCGCTGAGTTCCTTTCCAAGTACGGTTCCAAGGGCCGCAGCATCCTGGTGGAGGGTCGTCTCCAGACCCGCTCCTATCAGGATAAGGAGGGCAATTCCCGCAAGGTCACCGAGGTGGTCGTCAATCACCTGGAGTTCTGCGACAGCCGTGGCGCTACCGCTGAGGAAGCGATCGCCGCCGCATCCGATAAGACACCTTACGTCCATTCCGGTGGCTATGAGCCTGCCCCTGCGGATGATTCCGTGGAAGAGGATAACGACCTGCCCTTCTAAGTATGGGCAGCCCGTACAAACAGCAACTGGATGAGATGGTGTGGTCGTACAGTCGTATCACGACCTACGCCAATTGTCCGGCGGAATTCAAACAGCACTACTTAGACGACCCGGAGCATTCAGTCGACAATGCCTTTGCGGAGTTCGGTTCGCTGTGCCACATGATCTTGGAAGAATATGAAGCTGGTCAGCTGGCGGAATACGAATTGCTGGACGAGTACGATTCCCGCTACAACGAGGTGGTGTGCCACGAGTTTCCCAAGATGCGTGGCACATCCCTCGGGGATAGCTACTACAACGACGGAGCGGCCTACTTTGAGTCCTTTAATGGATTTCCGGAATCATGGGAGATCCTGGGTCAGGAGATCGAGTTTGAGGTGATGGTCGGTCCGTACCGGTTCCGTGGCTTCATCGATCTGCTGGTGCGGGATCGGCAAGACCAGCGTCTCATCGTGGTAGACCACAAAAGTAAGAACGGCTTCCACAGTAAAAAGGAAAAGGCGGAATACGCAAAGCAGCTCTACTCCTATTCCAAATACGTCTACGAGAAGTACGGGGAATATCCGAAGCAGCTGATTTTCAACATGTTCCGCAAGCAAGAGTTGGTCACCATTGAGTTTTCCCTCAAGGATTACGAGGCAACGCTTCATTGGCTGGTCGCTCAGATCGACGAGATCTATCAGGACTTGGATTTCTGGGACAAGATCACGATGGAGTACGAGCGCAAAGGGAAGGACATCGAAGACTTCGCCTGTACGGATTTTTACTGCAATAGCTTGTGCGGCTGCCGAACTTCCTGTGAGCGCAGCATCGAGTATGAAGGAGGTGGGGCTGATGCGAGTTGACGAAGCCAAGATCCGGGAAGCCAAGGAGCGCCTTGGCGACCGGAACGCGGAGATCATTCAGGAGCTTTTTCAAATGGAAAAGTATGACCCGGTCCGAAAGATCGGGTGCTGTCCGAACCCTGCGCATGATGACTATACTCCCAGCTGTTCTTACAATCCCAAAACCTTTGCGTTCCATTGTTTCGGCTGCGGATGGGGAGCGGATGTCCTAGAGGCCTGGATGCAGGTTGAGCATTGCACCTTCCTAGAAGCCTGCGAAAAGCTCTTCCGAGAAGCGGGGATGTCTTACGATTTCACCGAGCGGGGCGTCCTGACCCAAGGGAAAAGCTATCGCTATCCGAAACCGTCCTATGCTCCCAATAAGGATATCGTCTATGACTACTGGGCGAAGCGCAAGATCTCCAAGGAAACGATCGATTACCTCGATATCCAGCAAGATACCAGGGGCAATACACTCTTCCAGTATTATGATCTGAATGACGTTTTGGTCTCTGTGAAGGTCCGGTTATCCCGAGCGTTTGATCCCAAACGGGATCACAGCAAGATCTGGCACCTTCCAGACGCCGATAAAACAGAGGTTTTATACAACATCAATCGGATCAATCCGGAGCAGCCTTTGATCATCACTAGCGGGGAAGGGGACTGCGCTACTGCTATTGAGTGCGGCTTTTACAACGCTGTCAGCATCAATGGCGGCGACAGCAACACCCAGTGGGTCGGGGAATGTTGGGACTGGCTTCAGCAGTTCAACGAGATCATCCTGGTCCACGATAACGATGCTTCCGGTGAAAAATTCGCTCGGGAGATCTCAACACGGCTCGGAGAGTACCGGGTCAAGGTCGTCGATATCCCGACGGTACATACCAAAGAGAATGGGCAAAAGGTCCGCATCAAAGATCTCAATGAGCTTCTTTTCTATAAAGGGAAAGAAGCGGTCCAGGAAGCTATCGTCAACGCCAAAGAGAGCGAGATCCCATCCATCATCGATTATACGGAAGTTCCTAAGTTCAGCATGTCTGATGTCGAAGGGTTCCGTACTGGGCTCCGGGATCTGGATGCCGCACTCGATAAGTTCTACATGGGTTCTACCACCGTGTTGACCGGTGCTCCCGGTTCTGGCAAGAGTTCTCTCTTGAGCACTCTGATCTGCCGTTCGGTGGAGCAGGGTTTTCCTTGCTTCGTCTATTCCGGCGAGCTCAGTAATCCATCCCTCAAGTCGTGGGTCGATTTTGTCCATGCTGGCCAGAGAGGACTGAACAAGTATCGGTCTCCGGATGGCCTCTCGGAGTATTACAAGATCCGTCCGGATGTCTACGACAAGATCAATCAGACTTACCACGGCAAGATCTTCTTCTACAAAGATGGTTTCGAACAGAAGGTCTCCAAGATCATGGCGACTGCGGAAACTGTCGTCCGCCGTTACTCCGTCAAGACGCTGATCTTTGACAACATGACTTCCATGGACATGGAGAATAATGACGACAATAAATGGTCCAAACAAGACGAATTTATCCGTGAGATCATCGCCTTCGCCACTCGCTGGAATGTGTGCTGTCTCATCGTTCTGCATCCGAAAAAGATGACGGAGATGCGTCGGATGAACATGTATGATCTTTCCGGTACATCCAGTTCCGCCAACCTGACACACCGCATCCTATCCCTCTATCGGCTGCAGCCACGGGATAAGGAGCCGTCCACAGATCGGTACGGTCATGTGATCCCCGGCTGTCCCTTCGATGTCACCATTGACGTTTTGAAGGACCGTTTTGGGTCAGCAGGCGGTCGAACGATCGGACTTTTCTACGATGTCGCCAGTCGAAGATTCTTCGACAGTCCGGAGACACTGGACCATCAGTACGAGTGGGATACCACTGATTACCGAGGAACTCCTCTTCCTTACGGCGCTCCCCAGTTGGATCTGCCGGAAGAGATTTTTGGAGCCCCGCTTACATAAGGAGCTTGTATGGCAAATAAGAAAAGAACTCCTGTTAAATCGGAATACGGGCCGCCTCCCGCAACGATCGAGCATTTCTACGGCCTCGAACTGGATGAGGAACAAGCGGCGTTTCGGGACGCGATCTGGAATCCGGATGTTCACCTGGTCGCCGCTGACGCGGTGGCCGGGTCAGGCAAGACTACGATCGCAATCGCAACAGCGACTTTGCTGCAGAAATACGGCGTGGTGGATTCCTGCCTTTACATTCGGACACCTTCCTCAGAAGGCCGCATCGGATTTCTGCCTGGAGATCAAAACAGCAAAGAGCGGCCCTATATGGCACCGCTCTACCATACCATAGCCAACATTGGAGAGAACCCGATCACAATGATCGAGAGCAACGACTATGAGACACAGAAGTATCAGTCTGCCCCGTGGCGGGCACAGACCGATGTCTATATGCTCGGCACTGACCTGTCCCGCAAAGCCGTCGTCATTGACGAGGCGCAGTGCATGACAACGGATCAGCTGCGGGCGGTCCTGACACGGTGTCATGATGACTGCAAAGTGGTCGTGATCGGTTCTACTCTCCAGATCCAGGGCATTCCCAAGGAACGATCTGGTTTTGCCCATTGTATTGAGCATTTCAATGGCCAGCCGTGGGCCAGGATTTGCACCCTGAGCCGCAATTACCGAGGTGAAATGTCCGCCTGGGCAGACCGCTTGTAAGGGGTGATGGGTTGTACAGCTATCAAAACCATCACCGACACAGCATGTATACCAATGTTCGAGTTTCGGATTGTGTTGTAAACAATGAGGCATATGCGAAACGGGCGGTCGAGCTAGGTCAGCAGGTCCTTTCCACGTGTGAACATGGCTGGCAGGGCAACTACTGGGATGTTTATCAGCTGGCGCAGAAGTATCAACTTAAAATGCTTTACAGCGCCGAGGCTTACTGGGTCAAAGACCGAGCGGAGAAGGACCGCACCAATTGTCATATCTTTCTTGCGGCTAAGAATGAAGCGGGCCGCCTTGCGCTGACAGATGCTTTGTCGGAGGCAAACTTGACGGGCTTCTATGGCCAACCGAGACTCGATATCCCGCTGCTTCTTTCTCTACCGAAGGATGATATTTGGGTCACCTCTGCCTGTGTGGCCGCATGGCGATATGAGGATGCTGACCAGATTTTTGAGACGCTGGCAACTCACTTTGGAAAGAATTTCTTCTTTGAAGTACAGTATCACAATACTCCGTCTCAGATTACATTGAATCAGCACATCCTGGAATTGCGAGATCGGCTTCACGTTCCGATCATCATGGGCTGTGACAGTCACTATATCTTACCGGAAGACGCTCAGGCTCGTACTGACTTCCTGGTCAGCAAAGGTATGGTATACCCCGAGGAAGATGGCTGGTATTTGGACATGCCGGATGGCGACACCGCTTATCAGCGTTTTGCGCAGCAGTCCGTTTTGTCGCATGACCAAATCGTGGAAGCCATCGGAAACACCAATATCTTTACTGAGGTCGAAGAATACGACAACGATATCTTTCGAACCAACATCAAAATGCCGGCAATGCACCCAGAGTGGTCCCAGCAACAACGGGACGAAGAGTACTGCCGTCTGGTGTGGAATGGCTGGGACAGTTACAAAACTGAGGTGCCGGAAGAGCAATGGCCGCACTATGAAGCGGAGATCCAAAAAGAGATCGATGTTGTCATCGCTACCAAGATGGCGGATTACTTCATTGACAATTACCACATCATCAAGAAAGGCAAAGAAAACGGTGGGTGGCTCACAAAGACGGGCCGAGGTTCCGCCGTCAGTTTCCTGACCAATAAACTGTTGGGGTTCACGGAAGTCGATCGTATTGCCGCTAAGGTCACGATGTATCCAGAGCGGTTCATGAGCACCGAGCGAATCCTCGAAGCGGGGACATTGCCTGATATCGATTTCAATGTCGCAGATCAGGAGCCGTTTGCCAAAGCTCAGCAAGAAGTGTTGGGTGAGGACCATGCTTATCCCATGGTGGCGTTCGGCACAGCCAAGGTGTCGGCCGCATGGAAACTGTACGCAAAATCACAGGGCTTGCCATTTGAACTTGCCAATGCGGTGTCCGATCAGATCAAACGATATGAGCAAGCCGTGAAACATCAGGACGAGGATGATGACACGGAAATCGATCCCTTCAATTACATTGACGCCAAATACAAAGACATCTTTGCGAAGAGCAAAGACTACTTAGGATTGGTCACATCGTGGTCGATCGCTCCCTGCTCATACCTGTTGTATCAGGGAAGCATCCGGCGGGAGATCGGTCTCACTCGTGTCAAAGACCATTTGTGCTGCTGTATGGATGGTCACGTTGCGGAAGCCAATCACTTTTTGAAGAACGATTTGCTGACCGTACAGGTCGTCAATCTGATTTATCAAACCTTCCACCGGATCGGCGAGGAACCGCCCAGCGTGAATGAGCTACTGTCTAGGGTGCAAGACGATTCAGATACCTGGGGCTTATACCATAGAGGATGCACTCTGTGTCTCAATCAGGTCGAGCGAGACGGCACCTCTGCGAGAGTTCGTATTTATAAGCCTACGAATATCTCAGAGCTTTGTGCGTTTGTGGCCGCTATCCGCCCTGGGTTTGCGTCCATGTACAAAACCTTTGAAAGCAGAACTCCGTTTGCGTATGGCGTCAAAGCATTTGATTCTCTGATCCAGACGGAAGAGATGCCCAATAGCTTTGTTCTCTACCAAGAGCAGGAGATGGCAGCCCTCCATTATGCCGGTATCCCCATGGCGGATTGCTATAGCGCTGTGAAGAACATCGCAAAGAAGCGCAAAGAGAAAGTTCTTGCCTACGAGGAGAAATTCAAGGCTGGCTTCATCCGGGCCATGGTAGAAGATGAGCATCGCAGTCGGGAAGAAGCGGAGGAAATGGCTCATCAGCTTTGGGTAATTATCACCGACGCCGCTTCCTATTCCTTCAACTGTGTGTCGGGCGATACAAGGATTCAAAAAGCTGGTTGTCTGAATGGTCGTTTCTGGCCGACGGTCGAGGAAATGTATATGATCTGGAAATATCCGGAGTATGCGAAGGCGACTGGCCATGAGAGCCTGCATTCGAAATACCGAAGCTATGGATTTGGAACGGCACTCTCCATGTATCCCGACGGAAAGATTCGTAAGAACAAAATTATTGGTATCTATCCTTCGGGAGAACAACAGGTTTACATGGTTCGAACGGAAACCGGGAAAAGCATTAAATGCACGATGAATCATAAGTTCCCAACACCGAATGGTTATAAAACCTTAGCGGAACTGCATGTCGGAGATCAAGTTTATTGCAAAGGCGTCTATGAGAAAGACACTACCAAGTATCCTTTCACCGACGGGAACTTTGAATCAAATATGCCTACGGTGGGTCAACGAGGCTTCCAGAGCAATCCTAACGGAGCGACTGTCATCTACAATCGCGAACGTAATAAGCATATTGCACACCGAGACCATTGTGAATGCTGTGGTGCTTCTGATCATGACTCAGGCCGTTTTGAGCTGCATCACATAGACATGGATCGTACCAACAATTCTCCGGAGAATTTCCGATGGCTTTGCGCCTCATGTCATAAGAAAGCACACTATCAGAATGGCCGTCGGAAAGTGTATGACAAAGGGATTCCGACGTATGTTGACACGATTTCTTCAATCGAATCATTGGGTGTTGAGCGAACTTATGATGTGGAAATGGATGACCCGGCCCATACATTTATCTCTGAGAATGGGCTGGTCGTGTCCAACTGTAGCCACTCTTATTGTGTTGCGCTGGATAGTCTCTATGAAGCCTGGCTCAAGTCACATCATCCTTTAGAGTTCTATGAAGTGGCGTTGAACATTTATGAAACAAAAGGCAACAAGGATAAGATGATGGCATTAAAAGAGGAAGCGGAAAACTATTTCCAAGTTCATTTCCCTCCGGTGCGCTTCCGCCAGGACAACCGCACGATCCACCTTGAGAAAGCGACGTTCTCGATCACTACCTCTCTGGGGTCCATCAAAGGATTTGGAACCACGATGGGGAGGACACTTTACGAAAGTGGTCTTCATTCCTATGATTCCTTCTTTGATGTTTTGGCATGGCTGGACCGCAAATCTTTTAAGAGCGCCAAGGTGATCCCTCTGGTCAAGATCGATTACTTTCAGGAGTTTGGCAACAACCGGACGCTCCTGCGCCTTGTCTCGCTCTTTGACTTTTTTAAGCAAGGGAATGCCAAGTCCATTGCCAAGGAAGGCCTTGACCCGACTTTAGCATCCCTTCTTTGCAAATACGCTACCGACAAAGGAGTCAAGGGTAACGAGCTGAAGTCCTATACGATCACGGATATGCCTGGGCTGCTGCGAGCGCTTGAAACCTATGTGCGCTCCTTGGCGTTGCCAGAACTGCCGTACCGAGTCAAGGCTGCCAATCAGCTCGATATCCTGGGCTATGTAGATCTGACGACAGGAATCGAAGAAGACCGCCCCAAGCTCTACGTAATGGATGTCTATGCACTGCCGGACCGCTTCAAAGGCGGTGTTTGGAAGTATAAGCTGAAAACTAAAAGCATCGGCAGTGGCAAGGTCTCCAGTCTCTCATTATCTCCCAAGCTGATGCAGAAAGTGGAGATCATCAAGGGTGATGTGATCCTTGCCAAAAAATGGGCGAAGGACCGAAAAGGCTACTGGGAACTTCAGAACTATGAAATTGTAACGGAGGGCGTTTGAGCCCTCCGTTGCCACATTCAAGGAGCAAATCATGACTCAACTTTTACATATCGGCAATGACCCTTCCAGTCGAGAGTATACCTTCCTGGAGAATGACCATGACTTTGTGGCGTTGGTGGACGAGCGCCTTGGCCGTGAAGCCGCCGACTTTGTCGCTGGGCTGATCGAAAGCAAGGAAGAGGCGCTTACGTACAGCCGAGGCTATAAAGATGGCTATACCGATGGTTACGAAGCAGGTTACGAAGATGGTGAGATGGAAGGCTATTGCCGCCAACAACGTTTTTCGGACGAACAAGGAGATTTCGATGAATAACAACCTGACTGAAATTGTTTTTATCCTGGACCGCAGCGGTTCCATGCAGACACTGACCGATGATACCATCGGCGGCTTCAATTCCTTCATCGAGAAGCAGAAGCAGGGGCCGGGTGACGCCATTCTTACTACTGTGCTTTTCGATGACCAGTATGAAATCCTGCACGACGGCGTCAATCTGAAGGATGTGAAGCCTCTGACCCGTGAGGATTACTATGCCCGTGGCATGACTGCCATGATGGACGCTATTGGTCGCACAATCCTTACCGTTGACGCACGACTTCAGAAGACACCTGCACAGTATCGTCCCGGTAAGGTGATTTTTGTTATCACGACTGATGGCTATGAGAATGCCAGCGTGGAGTTCAACCGGGCCCGTATCAAGGAAATGATCCAGCAGCAGACCGCCAAGTACGACTGGCAGTTCCTGTTCCTCGGCGCCAACATGGATGCTATTTCTGAGGCCGGGACGATCGGTGTCTGTTCGGCACAGTCTGTCACTTATACTGCCAATTCTGCTGGAACCAAAGCTGTTTATGACACTCTGGCATCCACGATTTCTGACTACCGTTCCACTGGTACGATCAACGCCGCTTGGAAAGAAGATATTCAGTGAGCATTGCTCTGCCACTAAACCATAGCAAAGGAGAACACACATGCGAAGAAAACACAATCCTTTTACATACGCCGTCCTCTTCTGGGCGGCGGTGCTGACGGTAACAGTCCTCATCACCCTGATTCAAAACGCCAGCGCTGCTGATACCGCTGAGCCAGAGATCATCGTTGAGATGCCCGTTGTGCTGACCATTCCGGAGTCAGAACCGGAGCCTGAGCCTGAACCTGCCATCTATGCGGACTTCGAGCTCACGGACTACGAGCGTGGCCTTCTTGCCATGGTTGTCTACCGGGAAGCGAGAGGGGAGCCCGAGGAAGGCCGCCGTGCGGTCGTGGAAGTGATTCTGAACCGTGTGCGTTCTCCTCTGTTTCCTAATACGATTGATGGCGTAGTCTACCAGAGCAATCCGGTGCAGTTTGCCTGCGCCAATGCTCTGACCACCAATAGCGTCAAGGAACTGGGGGCGCTGTCCGTGTGCTTTGATACCGTGGACGCCGTTCTGGCGGAGACAGAACCGGCTCTTAGCTGGGACGCCCTGTACTTCAGCACCCGGAAGCCGTCCTCAGCCGAGTACATGAAAATCGGAAACCACTATTTTCATTAAGGAGGCGCGATGAAGCGAGAATGTATGGTTGAAGACCTGCGGGCGTATGCCGCCCCTGGATCGTTCAACGCCAATGTCGCAGACCTGTTGGAGAACGACGCCAAGGCCCTCGAAGCCCTGCGGCAGGAAAATGAAAAGCTGCGCATGATCCTGCACACCGTTGACGAGCTGGAGAACACCGTCGTGACCAACGGCGACGACCTCCGCTACTGCGCTGGCCGCTTCGCTCGGATGACGGACACTGAGTTTGCAGACTACATCTGCAACGACATGACGTGTAAATTTTGCGACCGTATCTGCGGTGATACCTGCACTGCTCTTCCGAGCTTGGAGATGAGCGCTGTAGAGCGCTGTCGTCGTATCGCCTTGGCTTGGCTTCAGCATCCTGTAAAGGAGGAAACTAATTGAATACTGATGTGATGTTCTCCAGTGATAAGACTTACTGGGAGACGCCGCAATCATACTTTGATGAACTGAATGATCGCTTTCATTTCACATTGGATGCGGCGGCCTCAGAAACGAATCACAAATGTGATTATTATTTCACGAAAGCCGATGACGCGCTGTCGCAGGACTGGGGAGGGGAGACAGTGTTCTGCAATCCTCCGTATGGCAATGTTGAGACAGGAGTCTGGACAAAGAAATGCTACATGGAAGCGGCAAAGCCGGACACTACCGTTGCCTTGCTGATTCCAGCACGGACAGATCGCAAATCGTTCCATGATTACATCTACCGGAAGCCTGGCGTAGAAATCGAGTTCCTTAAAGGCCGTCTTGCCTTCGAGCTGAATGGCAAGCCTGTTACCGATAAGGCAGGCAGGCCAATGAACGCTCCGTTCCCGAGTATGCTTGTCATCTTCCATGGCACGCAACCCATGAAGGAGGAAACCAATTGAAAGTATACCTGAACAGTATCAGCGGTATTCCTGACGCTTTGACTTCGCTGCTGATGTCGAAGCGTTCATGGACGCCGGAAGCAGAGAGCGAAATCCGAAGACTAGATCGCTCAGTCAATAATGGGGATGGAACATTCACGCCGTTTTGGGCGAGCGAAGATGACATCGCAGACTATGAGCGGCGCATGAAAGTTTTGCTGAGGTGGGGCCAGAAGCACATCACACTTCTGAAGTTCATCGACCTTTCCTTTACGGTCGAGGGTATCCATCGAGCGGGGCAGGACGATTGGGATGCCCACGCAGAGCGCTACCACAATCGCATCATCCGCAGTTCTACCCGACTGGCCGAGTTCAAGAAGGGTGAGATGTCAGACTGGTACAAGGGTAAGATCATTCCGACGGATGAAGCCCTCGATCTGTTGCATATGCAGCTCCCGGAAACCATCGAGAAAGACGGTGTGACCTATGTCCGGGCTGTCAATGGTTACATCCGGGAGGACATGAAGGACGATAAGGATGTCAAGCGTGGTCTGTATATGCTGTCCATTCCCAGTAACTTCATCTTCCGGTGTGATCTGGCGAACTTTGCACATGTCTATCAGAACCGGAATCAGAATAGCGCTGCAAATCCGGAGGTCAAAATGTTGGCTGAGGAGTGCGCGAACCTGATCCGGCAGTACCAGCCGCTGATCACGCCAGATGTACTGAATGCCATCCAGAACTGAGGCTCATATGGACACACACAATTTTCCCAAAGCCATCGCCATCGATTTCGATGGCTGCCTCTGTTCTGACAGGTATCCTGCCATCGGCGCTCCTTATTGGGGTGTGATCGGCTCCGCTATCTGGGAACAAATGGCTGGCGCCAAACTCATCCTCTGGACCTGCCGGGAAGGGGATGACCTTCGGGCTGCCGTAGATGCCTGTGCCAGTTGGGGGCTGAAGTTTGACGCCGTCAACGCCAATCTACCGGAACGGATCGCTTACTACGGCAACGATTGCCGCAAGGTCGGCGCGGACGAATACTGGGACGACCGGACGCGGCGGGTTCAGGAAGGAGGGTTTCAATGAGCGGAGGACATTTTTGCTACACCGATTCCCAGGCCAAGACCGAGATCTTCGGCTGGACTGACAAACCGACCAACGTCTTCGAGGACCGGGAGATCTCTGAACTCATCTTCGATGTGTTCGACCTGATCCACGACTACGATTGGTACGCCAGCGGCGATACCGGTGAGAACGATTGGCTCCAGGCGAAGAGGGCCTTCAAGGCTAAGTGGCTGCACAGCCCGCCGGAAGAGCGGACGAAGGCCATCATCGACTCCGTCATCAACGACGCACGGCAAGAGCTGTATAAAACCTTTCTTTCGTGCAAAGATGGCACGTCCAAAGACCTAGAGTAACTAGCCTGGAAATTTTAGGATAACTCCAACAAACCATACCAAAGGAGGAAGAATGAGCAAGAAACCTATCATCCTCCTTGTCGGGCCCAGCGGCTCCGGCAAGAGTACAATTTCCCGTGAGCTCCATGAGAAGTATGGCCTCAAGGAGCTCCAGAGCTACACCACAAGAAAGCCCCGCTTTCCCCATGAACCCGGCCATACCTTCGTGACCGATGAGGAGTTTGACACTCTCAAAGACCAAGTAGCCTTTACCGATTTCAACGGCCACCGCTACTGCGCCACGGCACAGCAGGTGGACGAGAACGACATCTACGTCATCGACCTGGAAGGCTGCCGGACATTCCGGCAGACCTACCACGGAGATAAGGTCCCCATGGCTTTCTGGATCGAGTGTGATCCGGCGGTCATCCGCCAGAGAATGTTCCTGCGGGACGGTTCTCTGGAGGCCGCCAGCCGTATGGCGCATGACGTGCAAGCCTTTGATGGCGGCAGGGAAGAGCTGGGCGAACTTTTTGAATACACCTTCGTGATCGAGAACACCGACGTTGAAAAGGCGGCTGACGAGATCATGTGCTGTGTCGATATCTACTGTGGGGAGGGTGCGGAATGACAGTTACCAAGAGAGATGGCCGCAAGGTCAAGTTTGACCGTAGTAAGATCGTCAAAGCCATTACGAAGGCGTTCGTTGAGGTGTACCCCGATGAACTGCCCGCAGATACATACACTTTCTGCGCCAAGATCGCCGATGACATCGAGGCCCGCAAGCAGGACCTGACAGTCGAGGAAATCCAGGACATCGTCGTCCGCAAGCTGATGGCAAGCAAGTACAAGGATGTCGCCACACAGTATGTGCAGTACCGCTACCAGCATGAGCTGATTCGGCAGAGCAACACCACCGACAAGACCATTAAGGAATTGCTGGATGGTGAGAACGAATACTGGAAGACCGAGAATAGTAACAAAAACCCGAAGGTGGTGACAACCCAGCGGGACTACATCGCTGGCGTTACAAGTACGGACATCACCCGGCGGTTCCTGTTGCCCAAGGATATTGTCAAGGCGCACGACGAAGGCATCATTCACTTTCATGACGCCGACTATTACGCTCAATTGAGTCTTCACAACTGTGAACTCATCAATCTGCAAGACATGCTTCAGAACGGCACGGTTATCAACGGCGTTCAGATTGACAAGCCACATCGGCTTATTACCGCCGCTACGATTTCCACGCAGATCATTACTGCCGTGACCAGTTCTTCCTACGGCGGCGCCACCATCAACCTTTCTCATCTGGCTCCGTTTGTTCGAGATAGTCGTGAGTGGCATCGACGCAAGTACCTCAGCAGGGGTATGTCTGACGGAGAGGCGGATAGCTGGGCGATGGAGGACACACAAAAGGAAATCGCCGATGCTGTTCAGACCTTCAATTATCAGGTCAATAGCATGACCAATACCAACGGGCAGGCACCGTTCCTGAGCGTATTTATGTACCTCAATGATGATCCGGAACACCAAGAGGAAACTGCGCTGCTTATCGAGGAGTTCCTGAGACAGCGTATCCTTGGGTTCAAGAATGAGTCTGGGCACTATATCACTCCGGCATTCCCGAAGCTCCTGTATGTGCTGGACGAAAACAACATTACCGAGGAGTCTCCTTACTGGTATCTGACGGTGCTGGCCGCCCAGTGTACCGCCAAACGACTGGTGCCGGACTACATTTCCGCCAAGATCATGCGCCGTGACAAAGTAGACGCCAATGGCAATGGCAATGTTTACGGTTGCATGGGGTGTGTCGCTGGAGATGAGGTCATTACATATCGCATGGACGGCATGGTCTACACGGAAGCCTTCTCTCGTGCCTGGAATCGGCTGACTCGCCGTTTCGCCCCGAAGATTCAACCCGGACGTGCCATCGACAAGTACATTGATTTGGAAGGCGTTGAGATTTACGATGCCGTGGCCGGTTGGACTCGGTGTCTTCGCATGATTCGGAACGAAAATTCTGAGATGCTGCGGCTCCGGTTTTCTAATGGGAGGATGCTGGATTGCACCCCCGACCATCCCTTTGAGACAGAAAATCGAGGTGTTGTACAAGCGGCCGATTTAACGGAGGAGGATGTAATTCGTGTCGACAAGGACAGTGTTTGGACTGTCGATACGGCGAACGGCGTGGATGACTATGCTTGGATGCTTGGCCTTCTGCTCTGTGATTCTTCCTATGTCAGCACAGTTCGCGTCTCCATTGCCGCTACAGGCGAAGAGGAAATCCGGGATCGGTTCACCCAGTGTGCCCAGAAATATTGGAACGCCCAAATCAATGATGTGCTGCATGAGCGTGGAGTGAAAGGCACATACCGAGACCTCGTCATTAAGGGCGATGGTGACGGTAAGGCGACCAACATCTGCTCTGAGCTGGAAGCCTTGTTTGAAGGCCGTGTCAAGTCGAAGCGGCATATTCCCAACGAGGTATTCAACTGGAGCTACTCTGCACGTCTGTCCTTTATGGCGGGCATGATTGACGCCGACGGATACATCAACGACCACTTCAGAGTACCCGTGGTGCAGATTGGCTCCACCAATAAAGAGCTTGCGATTCAGCAGGCGCTGCTTGCACAGACTTTGGGTATGCGGGCCAGCATCTACCAGAACCACTACAAAGGGAAGGGGAGAGGTGACACGATTCGTTACCAAGTTTCCTTCCATCCGACCGCAGAACTGGTTGATCGAATCGCCTGCAAGAAGAAACAGGATAAGTTCAACGAGAACGAACTGTGTAACCCCTGCATCTCGCTGACGGACTTTGCGACGCTCACAAGCCGCACTGAGTTAAACGAGAAGATGCCTTCTTATGATGTGACTACTGCTTCTGAACACTTCACGGTCTCCGGTATCTATAGCCACAACTGCCGCTCCTTCCTGACTCCTTATCTCGATGCTGAAGGTAAGCCGAAATACTGGGGCCGGTTCAATCAGGGCGTTGTCACCATCAATCTTCCCGACGTCGCCCTCTCTTCTGGCGGTGATATGACGAAGTTCTGGGAGCTGCTGGACGAACGACTGGAGCTTTGCCACCGTGCGCTCCAGTGCCGCCATGAGCGCCTGGCGCTGGCAACGGCAGATGTCGCTCCTATTCTGTGGCGATACGGTGCTCTTGCAAGACTGCCGAAGGGCGCCCCCATCCATCCGTTGCTTCACGATGGGTACAGTACGTTGAGCCTCGGTTACGCTGGTCTCTATGAGTGCGTCAAGTACATGACTGGTGAATCTCATTCTCACGGCAAAGGGTTTGACTTTGGCATTCAGGTCATGGAGAAGCTGAACGAGTACACAGCTAAATGGAAAGCGGCGGAACATATCGACTACTCACTTTATGGATCGCCCATCGAGACGACTACCTACAAGTTCGCTACCTGTCTGAAGCGCCGCTTCGGGGAAGTTGAAGGTATCACTGATCATGGGTACATCACCAATAGCTACCACATCAATGTGCGTGAGTCAATCGACCCGTTTGAGAAGCTGGCTATTGAAGCCAAGTATCAGAAGCTTTCTCCTGGAGGCGCAATCTCGTACATTGAGTGCAGTGATCTTACCGGTAATATTGATGCTGTCCTTGAAGTGCTGAAGTTCATTTACGATAACATCATGTACGCCGAACTTAACACCAAGAGCGATTACTGCCAGGTGTGCGGCTACGAGCACGAGATCGAGATCGTTGACAACGACGGGGTCCTCTCATGGCGTTGTCCAAACTGCGGCAATACCGACCAGTCCAAAATGAATGTCGCCAGACGAACCTGCGGCTACATCGGCACACAGTATTGGAACCAAGGCCGGACGGAAGAGATTCGAGACCGCTATGTGCATCTTGACAATCACGAGGTGGGAGAATGAACTATGCCAGTATCCGCCGTATGGATATCTCCAACGGCCCCGGCATCCGTACCTCTCTTTTCGTCTCAGGTTGCCGTTTTGTTTGCCCTGACTGCTTTAACCAAGACCAACAGGACTTCAATTACGGGCGCCCGTTCACCGAACGGGACGCCCGTCTGGTCCTAGACAACGTGGCGAAGCCATACTGTGCTGGCCTCTCCATCCTCGGTGGCGACCCTCTATGGCAGACCGTTGAAAGTATGGCACAACTCCGTACACTAACAGATGAAGTTCACCTCCTGAGTAAAACAGTTTGGCTTTGGAGTGGCTTCACGTGGGAAGCGCTGATAGATGCAATTCACCACTTTCCGGCCACGCAACAAGATGCGGCGCTGGCTGTCGCACGACATGATCTTGTCTGCGCCTGCGATGTCTTCGTTGATGGCCCCTTTCAGAAGGATCTCAAAGACCTCTCACTGGCATGGCGAGGCTCCTCCAATCAGCGCGTCATTGACGTTCAAAAGACGATTCAAAACGGCGGCAATGTCGTCCTTTGGGAGGGAACCACATGACTGACTATCAGAAAATCTTCAAAGACTTTTGGGCAGAAATCGTCTGCAACCCGGACGGCACCCTCAACATGGATGCCGTCCAGCGGGAGCTCGCTGACTACTACTTCATGTTGCAAGAGGTCCCGAAGGTCTACGACTACGTTACCGGCGGCATGATCAGCAAACCGAACACATGTGCATTTGAGGTGAATGATATGGCCGATGAACATTATCATAAATCCATTGAGGGCACCATTCGGGACGATCTGACCCACGCTGCCAAAACTTGGGCAAAACTAGGCCCTCACGATATCATTTGCGATATCAAAGACTACGTAGCGTCTCTTGAGACCTACTGACTCAAAGGAGAATCCAATGATCGTATTTACCATCATCCTGCTTATTCTGGCCCTTGCATCCTTCCTGGTGCTCAACGGCGTCTACAAGTCGATGAAGAAGGAAGGCGGCTATGATGTTGGCACTGTCAATGTCCTCCGCAAGGCAATTCCTTGCGGCATCCTCGTTCTTCTGTTCATTATCTTTGGCATCCGAGGCATCAAGGTCGTGGACCAGACCGAGGTCGGCATCGTCCGCACCTTCGGCACGGTAACTGACACCCTCGACAGTGGCCTGCATTTTGTGAACCCCATTACCCAGAAAGTCTCTATGTACGACCTGCGCATCCATGTCCGGGAGGCCGCTTTTGCGACTTATACCAAGGACGCCCAGCCCGTCGAGGTCTCCATTGAGTACCAGTATGAGCCCCAGACCGACCGTATGATGGAGATCGCCTCTCAGTATGGCTCCTATGAGATCCTGGAGACCAAAATCGCCAAGGTCGTGGAGGAGCGCACCAAGATCGTCCTGGCCCGTTATTCCGCCATGCCTCTGCTGGAAAACCGCTCCAACCTGTCCTTCGAGGTGGAAGAGGAGATCTCCAAGTTGGAAGATACATTCCCTGTCCACTTCACTTCCTGCGTTGTGGCTAACCTGGATTTCTCCGACGCCTTTGAGGCCAGTGTTGAGGCCAAGATGACTGCCGAGCAGGACGCCCTCCGTGCTGAGCAGGAGAAGAAGACCGCCGTTGTCAAAGCGGAACAGGCCAAGGAAGTTGCCGCCATCGAGGCGGAGGCCGCCATCGCCAAGGCCAAGGGTGAGGCGGAAGCCATGAAGATCACCAAGGAAGCCCTTGCTTCCATGCCCGATGAGTACATCCAGTCCATGTACCTGGAGAAATGGGACGGTAAGCTGCCGCAGATCGTCACCGAGGGCTCCGGCCTGATGCTGACGCCTGACCTGGGGTGAGCATATGGAGTGGAACGTCTACTGCCACGATACCAACGAGGGCACCATTGATGTCGTCAACGTTTTCGAGCGCTGCGGCTTAGAGAAATTTGTACGGCAGCTCTTTCAAGACAAAGCACTTACCAAAGAGGTAATGGCCGAGGAGATCAAGGCCGAGCTGATGTATCACTTCTGGTGCCGCAGTGAGTATGAGGTCATCATCAAAGAGTGGTGCGGCAAGGAAGCCGCCATCAAGGTGGACATCTACGAACAGCTTATGCTGAACTGGGACCGCTTCATCGACTACTGCTGGTCCCAGCGGTGCGCCTGAGAGGAGAGTCTATGTTCCCTACGACACATACGTATCCTAACCTCTATTGCGAAGACTGTGGAGAGCCGCTTTACGAGCTATTCTACTCCACAGAAAACGGTGATTTTGTCTGCGAGACCTGCGCCGAAAATTACGACGAGGCCGACCTGACACCCACGACCTACGACGATATCGAGTATGAGATTGCTTCACACATCAGAGACCTGGACGACATCCGAGACGATATCTAACAGCCATTACGATGGTGCGCAGAAAAATACAAAGGGAACCGCATGCCGGCCAGCATGCGGTTCCCGGGACCAATGGTGAGATGTCGCACCTGCGGGCTCTCTCACCGACGCAGAGCCTAACCCTGCGTCAGGCGATCATCGTGATCAGCCAGACAGCGAACATGATGATCGTCATCAGGCTGGCCGTGTCATTCATGACACGTTCCACTATAAGAAGCGCTTGTCTCATAGTTTACGCCAACCTTTCTTTGCTTCGCCGTGGGCTCTGAACCCTACGCTCCGGCACACATGTTAACCTGCGCACCATCGTTTTCGGCGGATGGGGTGGTGACGAACCTGCCATGGAGGTCGTGCGCACTTCCTCCATGGCGGGAACGCCTCCTTCCATCAACGCCAATATAAACTAAAATCTGACAATCGGCAAGGAGATTCTATGCGAATTGAAATCAAATACCATGACCCTGAACTGATTCACTTGGAGCAGAAGCCCGGCAGCGACTGGATCGACTTGCGGGCCGCTGAGGACGTCGAAATGAAAGCCGGAGAGTTCCGGCTCATCTCTCTCGGCGTCAGCATGAAGCTGCCCGAGGGTTACGAGGCACACGTCATCCCTCGGAGCTCTACCTTCAAAAACTTCGGTGTGCTCCAGACCAACTCATTTGGCTTAATTGATGAGAGCTATGAGGGTCCCCGAGATCTATGGCGCTTTCCTGCGCTGGCCGCGCGGGATACGGTCATCCGCAAGAACGACCGCATCTGCCAGTTCCGCATCGAGCGCCATCAGCCGCCCATTCACTTCGATGTGGTGGACGACTTGGGGGATGAATCCCGAGGCGGCTTCGGTTCCACCGGCATCCGGTAAAACGTAAAAATAGGGGCAGCATTACGCTGCCCCTATCCATCCTACAAAAGGAGGTTCTATGTTCGATACTTATCCAGACATTTTAAAAACTAACGAAGTCGCGGACATGCTCGGAGTCAGCAAAACTACTACGTATCAACTCCTACAGTCTGGCATGATCCCGTGCAGAAAAATTGGAAAGCTGTGGAGGGTGCGTAAACAAGCGGTTATTGACTATTTGCAGGCTTCGTGCGATAATACCGCTGATAGATGTGCTCATGTGCGCTGACCTGAAAAGGAGGAGTTATGATGACTGTCAGCGTACAAATCAAGAATAACGAATACTATGCTGTGCTTAACTGGTATATCTGCGGAAAGCGCAAACAGAAGTGGGTCGACACTGGGTATTCTGCCGAAAAAGGTAAGAATAGTCGTAAGGCTGCCCGGAGGGCCGATGAGATACTAGATGAATGGAAGTTAAAAATGTGTGTCAACTACACCGACATGCCCTTCCATAAATACCTGCTTTCTTGGCTCAACGATAAGGAGGGCAAGATCGATGACACAACCCATGCAGAGTACACCAGTACTATCAAAAAGGTAATCTACCCGTACTTCGAAGAACATCCCGTTATGTTGCAGAATCTAACGGCGACAGACATTGAAGAGTTTTACCACTGGCGACAGGCGGAATACGGGGTTTCGCCCAATACCATTTCGCATTACCAAGCAATCATTTATGGAGCGCTGAAGAGAGCGGTCAAGAAAAAGATCCTGGCGTCTAATTCTGCGGCGTCTGTCGAACTTCCGAAGGTCACTAAATTTCATGGTGACTTCTATACAGAGGAGGAGACAAATCAGCTTTTAGAGGCAGCCGTAGGCACAAAGCTTCAGACACCTATTGTTTTGGCGGTTGTGTTTGGCTTGCGGCGCGGAGAGATTTGCGGACTTCGCTGGGATGCCATCAATTTGACCAAAAAATATCTGACCATCAAAGGGAAGGTCACGGATAAAGGGCCAGACGGCATGAAACTCCAGTACCGAAAATGCGCAAAAACCGATGCCGGATATCGTTCTCTGCCATTGACCGACGAGATGGTGACCTACTTCGCTCAAGTCAAAGCAATCCAAGCCTATAACAAGAAGACCGCTGGGCCTGAATACAACAGAGAATGGGATGGGTTTGTGTGCGTCAATGATACCGGAGACCTCATTACACCCGGCTATATCAGTTACACCTTTCCGCATTTTCTCAAGAAGAACAAGTTGCGCAAGGTGCGTTTCCACGATCTGAGGCATACGAACGCAACGCTACTGCTCTCCAAAGGCACTCTTTTACAAGACCTCCAGCCGTGGCTTGGGCATGAAAAACAATCCACAACCGCTGATTATTACGGGCACTTTGTGGATAGCATCAAATGCGAAATGGCAAACACAATCACGTCGGTTGTCAACGTCCCGAAATAACCAAGAAATGGAAATATTCTTCTAACCGTTTTCTAACCGTTCGTCATCCCTAATGCGTTTTGGAACATTTTTGACGATAACCGTGGCACGATTGTGATTTTAAACTTTTTTCAAAACAAAATGAAGTAAAATGTGGCACAAACCGATAAATCTGAAACATTTTCGTCCGTGACAAACGATACGAAATGGCACTCAATGATAAAAGATGACAGCACGACAGCAGACTCTGACTCTGTATGTGAGGGTTCGAATCCTTCACCCGCTGCCATCTAAAAAGAGGCCAAATGTTTCAGAATGTTTGATTTTTGAAACTTTTTGGCCTCTTTTCTTTGTTTTTAATGAAGCCTGTCTAACCGATTTCTAACCGTTACCCCAGGTCCGCACATGACCACATCTATCATTTTTAGCCTTGCGTGAAGCAATTACACAACCATTGATTGCTTGACGCAAACCTAAAACGTAAAAATAGGGAGTAGAATTCTGAGCACTGTAGCTCAGAATTCTACTCCCTATTTATTTTTATTCCAAGAAATCGTTCTTCCGCATATGTTCCTCATATGCCTTCGCAATCAACTTGATTGTCGACTGTGCCTTCTGGTTCTTAAAGCCCGGATGGGATAAACAGTATGCCTCGTAATCCGTGATGTCCTGAAGCACATCGTTGTAGTGCTCGGCGCTATGTAACTGCCCATGGCGAATCTCGTCCCCGAAGCGCAGAATCCTCATGCGATACGCTTTCGCATTTCTTTCGTCTTCTTTCGCTTCCCGAGCGTCGCCAATCTTGCGCAACTCCTCAACATCCTTTTCCAAGTTCTCAAACTTGGACAGCATGTCATGGTTGATAGCGCGACCAAAACGCCGCGCCATCGTGGACCAAGGGTTCAACTTGATAGGAGCAATCTGAATCAAACCAGAAACGGCGACCAAGATCACAACACTCCATGCGGCGTAAGATCCAATCGGGATCTGCGCCAGCTTCATCAGCGTATCCAATGGACACCGCCTTACTCAGTGGTGGTTTTATCGACGGCGTCGCTGATCTTCTGGGTCTGCGTACCGAAGTAGAAGGCAATAACCGTAGTGTAGACCAGCATGAACTCCTGGCTGATAGCGCCACGCAAAGATAGAATGGCGAACACAGCGGTCAGGATGATAGAAACGATAGACTTTACGCTCAGCAGGGCAGCTGCCCGCTTACCAAAAATCTCACTCATAATGATACTCCTTTAGCTGTAAGGATAAAAAAAGAAGAGCGGCCGAAGCCACTCTTCTCATTGGAACAACCGTGCTTGGTCGTTCATATATTCAACAACTTTTCGGGCGGTGGTCAAACTGACCTTGTTGCAGTCGCCCGTTTTGAGCCACGCATTCACATTCCCGCCATTCAGTCTTAAATCGTGATACACACGATAAGTGCTGATTCCAGTTTGTTTCTGGAGCTTCACCACTCTCGCCCGCATCAAGGATTTGGTATGGGCGTCCCGTTGCCCGGTGTTCTTTTCGGATACATAGCTTTGCCACACCTTACGATACTCGTCCGGAAGGGAAGGGTCATCTGCGACCAGAGCTTCCAGCAATTGTTCTGGAGACCGATCTCGTAGCACCAGCAGATACTCATCCATCAAGCTGAGCGACTTAGTAGCCTTTAACAGGACGTCCACCTTGTCTTCACACGCCGCATATAGCAGCAAGGGAGCCCGCAATCTTGCGTTCGATTCCGATGCCTCCGCAGCCCAACGATAGAAGCCACCCTTCGGAGACTTGGATAATGCGACCGTATATCGTTTCAGAAACCCAGCCAGGGTCAGTTGCCGCATGGGCCATACCTCCTTCGATACTCATTGTAGGTGATTTTGAAATCGTTATAGCTGTGGTCGTTTAGCGCCGCAGATCGAAGCTCCGACTCATCGTTGGCTAATTTGTCGAGCAAATCCCAGTCGATCAGTTTTAAGACATCGGGGCTGGTCACATCCTCTTCATCCTGCGGACGATAAGAGCATAACTTGGCGATCACGATATCCTCTAACGACGCTGTGTAGTATTTGAGTTTTTCCGTCTGGATATCAACAGGAACTAACCGGTCTTCATAGTTGTACGGGAAATTATTGATGTAGGTCTTAACCCGAGTGTTCATGTCGTAACGGGCCATCAAATCTGTGAGGATGGATGGAGCGTTCAGGACGTCCACATCATGCGTGGCACGAGAGATGCACTCCAATAGGATCAAGGCGCCGCCGCCAACAATCACAACACGCCACTGCTCACCATCATCAAATTCCAGAGCGGCGTCCGCGTCAACACGCTTCAACCGTTCCAGAACCTCTGCCCTGCCAAATTCCAACACGAGAATTTCTCCTTTTATATAATAGTATTATTCAAATATTATTATACAGGAAATTCTATGTTTGTCAAGCGGCAATGGTCACTTCAACAGAGCTGTCCAGGTATCCTTCCCAGCCACCCCGTCAGCCGTCAGATGGTTTGCTTTCTGGAACTTTGCGATAGCGGACACCGTCTTAGCACCACACTCACCATCCACGATCAAATCAGCGCCACCGTTGACGTTCAATAGGTGCTGTAACGCTTTCACATGCGTGCCAATAGACCCAGCCTTCACCAGATAGCAGGTGACCGTTACAGGCGTCCGAGGCACCTCCAACTCATACTTCGGCCGATAGCCGCCGACAATGTACTTCAGTGCCCGCTGACGCCGGGCGACCATACCGCCGTTGGACTGAGAACCAGCGTCGCCACTGGAGGTATTGCCCTCGATGGTGTAGACGTATCCGCCTTTCACACATTCCACGATGCCAATATGTTGTGTGGCTGTCGTGTTACTGAAGTTCATAAAAACAAGGTCGCCGGGCTGATAGTTGCCGGTGACCCACTGGTTTTTCTTTTTCGCGTAGTCTGCCAGCACAGAACAGGAAGCGGTCTTCTTACCGCCGTTCAGCAGCTTAGAGCCGCCGCACTGGCTGAGCACCCATTGAACGAAGGTCACACACCAGCTATATCTGGCGCCGCTCACAGCCCGCCCATAGTACCAGGTGTTGTACTTCACATTGTTGCTATTGGCCGGGGACTCCATAGTCCCGACCTCAGCGGCGGCAACGGCGAGGACGTTTTGCACCGTACAGCTCATTCCAGATCCCCCTCGCCCCGCTTGATGCCAAGGATCTTCTTTAGCATCAGCAAGCCAACCTCAACACCCCACAGGGTAAAGAACCACTGAATCAGCGTACTGGCCTCATTGCCAGTAATGGAAAAGACCACCATCTGCCAAACGGTAAAAACGGTGATCTGAATGAATGCCAGGAGGAGAACCAGCTTCATAAAATCTCTCTTTGGCATCTTGCTATTCTTTTTCATGACTCCTCCTTTCTGAATCCACATTTTGGGAGTGACAAATCCTACCTGACCGGTATATAATCACCGGCATCAGGACGATTATTCTGATCTGTCACACAGCTCCCCGCACTGTGTGACAAAAGGAAGGGCGGCACGAAAGTGCCGCCCTATTTTACTTCTCCGAATATGCCTTCTTCAGCGCTGCGCGGGAAGCGGGCCCAAGGATGCCATCGACATCCAGTTTATGTGCTCTCTGGAACTGCTCCATCGCCACCTTACTGGCTTTCCCAAAGATGCCGTCCACAGCCAACGCCCCGGTAACAAGTCTCCGCAGATACCACTGCATCCATTTGACGCCATCACCACGGCTGCCTTGCCGCAGCAAAGTCGTCGGCTCCTTATAGGGGCAAACGTCCTTGCTAATCTCAGGTGTCTCCTTAGCATCATCGTCTTCAACGGTGATGAGAATCCAGTAAGGGATCTTCCGGCTAGTGTAATGCTCCGTCTTGGCGTCTCGGTAGGCCGTAGAGCCGCCTCCGTCACCCACCAGGGCATACTTCCACCCGGAGTTGTACAAGAGCTTCTGGAGGCCCCAGAGACTCAGCCCGGAGGTGCCGACATAGGTCATGAAGTTGTCGCCTTTGAACCCAAAGGCAGGACGACTAGTGTAGCGGGGCTTCGCTTTGGTGCCGTCAGCGTCCAGATGACTGCTGAGGTCCTTCCGCATGTTGCCATCGGGGATCACAACGGTGTTGGTAAAGTAATTCTGGTACTGCGGAGCCGGGAGCTTCGTCCAGACCGGAGCCTCGCCGTCGTTCCAGGCAATGCCCCACTCGCCGTAGTTCGGCTGGTTGATAACCTTGCCATGGATCTTCATGTGGACCGTAGGCAGATAGGTTTGGAAAGAGAAGAATGGTCCATTCATTAGGACTTTGTTGCTACCGCCATACTTCTGCCACAGCACCCGCATGTCCAGCTTTTGGGCCCGGTTATCGATGATCTCAAGGCGGCACTGGGAGAGAGGGATACTATTGCTTTTGATCATAAAGTTCTCCATAAAAATGCTGAAAGGGGCGGCCAAAACGGCCGCCCCTATTTTTGTTGGCAATCAATGAAATTTGTTGTATGATAGATAGCGCAATGGAAACCCCAGACAAAAGATGATATGGAGGGGCTATGACAAAAGATAAGCAACTATCTGAAGTAAATCCCGATTTACGTCTTCGAAAATCATATCCTCACGACAGTGAAAAAACCAACATGAAAGGCATCCGTCTGTGCTCCGACGGCACCTATTTTGCCGGTGTTGTCGTACAAGGTGTGTTCTGGGGAGTAGAAGGATTTCGCACCAAAAAAGAAGCGTCCGCCGCCCGCAAAAAAGCCAAGCAAAAAATGATAGATAAGTTTGGCGCACCTGATAACGCCGCCGTTGCCGCGAAGAAACACGACACCTGGGTCGCTATCGGCCAGCACAGTGGAAGAACGTGGTATATCTGTTCTCCGCAAGGAGAGAAGGTCCAAGTAAGCGGCATGCCAAAGTGGGCCCAAGAGAACGCGGAAAAGTTTGACAAAGAACCCACTGAAAGCAACGGCCAAGCAATCGCCAAAGCATTTTATAGACTCAAACGTTCTTATCTTGGGAGTAGCCGATATCCGAATTATTTATTTATGCCCAAAAGCTATTGCGGCTGGTACTTAGAGGGCTGGGAAGATGAGTTCGGGCTGCACTCCACCTACGGGCCACCTCTGCGAGGCGATTTGCTAGACGCTTATGAAGCCATTCGCCAACCGTACATAAAACGAATGAGGGCGGCAAGTCGGAAGAAAGCCTACGAGAAAAACCGTGCCAGCAAACGCGAAGCATATTACCAGATCAAGGCAGAAACAGGACATGGTCCACGCGCTGTGACTGACTACTATACAACGTATTTTGACTGCAATTATAAGCCAGTTACAAGACGAGGAGAGCCCGCCGTGTTAAGATCTCCGGACGGAGAGCTTATCTCAGCATCCGATTTGTCAAAGTGGATCAGGAACAACTGCGAAAAGCATTTTGACCGAGAACCAACTCCATCTCATGTAAAATACACACGTCGAATGCTTGGCAGAGTTAAGGGCCGTAAAACCAAGAATGGGGAACCAGCAACGACCATGGGCGGTTGGAGCGTTCTCCTACCGGAAGATGTAGAGTAAGAAAAGCCGTGCCCGACTGGGCACGGTTTTTCTCTCGTTATTAGAAGATGACCTTCTTACCCTTGACTTCGTACCACTTGCCCTTCAGCAGAACATTGGCCGCCATCTCACCCATGTCGGAATCGACCAGATGGCCGTCCACCACCCGGACCACATCATAGGAACCGGTGCCGGTGTCCAGCAGGCAGTAGCCCTTAGCCGCCATCTCAGGGGTCAGCTTGCAGCGGTTAGGATCAAGCATGACAGGATGTCCTTGCTCCCGCAGTCTGCGGTTGCACTCGTCCAGGGTGATTTCGCCCATAGCGTAAGCGTTGATGATCTCAGTAATAGTCTTCATTGTAATTTCTCCTTTCGTTTAACCAGCAATGATTTCAGCAGCCTCTTCCGCGGTCAGTTTGCCCTTGTTCACGGCATTCTGTACCATTTCGGCAGTCCACAATCCCATCTTATACCACTTCTTGATTTTGTCCTTCATGGCTTACCCCTCGCTTTCAATCAATGTGTCGGTCATCAGCGCGGTATATGTGACCTGTGCTTCCAGGCGGTCAAGCTGTGTCGGCTCCGGCGTGGGTGCGGGTTCCGGTTCAGGCACAGTCCCGGCAGTCATGGAAGATACCACGCCGTTGTTTACGGTGATCCCAACGAAGGGGAAGGTGTCCGGGATGGTCAGCCCCTCCGGAATGACCGCCCATCCGTCAGGGATCGCTGCGAATGTACCGGTCTGGTTTCTGTGCGCCCCGTTTTCCAGGGCTGTGATCTCAATAATGTTCATGGGTCCCCCCCTTTTTTTTAGCCGAAGGCAAACCAGAGGTACGTCACGCCGCCCTTGTTCAATTGCAACTGCGCAGCTCTGTCGTCATACCCCTTCCCGTACCAGCTGATCTTAGTCCCGTCTACGCTACAAGGCCGGGTTTCAACGCTTAGCGCGGACGCATTGGAAAACAAACGGAGCGAGGTGTCACCTTGCATCCAGAACCCACAAGTATACCAGTCAGGCTCCGTATAGGAAAAACTGTCGTCGAGTTTCTGTACAAAAAACACTTTCGGCTCAAAACCTACATCCATGATGTTCTTGTTGGCTTCGCCATATGTCCCCGTCCCCACATAGCTGCCGCAGGCAAGCTTTGCCCCGCCAGAACCCGGGAGACTCGCGTTGATAATCATAAGCTGCTTCCTCCTCTCAAAGAATCGCTACGTTGACAGTCAGAGCCGCCGTCGGGACGGACTGGCACGTAAACGTCAACTTACCAGATGCCTGCGTCGTGCATTTAATCCCCGCGGCGACATATGCCTCCTGGCTGGCGGGGGCAGGGGCCACAATAACGCAGTTGCTTGCTGTTACGCCCGCCACACTGATGGTCTGCGTTTTATTGCTCCACCTGGCCACAGTCAGAGAGCCGGTCTTATTCACGACCGTTGCCTGGGCACCCAGGGCAGAACGCGCCGCCGATGCCGTGGTAGCTCCGGTGCCGCCTCTGGCGACGGGCAATGTACCGGAAGTGATATCTCCTGCTGCGTGAGAATGGCTAGCCGATGCGGCTCCAATATCTGCTAGAGTTTCTGCCGGAGTTCTGTAATAAATCCACCCATCTCCGTCAATTGTCGCAAAATTACCAGCCTTGTCTCCAACAGACGTGGTCTGCAACCATGTGCCGGTAAGGTATTGACCGGTCAAGTTGCCGGTCAACGTACCGCCTGTGATCGGGAGGTAGTTGTGACTGTGGTTTGCCGCGGCTGCTCCGATATCCGCAGGCGACAAAGCGTCGCTCCCGCCAGTCTTGTGGCTGGCCTTGTGGGCGCTCGGTGTCATGCTGGAAGGGAAGTCCGTAATGTTCGCCTTCGTATGGGTATGACTGGCAGCCGCCGCGCCGATGTCCGCTGGCGCCAGGGCATCCGAGCCACCCGTCTTATGGGACGCCTTATGTGCGGCCGGTGGCATCGAAGTTGGAAAATCAGTGATCGCCGCCTTCGTGTGAGTATGACCGGAAGCTGCCGCTCCGATGGTGGCGGGATTGAGGTTAGCAAGAACCCAGCTTTCAGTATTCTCGTCATACCACAAAATATCGTGTGTCGTCGGATTAGCTGGAATAAGCATAAATTTGTCGCCGAGATTGATAGAGTTTACGATAGTTGCAAAGCCATCGATCTTCGTGCTATCAGGCACCGTGGCGCCCAGTTTCTGGATCAGCGCTTTCAGTGCGCTTTTTGCTCCGGAGGCTACTCGTGTAGCCTGCTGTTCAACAGACATTGAACTACCTCCTTCTTGTTAAATTGCCGCAAGGGCTGTTTCCAAAGCGGCGTAGTCCGTCGCCAGCACAAAGCTGGTGGCGTCATACCCATCCAACTTGTCGGCGTTGAAGTTCGTCACCACGGTGGAAGAGCTCACCGTCATCGGCGCAGTGCCGGTAGCGACAGTGCTCACAAACTGCCCCGTGCTGGGCTTCACACCAGCCTTGCTGGTATACTTCGCCGCCCCAGCGGTGCCGGAGGCAGGAGAAGCCTGATAGGCGAGCAGGATAGGCACCGTGCCGGTCGTGGAGGTATCGGAGCTCTGCGTCACCTTGGTGTCATTGTCAGTGTTCTTCTCGCAGTAAAGGTCGGTCCCAGTACCGTTGATGGTAATGGTGGCGATCTTGGTGCCGGAAGAAAGAGACCGAGAAACGCTGACAGCGTCGGCGCTCTCCTGGATACCATCCAGCTTCTTCTTGTCGTTGACGCTCAGGAAGCCAGCGGCGCTCCGTGTGGCGGCGTCATGAGAGTGACTGGCCGGAGCAGCCCCCACTTCATCAGCGTCGTAGGTCGGTTTGGAAGCCGCCTTGGCCCAAGTAGGAACCGTAGGGTCAGTCTCGGTATAACTTTGCAGTGCAGAATCCGCCTTGTTGAGCGACGTCTGCACAGTAGTGTCAAGGTCAGACTTGGCAACGGTGGACTTGAACGCCAGAGTGCCAAGGTCACTGAGCCACTTCTTGATTTTGCCAAGAGTCACAGACAGCTTCTCGCCGCTGTTGATAACGGAACGGGAAGTGGCGGCAGTGTAGGTGGGAGTTTGGTCGTTGGTCGCCACATTGGGAACATTCCCGAGGCCGACCTGCTCCTTGGTAACACTGTGGGGATTGGCGGTATCGCTGACATGCGTAGTCAGATCGCTGGCTGCCGCTTTCTGCCCCAGAGAGTTATAGATCGCTTCATCATCAAACGGGAGCTGGGTGTAGGTTTTGGTGCCGTCACCGATCTTGCGCCGGATCGTGCCGCTGGTCGTCTCGACCAGGATCATTTCCCCTTGTAACAAAACCGGATTCGCCTTTTCCCAGTTTGCGCTGGTATCCCGTTTGAGCTTGATTCTTGTGTTATAGCTTTTTACATTTGCCAACGAGACGACCTCCTTACTGGTATCCCTCTGCCGAAATCCTCCGGCAGAGAGTTCAAAAAATGGAAGAGCTGGCCCATCCGAAGACAGGCCGGCTCTTTACGGAAGTTATGCTTGATTAGATCGTGGCAGAGCCGCAATCAAAAATGATATAGCCGGAAGCTTGATTCAGCTCGGAAATATCATGGTTGTGATTACCGGCCGCCTTGCTGTCCCAATCGGCAACCTTCTCGGAGGTAATGCCGTCCAGCACGGTCTTGTTCTCGTGCTCGTGGGCCTTGCCCTCCAGGGTGCCGACCCGGCCAGCCAGGGCGGTCAGGTCAGCGGCCTTCGCGTAGTCGCCGATCTTCAGAGCGGAGATAGCGTCAGTGACGTAGGCAACTACAGTGGCCTTCTCGCCTTCGCCGCCGATACCATCAACGATAGCTTCCAAAGCGAGGATAGCGCTGTTCATAGCGCCCGCATCGGTCTTGTGGTTGGAAATCCAGTCAGCGATCTCCTTCAGGGTGTCGTAGGAACTATCGGCGCCGTCAACGATCTTAGCGACCTCCTCGGCGGCAATAGCGCGGGCGGACTTACTGGCGTCGTCTCCCACCAGAGCGGTGATCTTGCCCTCGGCAGCGACCATCCGATCTTTGATGCCAGTGTCGTCATAGGTAGCGGCAGTCTGAGCGTCAGAAATCATCTGGACAACAGTCTTGTCCGCGGGTACGGTGCCAACCTTGGTGGACAGAGCGTCCGCAGCACCCTGAGCATCGGTGCCAGCCTGCTTGGCCTCAGCGATAGCGGAGTCCAGAGCACCCTTCGCCTCAAAGGCGGTGGTGTCCTTAAAGGCAGCGGAGCCCAGTCCATGGACCTTTACGTCCTCGCCCTGGAACTTCACAGTGCCGTTGGTAGTGCCCTCGACCAGAGTGTAGACAGTCTCAGCGGGGATGGTGATGGTGTTTTGCAGGGTGTAGTCGGCGGCGTCCTTAGCCTTGGAGTAAAGGTGGAACTTCCGGTTATCCTCGGCGTCGACCGCCAGCTTATACTGGGTGTCGGTGTCCTGGATCTCGCCGGAGATATAGTCGGACAGGCCGCTGATCTCGCTGGCAGCATAGCTGGGCTTCTCAGCCTTGAGCGCCCAATCGTAGACGTTGGCGCTGATAGCGGAAACATAGGTCAGCTCGGAGAACTTCTTGACGCCATCACCGATCTTGATAAGGACAGCAGGCTCCTGCTGCACAGCACCGGTATCCACGGGCACCACATCGATGGCGACCTCGCCCTTCAGCAGAACAGGATCCTGCGTGAGCCATTCAGAATGGGCGTCATACTTCAGGGAGATTCTAGTGTTAAAGGTCTTATTAGCCATAGGTTAAATTCTCCTTCGTAAAGTAATTAGACAAAAGCGCTGCCGCCATCCAGCACCAGAGTATCGCCCTCGGCTTGGACCAGCTTCGTGATGCTCAGAGAGTTGACCTCCATGGTGCCATCCTCGCCCACGCCAACCTTGTTCTCAGCGGCGGAGCTCACGACAACACCGGCGTTCTCACCAGCGGCCAGAGGCACGTTGACAGCCTTGTCAGCAATGTTCAGGGCGACACCGTTGACCTTCACAGTCTCGATAAGGTTGACCTGAGCGCCAGACTCAACGCCTTCCAGCTTGGTCTTCAGCTCAGTAGTGAAGTCGTTGGCGGAAAGACCCTTGCCATCCTCAACGGAAACCTTACCGGCGAGAGCAGCGGCAAGTCCAGTGACCTTATCCATACCAACAGAAGCAAGCCCTAGCTTGCCCTCGGCAGACACACTGAACTCGTCAGAAACACTGGAAACAACGTTCTTCTCACCGTCAGCGTTCATGCCTTCCAGCTTGGTCTTCAGCTCAGTAGTGAAGTCATTGGTAGAGAGGCCCTTACCCTCAACAGCATCGACCTTATTCTTAATGGCCTCTGTGATGGCGGCGTTCATCTGCTCCGTAGTGGAGTAGGCGTCAAAATTCACACTGACGTCATCCAGACGGACAACCTCGGTATCGACCTTGGCATAGATGTCATAGAAGCCGGTGTCAGCATTCATCACAAGATAGAGAACGTTGGCCTTCGCTTCCTCAGCAGAAGGAACGGCATCCACCTTGGAGAAGCTGGCGTGACCCGTAGCGGCGATGGCGGCCTGGATAGCCTCTCTAATGGCGGTAGCGGTCATGGCGTCGGTGATGCCATAGCCCTCCAGTGTAGTAGCCTGATTCGCCTTGTTGTTTTGAAGGTTCTGGATATCCTGGGTGTGACCAGCGACGGTGTCGGCCAGGCCGGAGACAGTGCTGGTATCAGGAGTGTACCACTCGATGTCAGTGCCGGCGGCGTTCACACGGGGCTGCTGACCTGCGGTAGCGGCACCAAAACCCTTCAGGGCAACCTTACCATCAACAATCTCGATGGACTTCTCATCGCCAAGAACCTCAGTGCCAACGGCGCTCAGGGTCTTGTCGGGCTGGATCAGATAGAGAGTGGCCTTGTTGTTGGTGACAACAACGAGCTTTTGGCCGTAGTAATAAACGGTATTGGAAGACCCCGCCTGCTCAGCTTCTTGAGCGGCGGCCAGCGCCGCCTCATAACTCTCGAAGTACGCATTGTAATCGAGGGGCAGAGCGGAGGTCATCGCAAAGGGTACACTAAAATTCAATTTAGGCAGATTGTTCGTAGGCATCTGTCTGTGTCTCCTTTCTCAGTTTTGCAGATAAAATATCGGACAGTTTGTCGTAATCACGATACGAAATTTCAAGCAATGTGAAACCATTGCCTTTAGCGAAGTCCCTTTTGATGGTGTCTAACGCAAGGCGTTCTTCAAACACGGATTCCCCGCCAAAGAAGGGGACTGATTGAAAATGCTGAATACCCTGATACTCAATCAAGATATTGTAATCCGGCAAGAAAAAGTCAAAGGGGAGGACTCGCACCCTCCCCTTGCATCCTTCAAATGTCGCCTGTTCAGAGAACACAATATTATTCTCTAACAAATACTGCCGAATTGCCTTTTCTCCTTTTGAGGAAGCACACAATGGACATGCGCTGTGACTATAGAGAACGTTTGCCGCTACGGTCTCCCATTGTTCTCCACATAGGCGACAACGGAAGATAGCTTTTTGCATAACGTTATAAAACCCACCCACATATTGCACAGTTGCGTTTTCGGCCTCGACCCTTTCACGAAAAGCATCTTCGATCATTGCCCAATGACTGTGCAACGCATCTTTCTTACATTCTGGGCATCCTCGCCCCTTCAGCAAATCGCTCGGGGTTACAAACCACTCAAAGTCTTCATGTATCACACACCCACATTTCATCTTGTTTTTGTAGCCGTTGAAGGGTGACAAAAGCTTAATGGTTGGGTTGATGTCCGATAGACGCTTTGAAAGCTTCTCGTCTGTCATAGCGTGGTTTTGAGCCGCACATGAATTGCACCTATGCTTTGCGTTAATTAACGATGCGGGCGTCATATAAACGGTCGCACCACAATCATGACAAAGTAACTCCACTTTTTTGTTGCATCCCGTATATATACCGATGACGGTCATGCGCGGGTGCAACTCCGACATTTTATCCAAAAACCACTCATGTGTATGAGCGGCCCCCATGATTAAATCGTAACCTTATAGGTATTGGCGGCATCGTTGGCCTTCGCCATATCCATGACGTAAACCTTGTAGTCGATGGCGTCGTAGCCGTTAGCGCCCTCAACGGACACCACAGACTTCGTGAAAGCGCTCTTGATCTCGGCGTTCATACCGTTCACATCCTGCACGGAGTTGACATCCCGCAGCGTGGCGGGATAAGCGAACACCACGCGGATAGCACCGACGGGGATAGAGACGCTGAAACTGTTACCGGCAGCCAGGGCCTTGTTGCTCTTACCAAGTCCACGCACCAGCGCGGAGTTCAGCTCACCGTCCTTGGCCGTCAGAGTGCCATAGAAGCTGTTCCGGTAGCCAGTGATCTTGGTGACGTTCCGGTTGGAAGCGTTCTTGTAAGCCGTGCCAGACTTGCTGCCAGCGGCGATCTTTCCAGCGGCGTACTCGTTGCCCAGGTTGGTCACAGGAGAAGCGCCTTCACCATGGGTAGCGGTAGCGGTGATGGAATAGCTGGTGTCGTCGGCGACGGTCAGAGCGTCGAAGGAGCCGGTAGCCTCAGACTTTGTCGCGGTGCCGTTGGTAACAGACCAAGCGGTGGCGACGACACCGGTAGCGGGACCATAGGTATAGCTGCCAGCAGAGAGGGAGGCAGAGTAGGAGGGGGTCACGGAAGTGCCGACCTCATAAGCGCCAAGCTGTTCGCAGGTCGCAGTCACGGCGGGCTGAGTGGCAGAGGGATTCTTCTCTTTTGCCAGAATGGAGGCGAACACATCCTTCACGTTCTTACCAGCGGCGGCAAGCGTGCCGGAACCGGAAGAGGGGACAGACAGGACACCAATGTTGGCGGTATAAGTAAGATCGTTGGCAAAATACACGTTCTCGGCGCTGTAGTTGCCATCCATAGCGGCCCAGTTGGCGCCGTCAAAAACGTAAGCGGTGTAGGAATACTTGCCGGTAGCGATCAGGGCCTTGACGACAAACACGTCGCCCTGCACAGCCTCAGCGTTTGCCGCGGCCAGCACACGGGTGATCACCTCAGCGTCGGTCTCGCCGTCGCCACGGACACCCTCATAGTGGGTGGTCAGAGCGCCGGAGCCGCTGATCTCAGGCAGATTCTCATAGGTAGTCGTACCGTCGCCAACCTTCAGGATACCCAGCTCCAGATCGTAGCAGGGCTCGCCTTCGGCCGGAACAACGTCCTTGTTTGCCAGCCAGTTCGCCGTGGTATCACGCCGGAGCTGGATCGTGGTCTTCATGGTCTTTGCGTTAGGCATGTAGACAGTTCCTCCTTCATGTAATGTATCTTACTGTGCCCCTTCAGCAGTGCCGCCGTCGATGTACTTCACGTCATCGACAGTAACGCTGCTACCGGAAACAACAGGAGACAACTTGCGGTCAGAGGTCACAATATAGGGAGTCCAATCCGCCCCGTTCTGGACCGCGATAATATGTCCGGCGCAGTCGTATGTCTCAATCCATGCCTGCGCTTCGCTGATAGCCGCAAACCGTGTCCGCTCGGAGATCGGCTTCATCACGCCATCAGCGTCATAAAAGAAAAGCTCCGCCTGAGCGGAGTCATCGGTAATAATCAGACTGTCCTTTGGGATGACGTCGGAGGCAATGGCGCTGGTGATTTTGGTCCGAGGGCCGTAAGCAACTCTAACACCCATTCTCTCTCACCTCCATCAAAACCGAATCACAGCGTCCGGATCGTCTGGATCGGGCTCGGGCGTAACAGACTGAAAGCGGATCACATCGTCATCATTGGCGATAGCCCCAGTGTCCACGGCTTCTCCGATCTTCTTACCGTCGGATTCCAGCCACAGCTTCTTCTCGTCGGCATCATAAACAAGGCTGTCCGCCTTCTTATCAAGAGCCGCCTGGATCGTCTCCACACTGCTGTTGGTAGACTTCTGCAAAGCGTACAGAGCAGACATCTGATGGTCACAGAGGTAATCGTCCATGTTCTTGCTGGCCTGCACCCGCAGAACAACTTCACCGGTCTTCGCCACCATCGGCTGAGAGACATCGCCGTTATAAATGTTGAGCCAAGCACAAACTTCGCCGGGATACTTCGTCAGCTTACAGTCAACAGGAAAGGCATACTGATAGTACGTCTCGTTGTAGTCCGCCTCGTCCCGCTCCAACACAGCGACATCCGCCACGCCATCCGCCCGCACATAGCAGAGATAGAGCATCGCCGTGGCGACCTCGATATCGTCCACATCGTGAGGGATGAGGAACCGGATCTTCTGATTGAGGTTATCGCCCCGATAGATGGGCTCCGTGACCGTGGGGATCAAAGCCCGATCCTCAAGTTTGATATAAAACATTGCTTTCACCGACCTCCTATTACAATAAATTTGGACAGGAAAGTCGGGCAGCCAGTCCGGCTTCCTTTCCGTCTCATGCCTAAGCTACAATAAGGGGAGCAACTGGCTGACCAATGCCTCCTTGGGCTTCCATGTCCGAACGAAAGACTGTCAGCCATCCCCTTATTGCAGCGTTCGATTTGAGCAGGTTGAGCCATAGAGTTCGCGTCACCCAATAGATTGAATCGGCAATGAGAAAAAAGATGGATTCCGGTTGCGATTCACAAATTGGAGGAATACAAATGAACTCTGTTGGCATTGACATTTCCAAAGGCAGAAGCACGGTTGCCGTCATGCGTCCCTTTGGGGAGGTCGTTATCTCACCCTTTGAAGTCCGTCACACCGACAGTGAACTGAGCGAACTGGCAAGGCAGCTCAAAAGCCTGGACGGTGAGACTCGTGTGGTCATGGAGGCCACGGGAAATTACCATGCGCCGGTGGCAAAGCTGCTTCACGACGCAGGGCTATATGTTTCCGTCATCAATGCAAAGCTGGTGCACGGCTACGGGAACAACGATTTGAGGCGGGTCAAGACTGACAAGAAAGATGCTGTCAAGCTGGCAAACTATGGCCTTGACCGCTGGCTTACTTTGCCGAGATATGTCCCGGAGGAAGATACCCGGCTGCTGCTGAAAAACTGCTACCGCCAGTACAGGCAGTATTCCAAGGTACAGACGATTCTGAAAAACAATCTGATCTCGCTGCTGGATACGGTGTTTCCTAACGCCAACCGCCTGTTTTCAAGCCCGATCCGTGGGGATGGGAGTGAAAAGTGGGTGGATTTTGTGGCTGAATTCTGGCATTGCCGCTGTGTCAGTGAGAAATCCCAAAAGGCATTCACAAACAAATACCAACGTTGGTGCAGAAAGCACGGCTACAACTTCAGTGAAGCAAAGGCGCATACCATTCACGCCGAGGCCTGCGGACACATTGACGTCATACCAAAATCTGAAACGACCAATCTGCTCGTGGAACAGGCGGTTGCGCAGCTCAGAGCAACCTCTGCCGCGCTTGCTGCGCTCAAACACGAAATGCAAGCATTGGCTTCCATGCTGCCGGAATATCCCGTTGTCATGGACATGTTCGGCGTAGG